TGCAAAACTGCCTTATGGGGTGGTTGTAAACACCCCTAAAGGTGACGGACATCTATGTAGTATAAATCAAACTATATTTGGAAATGAATATGGTGTGAATATTGAAGCTACAAAAAGAGACTACTTTAATGATAATGAATGCAACATTAAACCATATCTTCGTACACTATCAAGTATGACTGAGGAAGAGAAAGAGGAACTGATTAAAAACTTTTGGGGAAGTCATACGGCTAAAGACACTTTTGAAGAATTGAGTTGGTATCTCTCTAAACACTTTGATATAAATGGATTAATTCCTAAAGGTCTTGCTATTGAAGTAACAGAAGATAATAACCCTTATAAAGAATAAAGCTATGTTGACTGAGGATTTTTGCTCTTTTGAAGTGGCAAAGCTGCTCAAAGAAAAAGGATTTGTTGAACCTTGTTTATATTATTATTTTTCTAATGGAAAAATAGAAAAAGCGATAGGTTTAAAAGATAAAAATACTGCATGTGTTTCCACTTTCTCTGCCCCGACTCACCAAATGGCAATGAAGTGGTTGAGGGAAGTATATGGCTTGCACATATGGGTAGAATATTCTCGTTTTGACTTTAATAAGGAACTTCCTTATTTATGGAATATAGCGGAAACTAAAATTAATGGTGATTATTGGGGAGGGACTTATCATAAGTCTTCCAAAGAAGCCGTCGAATCAGCATTGAAATATGTACTTGAAAATTTGATTTAATTATGAATTGTAAATTTAAAGGCATGGAATGTCCTCATGCAGGCAAGTTAACATATATGGGAGACCCATTATTTGGGGAAACCCCAGGTCTGCATGAGGAAACTATATGTTATAATGATGAGATAGATAGGGATCCATCTAAATGTGAAGGACAACTTAAAACCAAATAATAATGAAAATCAAATTAAAGAAACGTAACCGCATTATAGTCATTGCTGAATGTGTGTGGCATGACTTCTCGCGTGGTTTGTTTGTACTACCTACATTCTATTTTTACAAACTGCCAGAAGGATGGACTCTTGATATTATCTGGCTGAAACTATATATTACTTTCGGTTATATAAAACCTATTAATAAATATTATAAATCAGAATCATGATGATAGCATTCTTATTAGGAGCAGCATTAGGTGCTGTAGTAGTATTAGTAAACTTTATAATTTTATCTCATATTTGGAAAAAGGAGAGAGATGAAGGCAATACAAATCAATAGGGAGAACTTAGGTACTGTCATGCAGTTACCTTGTGTTGAGATGTGTTTTAAGACAGTCTCAGGGCATTTCAGATTCAAGGGAACCTTTGAATCCAAGGCACACTATGCAAGAGAGAATGACTGGCTTATTCAAGTCTCAGAAAAGAGTTGGAGAGCTATGTCTAATGCAGAGTATCAAAGAATAAAAGATAAGTTATGAAAACAAAAGTAACACCTGTAAATTACATCGGGGATTTAGAAAAAATCATGATGGATGAAAAAGTGTCTGCGGCTGGAATAGAAAAAATGTCTATTACCTATATCCAGCCTGCTGATACTTGTGATGAGCAAGAACGCATCCAGGAAATCACTATTACTACTCAGTATAGTGATTGTTGTGGAATAAAAGAAGCAGAAAAGAAAGAAGGCTGCTACTTTGATATTTCTATTCCAGAAGGTATTCACTGGTCAGTAGATGATGGAGACTCTCTCAAGGCTCTTATCGAAGATTTCAAGAAAAGATTATATCAAGAAAATATTATTTGATTAAACCCAACAACTATGAAAGAAGTAACAAAAGAACAAGTACAGAAGTACACAGTGTATGAAGCCCTTGACGGCACAGAGTTCCATGATAAGGCAGAGTGTCAGAAGTATGAAGAATCTGCTAAGGGAGTAATCAGAGCAAGAATTGCCAAGCTTATTGTAGATAGGGAAAATGCTTGGGATCTTATGGGTGGAATGGATGAACATGAGGTTATAGGCATTAAGATGCAAACAGAAAAAGATGTTGAATATGTTAAACAGTTCCTTATGATGGAGTGCTCTTGGTATGGAGAAGTAAGGACTAAAGAGATATTTGACGTCATTGAGAAAGCTTATAATGATAATGATATTGTTCTCTTTGGCATCAACTGTGATGGAGACTACTATTGGATTAATGCCCTTCAGACTATTGTTGATAACCTGATGAATTTCGGTAAGAAAGAAGGAGAATGAGATTAATCAAAGCAAAAGACGCTGCTCAGAAGTTAGGAGTCGATGTACAGACTATCAGGAACTGGGGAGAGAAAGGCATCATAGATATCATAAAGAGGCCTCATGTACACTATGTAAATGAGGAACAGATTGATGCTCTCTTCCCAGAACTGACAAGTACAGAAGAATCTAAGAGACTCCTTGCTGAAGAGAAAGCAAAGTATGAATCAGAGATTAAGAAGTATAAGAAGCTTGAAGAGGAACTGCACGAAGAATATAGGGTTGGTAAGCTGATTAATTTCAGTATGAAGAAAGCAGCCATCCATAAATTCTTTGATGTGGTAATCAATCTCCTTGTACTATGTAAGTGTCTTACTCCCAGAGAAGCAGCTATTCTTACTGCTATTCTTGAAGGAAAGACTTCTAAGGAAATATCTAAGATGTTTGGCGTCACTCCTCAGAATGTCTCTTTCATGTGTCAGAAGGCTATCAGACATGCTTCTGATATCAGTAACATAGAAGAAAGAATCTCTCATAATGAAGAGCTTGAAGAGAAAGTAAATATCTTGGAGAATTCCATAAAGGCTTTAGAGATGAAAGCCTTGGCAAAAGAAGCTGCAAAGACACTGTCTTTAGATGGGATCAAAGATGCTGATAACATAATTAGTGATACATGCACTCTCCTGAGTACTAAAGTAGGTAATTTGAATATCAGTGTGAGAGCTTTTAATGCTCTTAGATATGCAGAAATAGAGACTTTAGGAGATTTGGTCAGACATAGTGAAAAAGAAGTCAGGGCTTTTAGGCACATGGGAAATAAATGTTTCTATGAGCTTGATGATTTACTAGATATGTACAATCTCTCATGGGGTATGGATGTAGATAGTTACTATGCAGCATTTGGTACATTAATCAAAGATTGATATGGAAGAGTCTATTCATAAGAAATTCCAAAAGGATAAAATTACTTATACTGAGTACATCCATGCCCTTAAGGAAATAGTTGAGAAGAATAAAGATAAGAAATACTATGAACTATGAAGGAAAGAAGATACTTTAAACTGAAAGACTTTATAACATTTCTCAATCTTCTTGAGGAAAATAAAGTTACAGAACTATGTATTGAATATACGGATAGTAGTATTGAGAAGTATAACTTCATGATGTTACATTTCAATGGAGAAGCTATTATTCTATATGGCAATGATAATAGTCATGCAGGGATTATCCAAGATACTCCTGCAGGCACTTGGGATGAATATGCAGAGGATGTCTATGAAGAGCTTACTGCAGAGGAAGAATATAGAATGTTTATTGAGAGAAGGTAACTATGGCAAAAATAGTAGAACTTGGTTCTTTTGCTGAAGAAGACAATAAGTTTACTCCAGTAAATTTTGATTATACTGGAAGACAACTATGGCTATATAAAATTCAGTGCATTGACTACAAAGAAGTAGGCAGTTCCAACTATACTTATGACCAAATAGGAAAGTACAATTTGATTTTTCATATCAATAGTGGAGATAATAACCGTTCTTATAAAATATCGGAAGAGTATTACTGCATTCTTCAGTTAGAAATTGCTGAATGGTATAGACCAGAAGATCTTTTAAAGTTAGAAATAACAGAGTCTCTTCTTCCTTTTCCTATTCTCAACATTAATGATGTGACAGATGCCTTTAAACAGAGACATTATTATAGTGATACAAATGAAATAGAAATCATTAAAGAAGAATAACTATGGCAAACTGGGCATTTACTGAATATGCTATTGAAGGGTCTAAGGAAACTCTTCAAAAGATTGAGCAGGCTATTCTCCACCATGATATGGAAGAAGGAAGTTCTAAGGATTGGGAAGGTAATATTCTCAATGCTTTGGAAATAAACTGGGTAAGAAGAGACCTGGATAGAATGAAAGGTCTTTATATGAGAGGTTTTATCCACGAAGGACCTTGGTGGATAGAGAATGATACTGTACTAAGATTCTGCACTGAAGAGGCATGGGGAGCTACTGATTTCCATATAGCCTTAGAATCCGCATTACCTGTAAAAGTCTTCTATTCTGTAGAGGAAGAAGGGGAAGGAATCTATGCTACCAATGATAAGAAAGGTAAGTACTTCAATGATAAATACTATATAGATACCTGTATTAATGGGGATTATAGCAGTGAGTATTTTACTACAGATGGAGAAGCCTTGAAGTAGTTATATGCAACAACCAATGGAAAGGTTAAGGATTGGCATGACATAGACAAGTTTAATGAAGAGCATGAGAACAATAACACAGATGATGATAATTTCATCTTTGTACATGAATTTAAAATCGTTTAATAGCTAAAACATGACAGTAAAAGAATTAAGAACCCTTCCGATTTTCAAAGAAAATATGGAAAAGCTAATGTCGGGTGAATGTGATGATTATATAGTACTAGTTCAACACAATGGTCATCCTGCTCCAATGAGCTTTGTTCATATTGATGAGAAAATCAAGACTGTATGGTTTGCTGGAAGGAATGACTGATTTAAGATTATAGAATATATCAGATGGATTACAGAATAATAAAAACTGCTTTTGTTTCAGCATCTGTAACTCTTAATGTAATATGTGCCTGTTATCTTTTTCTACAAAATAAAAGGAAGAGGAAAATAATACACAATCCTCCAAAGATATCCTCTAATAATACCAAGGCAAGGGGACCTTCTAATCTTCTCCAGTCTATTCCAACTAATTCTGCTGGAATATTCACATTTGAAGATGTTGTTAATACCAGGATAGCCTATGGTATGGACATTGAAAATACTGGAAAATTAATCAGTAAATGGATTAGTAGAGGGCATATTGAACAGGTTGACACAGGTGTATATAGAAAATTGAAGCAGGAACACATGGTAACTATTCAAGAGAATATTGACTCACTTAAAGGGAAGGGCCTATGACTCTTCCCTTTCTTTTTTAAATTCTAATAAACCCTTTAAATATGGTTAAGGTTTTGCTTAAGCTTATGATTACAATAAGTAAAAGTATTACTTTTGCCTTAAAATATTAATTAAATAACAAATGGCAGAACCAAGTTGTATTCCTCATTTTAGGAGTAAAAGATTTGCTACAAGAGTAGTAGATAAACTTTCTGCAGAGCAACTGCAGAAGTATGGCATTACCAATGATGCTTCTCGTAATGATGCTATTAAGGTTATACAAGCCTTAGCTGAAAGGTATATCAATGCAGAACCTAATCTGGACAGAAAAAACCAGATGGAACAAAATATTGACGGTTTCATTTCTGACTTAGACAAGTACTTTTCTGTTGTAAAGGTTCCTGAAGATAACTTTGAGAAAGCTAAACAGAAGTATAAAGAATTTGGAGAACTATGTGTAGATTGGAAAACTGGAAGATTAGGCAACTTTGAATTCCAAAATACTAAGGAAAATCAAAAAGATGCAACAACTGTAGAAGCTATATTGTTAGAATATGCTGATGTAGTCACTTACAGGATAGAGAAATACCCTAACAGCAAATTAATAAAGTCTATAAGCTTTATTCTTCTAGAGCCTCAAAAATCAGATGTTAAAACTGCACAACAGAAAACCCTTAATACTATAGCATCTATTCAAGCTATTGAAAGTAGATATGTAAGACCTGTAAAAGATGAAAAAGGAAAAAAGACAGGACGTAGTATATACAATTATAATGGCAAGAATATTCTAGTAGAATCTGTAAGCCATAATGTAAATGGGGAGCAAGACGAGGAAAAATTCCCAGTATTAGCTAGTAGAATTGGTACTCATGTAGATACTGTAGGACGCCTGGCATTTGACAAAAAAAGTAAATTATGGGAAAATGGAAAACTAGTAAATGATGGAAAGCTACAAGATATTATTGATACTGATTTAAGAGGGATATTCACAGTCAGTGGTCTTAAGAATCTGATAAAAGATTTCCAAAAACTTGAAAAGCAACTAAGGGAAAAATGGGGAGATGACATTCAGATATTCTCTGGAGACTTAAAACTATTTGCCAAACAGCCTGACAGTGATCTCTGGATTCATGGTAAACCTGACTTGTTGGTAATAGATAAAAAGGGTATTGTCCATGTACTGGATTTCAAGACTTCTAAGATGAATGATATCAAAGGGTATCAACAAGTTCTGCATGATAAATATGGTACTGCTGATAAATATGGTAAACAGGTATCAAGATACATTAGACTCCTTGAAAGCTATGGATTAAAAGTTGATAATGATCCATATATTATTTTGATTGATACATGGTATGATAGTTCAGATACCCTTAAAAGCAGAAAAGAGGGAAATGAAGCCGTATATGATATACAAGATACCACCATTGAATTAAAAGAGTCAGGTCAAACTCTTGGAGATTATTCAGAAACAATAGGATTCCCAACCAGAGAAGATGTCTTAACTCCTAAAGAAGGAGATGAAAGAACTATTCTTTATATGGAACCCCGCCTTCATGTAGGATTTGAAGAAGGAAAAGGATTTTCTGAAGAACTAGCTGCTTTAAGAGGTAAAGAAGATATTCCTTTTGATTCTGAAGTAAGTTATGAACAACAATGGGCAACATTATCTGATAATGAAAAACAAGAGCTTCAATGGCTTTTTAATGCCAAACCCGTAGTACTCAGAACTGCCCAAGGTATTGTTACCCTTTCTGAAAATGATATTGAGAGTAATCCAGAATTGATATCTTCTCAAGAAATTCAGGATGTAGCAGAATTTGTGATGTATAGGGTATCCAGAATCATTACTGACCTTCAAAAAGGAGTAGGATATGATGCAATACCCGACAGTATGGCTAATGAAGAGGGTCCAAGTACTGTTTACTCTGATAAAAGTAGGCAAGAGATTGTGAAACTTCTTGGAATGGCATCTAAAAAGGATGGGAAAAGTGTTCCTGATAATGATTTGGTAGCATTAGGACTTCAGAAATTAATTGATATCGCTTTTGAAAATATTCAGAGCAGGTATAATGAAAATTTCCCTACTGAACAGCAATATAAGGAAGAAGACTATGATGACCTGGAATTTGATTTTGAAGATGATGCAGACTATCAGTCTCAAAAGAATATGAATGATAAGGCCAAATGGCTTATTGACCATAAGGCACAACTTATCAGAATGGGAAATAGTAAACTGATAGCACTTGAAAACTTTGTAGCTCCTAAAAAAGTAAAGTCTGAACAAGAAGAAAAGCAGGAATTTAATCCTAAGACTCCAAATACTGTTGTAACATCTGATGATATGGAGGCTAGAGGAGAAACTGGAGATGATGAAAGTACTCAGTCATTTATAGATTTATATCTGGAAGGTATAACAGATATAGAGGCATGGATGATGGGACAAAGGAATTATTCTCCTAAGGCATCATTGGCTCAGGAAATCAAACGTATGTTTGAAGATATAGACATGAAGGATGCTAAAGGTAACAAAGTAAAAGATCCCTATGGTTGGGATTTCTCTATGGCTTTAGATTCTACAATGGCTATCCAGACTGTCTTCGATACATGTAAGAACTGTGAGACAATGGATGAAATGATGGCAGCTCTGAAAGGCGCAGCTAGAAATCCACAGAACAGCTGGATTAATCAGATTATTGATACCATTAATATGAAAGGTAATGAGAATCTGAAAAAGAAATTCTACCGTCATTTTAGAAAAGATGCACTCACCTACAGTATTGCACAAGCTAAGTTTGACAAGAATACTGGTAAGAGAATTATTGAAGTAAAAGTCATCAATAGAAAATCTGCCTACGACACAATCAAGCAGTCCCTGGGTGCTAGTTTCAGAAATGGCCGTGTAGGAAGCTATACCATTGATGGTGTAGAGATGGCATTGATAAACAGCGATGAGAAGGGCAATAATGTGTTGGTAGAATATGGATATGGCAAGAAAAAGACTAAAGTTGCAGAGAGGATTATAAGTGATATAAAGCAATGGGAAAATGTCATTACAGACCTTTATAGTGAGGCTGTTCTTAAGAAAGGAGACCAAACACTTACAGAATATGTTGGGGACCAGATTCAGAATAGGAAATTCAAGATTAAAGGAAGTAATGAAGAAAAGACAATTGTTGAAGCTATCACAGATATCCTTAACGGTATAGGTGTAAGAATTCCTCAGGATGTAGTTCTTAACACATGTCTTCAGAAGATTGCAAAGAAAAGAGCTTCTAGTAATGCTGGAACATTACTTAGACTTGCTAAAGCTACTCTTACACAGCAGCTTGAAAACAAAGATAATGACTTTTCAGCATTTAACAAGAAGACAGGATTCCGTACCTACAATAAAATCCTATTAATGGTATCTGATGCAGTTCAGGAATTTGTAGAAGCTTCTGTCTATCAAGATGGAAAAACCTACTATTCTTATACCAACCCTTCTAGAATAGGCCACATTGTCCGTAATATGCAAGATGCCCTGAGAGATCCAGAAAAGTTTGAGAACTATATTCAAGACAATTTTGGAAGATATAATGGATGGTTCAAGACTGTTGATGGGTCTGAGTGGCTATGTGATTGGGTAAGACAGTTTGCTGACACTAAAAAAGGAGAGGCACGTCAAGCACTTGCACATAAAGTAGAGCTTTCTTACATTGGAAATCAATATAAGAATCTGGGTGCTTTAGGTTTCCAGCTATCTATTCTCCACAACTATTTTGGTTCAAAAGATGATAATTCTACCAATAAGGATTATAGATGGTTTGCCCTGCCTACAATGTCAAACAAGCCAACTAATGAGTTCATTCGAATGCTAAAATATAAGAATCCTGATGAAATTATAGACAGGGTTCTGATGAATACCTTCAAGCAGGAGATGAATCGTATGGTTGATGTATTATTCCATTTTGCTAATTATAATGATAATGTCGCTACAGACCAGATTGACCTGACTGAAAAGAAACTGAAGAAAGCAGGATGGACTCAAAAAGAGATTAATGAATTTATAGATAGGATTAAGTCTCAGAATGTAACAGCTAATGACCTTGTCAGACTTCAAAAGGTGACTTCAGGTGCTAAGTTCCATTTCCTTTGGTATCTGAACAATGAGGTAGCAAACAATCCTCTCCTTAGGGAAGAATTGACAGAAAGAGTAAACCTACTATTAACTCCAGAAGGTGACCAGAAACAAAGCAGATTCAAAAATTATGATGAAGCTGGTACTCTCGATATTGTAAGGGAGACAATTGCTACTAGAATGGAAGCTGTTGTAGATTCTGAAATTAATCACATGAAAAAGATTGGACTCTTCGATACAGAGACCAATAAAATTGGAGGCAAGAATGTAAAGATTCTTAAATATCAAGAAGAGTTTGACGGAAGACTTGGGTCTGGAGAAAATGGATATGATAATGCTGTAAAGGAAATGGAAAAGGCTTTAAGAGACTTTATCTGGCAGGATATAGCAGCTAACATCAATATCATTCAGATTACTGGTGGAGACCTTGCTTATTATGGTAATGCTGTAAACTACCAGAAACGTATTGCCCAAATACACTCTCCAGGTCTTAAGGTTATGCATGATGAAGAATATGATGATGGTTATCTTCGCAGTGTTCATATTTCTGATGAAATGGTAAGAGGTGAAATCAGGTCTAATACTGAGGTCATCTTAAATGAGTACATAGAGAAAGCAGGATTGACTGGTACAGCTAAAGAGGACTATAAGAAGATGATTTCAATCATTCTCAGTGGTCTCACTGAAACTGAAGCTACTGACGGTCAGTCTTACTCCTCTCCTACTTCTATCAGGAAAAAACTTGCCCTACAAGGTGAATGGGATGAAGATAAGGAAAAAGCATATCAAGCAATCTGTAAAGGTGATTTTAAAATTAATCATCTTGGTATAATGCTTCAGCCATCTAAGCCTTTTGTCACCTCTGATATGGCTAAGTATTCAGGTTCTACTACAATGGAACTTCGTAAGACCCCTCTACAAGATAAAAACTCAGAGTATTTGATTATCCTTGCAGAAGCCTTAGCAAGAGGTTCTGGCAAGAGAAGTAAACTTGTAGCTATCTGCGACTTTATGGAAGCTACTCATAAGTTGGGTAATAAAAAACAAGGTATTGATACTACCCATTTTGCTTCGGTAAATAAAGTAGGTAAATCAGGTGTTATTGACATATCTGCATTTGACAAAGAGTTTAATCAGGTATTGGAACTACAAAAGGAAGGTGAACTATATGAATCTGAAACTATCTTTGGTAAAATCTTAGATGACTATAGAAAAACTAATAAGACAAAAACTATATCTGAAGATAATTACAATGAACTATTAAAAGAATACCTTTTAAGACATGTTAAAACTAAAGGGGCCTCTGCTTCTAATGTTCAAAACAAAGAGGATTTTGATGCTAATGAAAGACTTGTACAAGAAGGAAAGTTAAAGAGAGAGGAAACCTATTATAATTCTCAATATGTAGATACTATTCCTGTTGAAGACTACATCATTCAGCAAGAAGTACCTGCTCACTTACTTGAACATCAGCAACTCTACGGCTCACAGATTAGAATCTTAGGTATTTCTGACATTACTCCTGGTACTGAATTTGAAGTAAATGGTGTGAGTATATCTGATAAAGCTCTTGTAAAAGAGTACAAAGAACTCCATGCTACCAATATCAGGGAATCCTTTAATGATTTGATGGTTGAATTGGGACTTGACAAATTAAATAGGGACGGTGAGGTAAGACTGGAAACCATTGATGAACTTCCATCAGACGAGAGGAATCAAGTATATAAAAATATTGAAACTCTTCTTCAGAAAGAACTGACAAAGGATGCTAAATATGGTCCAGATATGTACAGAGCTTGTACTCTACAATATGACAGTGATGGCAATGTCATTGACTTTGCAGTTCCTCTGATGGATCCTATCCAATCAAGAAGAATTCAAGAGCTGATTAATTCCATTATCAAGAAGAGCATCAATAAGCAGAGAATCACCGGTGGTCCTGTAGTCCAGACTACTGCCTACGATAGAAATCTTCATATTAGATTTAAGGATAAGAAAGGAAATATCCTTCCTACTCTTGAAGAATATGGTGGAGATGTAGAGGCATACAAGAAGTACCTGGAAGAGAATCAAGCTGGTATAGCATATTTTGAATGCTATATGCCAATACCTAATGCTACTATTGAAAGGTTGATGGCCAACCCTGATGGTTCTATGATGTCTTTTGAAGAGCTTAAGCAAAAACTTCCTAAAGATGTCTTTGATTCTATGATGCAAGTAATAGGCTACCGTATTCCTACTGAGGATAAGTATTCTATGCTTCCTCTGAAGATTATGGGATTTGTACCTAAGGCTGCTGGTCAGGTAATCATGATGCCTCAGGAAATTACTTATCTGACTGGTTCTGACTTTGATATTGATAAGATGTATATCATGATGAAAGCATTCAATGTCAAGGCACCTATAGTTAAGAAAGAAGACAGGGATAACCATTGGAAGAAGCTTGCTAAAGAATATTTCAATGAAACAGGAAAGAGATGGAATGCTGATTGGGAGCAAACCATCAATGATATTGTCAGAATAGGTAATGACATCCTTTATGGTAATGAGAAAGCTTGGAGAAGAGAGAATATTACCATCACTGCCAATACCAAATGGGAAGATGTAGTAGACTTCATTGTATGGTATAGGAATAAATTAATTACGGAAGCATTTGAAGAATTTACTAATCAGCAGGATGAGAAGAAATTCAATGCTAAGAAAGCAAGGGATAATAGGCTTCTAGACCTTCAATGGGCTGTACTCACTAATGAAGATACTGCTTCTAAGATGCTGAACCCTGGTAACTTTAATGACCAAAAGAAAGTAGGTAGGATTATCAGACTATTGAAAGATAATGCTGCAGATCCTGAAACAGGTGAAGTCTATACCTATGAATATCTAAATAGCTTAGATATTAATGAGTTAGACGGACTGTTGGAAAATGCAGAACAGCATAATACTACCCTACCTTCCAGTAAAATCTACTTCCAACGTCAGAATATGCAGGGTACTCAGATGGTTGGTATCTTTGCTAACCATAATGTTAGCCATGCCTTTATGACCTTCCAGAAAGTAGGAATCAATCTTCAGAAAAATCCATTATATGATAATACCTTTAGCTTTGATGGAGTTCTTATAGGAGATGAGGACAATCCTACAATTCTGGATCCTCAGAAGGGCTTTAACGGGCAGCTTATCAGTAAGACTATTGCATCATTCCTGGCAGCTTCTGTGGATACTGCTAAGGACCCTGTACTGTCCGACTTAAATGTTAATACCTTCACAGGAGGTGTAGCTATGGTATTGGCAAGACTGGGATTTGATACTGCATCTATTGGCCTATTCTTGTCTCAACCTGTCATCATGCAACTGTCTGACCTCTACTTTAAAAATAATACAGACGGTTTCTACAAAGGAGATACAGCCATTGAAGAATTGGCCTCTTCGTTAGGAATGAAGAAAAAAGATTTGCAGGATACTGACAATCTTAAAGATGATAGGAATGAATATGCAATGAATAAAACCAACTTCATAGAGCATCTCAACGACACTGACTATGATGAAGATGATAACAACTATCAGAAGGAAGTGCTGAAATGTTTCTATAGGCTGTATCAGATTGCACATGATTTGGGGGATCTTACTTTCTGCACAAAATTCAATTCCGTATCAAATGCTGTAGGACCTACTATAGCAGATACAATGGAAGACCTTGACAGAGTAGAAAAGTTTATTGAAGATTGTGAGACCAATGTATTCTATGTGCCAAGTGGGGAGTTAGACGATGAAGGAAGAGATTCTAAAGGATTTACAGATCCTAAGGATGTTATTTTCAACGACCCTATTATAAATGCTTTCTTCGAATATACAGCAGCTGATAGGAGAAGAGATAAAGGTAATAGTGACCATGATGGAGCATCTACATTAATTTTCAGAAACTTCTTTCCACACTACTATCCTGGATTCCAAAATGTAAGACAGTACTTCAAAGATAACTTCCTTGGAGGTAAGAAGATGAATAGTAAATTATATAATCAATTACTTAATGAGTATTTGTACTATATAATGACCTATCAAGATGAAGACTTTTCTCCGACAATTCCATATTCAGAACAAGATAAGAAGAGACTAGTGAATAATCTTGTTACAGATTTCCAGGAAGTATTAAAAATCGAAGGCAGAAGACCTAATATGATTCTTGACCAGGGTCTGGGTAACAATTGTCTTAGGGTTCGTAGTGCAGATGAGTTCCTTGCAGTAGATACTTTAATATTCAACACCTCTCAGCTTAATGCTGATGGGCAGCAGAAGATTAAAAATGCATGGAGTGACCTCATTACTATGAATGATCCGAATCTCTCAAAAGAAGATAATGAAAGAATCAGAAGATTCGGAGTAGATTTATTCTTCTATAACTTGATGAGAAATGGATTTACATTTAGTCCCAAAACCATGATGACCCTGGCTTCTGTAGTTGTAAGATACAATGCCACCTATGCAGAAGGATTCCAGAACTATATTACAGGCTTAAGAAAGCTGAAAGATGTAGATGAATTCCTGATGGGTAGGGCCAATAATCTGGATAATATCAGAAGGTTTTGCAAGCAATTTATCAGAAATCATGCTAACAATGGTCAACTGATTCCTAAAGTAGATATTCTAAATAGTAAATTTGGTGCAGAAATAGATGCTGACACTGGAGATTGGATACTGACAGCTCCTGAAGGAAAGGAAGCAAACCTGGCAAAGATTATACCTATAGAAGGTAAACCTTATCCTTTCATTACTGTGATAACAAAGTCTGGAAAAACAATGACTCAAGAACTTTATGAATTGGTAGAAACCATTGGAGGAGATAAGGTATCAACTGATGGTAAAGGGGGCATATCTGTAAGGTATAAGAAATCTAACAGGTTAGGTCTTACTAATAACTTTATTGAATATGATGCTAATAGTGACGTTGAAACATCCTACTTTGAAGATATCCGTAATGAATCTATAGATGACATGGATGATGAATTCTCAACTGAAGGACAGACCAAAGATGACCAAGATCAAATATCAGGTATAACATCTCCTGAAACTACTTTTACAGGATATTGGAATAATGAAATCATGCCTATTATAAAGACGCTTAAAGGTCCACAAGCTGGTAAAGAAGGCAAGGACTATAGGCTAAAGTTAAAGAAGGCACTAGAGAAAGCAAGGAAAACCACAAATTCTGAACTTGCTCAAACCTTCAATGAAATGCTTGAAGCCAAGCAAGAAGAAAGACAAAGCTTGATGGATAAAATCAATAAAATTTTTAAGGAAGAAAATAAATGTTAGAATAATATGGCACAGTCATGCAGATTAACTCCCGTAGTAAGGAAAAGAAACGGGAAACAAATTGAAGAGAGGGATAGCAAGCTATTCAAGGATATCAAGAAAGCAGTTAAAGACCAGGAAACTGCTTGGAAGATGTGGGCCTATACCAAGACTCCTGAGTTTAAAGCTGAGTATAAAGACCAGTTAGAGTATGATGAGTTAGGGGAAGTTACTTTCCCCTCTCTCATCAAGGCTCTAGGTCTTCAGGATGTATATGACACACAGAAGAGTGTGGAAGAAGCATCTAGGGATTATGGGTTCGACAATACAATATTTGAAAACTCAGAGACTGCTGTTGACAAAATAAATCTATTTAATTCTAAAGAGAAAAAACTTATAGCATCTTTACATAAAGTAAACGGAGGTTATGAGGTTACAGTATCTGCAAGAAATGCTCAGACTATTGAAACAGCCAGACAGCAGTCCTATAACAATGCTTTGACAGGGGAAATAATAAATCTGCTACAGTCAATGGGCTTCAATGTAGAATGGGTATCAGACCCAAAGTTTGATGGTTTGTTCAATCCTGAAAATGCAGAACTTCATGATGGTCTTATTAATATTATCCAAATCGCTAAAGGCCTAAGAGGTGAAGAAGCCCTTCCTGAAGAATTTAGCCATCTTATGATTGAAGGCCTTATTAACCATCCACTCGTACAGAGACTGCTTAATACTTTGGATGATTCTCAAATCAGAGAAATCCTTGGAGATAACTATGAGAGCTATGCACAACAGTATGATAATGATGGCTTAAAGATGAAGAAGGAAGCAGCTGGTAAGCTTCTTGCTCAGCATATTACTGGACAAGGAACTATCAGCCAGCCTATTATTCAGCCTAAAAGACCTCTTCTTTTCAGAATATGGAACTTTATAAAGAACTTATTCTCTAAAGTTAAAAATGAAGATTTGAATAATGCCAGAGAAAGAGCACATGAAACTGTAGCAGGAATCTATAATCTAGTGGCTTCTGGAAAAGCTGTCCCTCTTGTGGATAAGGCTAATATCCTTAGTGCAGAAAGACTATATAAACTTAGTGAAGAATTTAACACCCTAAACAAGGTAGCTTCAAAGGGTGAAGAAGTTATGGCACGATTATTAAAGTCCGAAAGAAATCAAGGTAATAAAGATAGAGTAGAAAAGGCTACAAAGCATTTAAATAAAATGAGGGAATCTTTCGGATTAGATAGAAACAATATAGAAGGAGGCGACCCATTTGAAGCCGTAAAAATATTCTTGGAAGATGCAGCATTTCAGATTAAAAGTATTACGGAAGATATGCGAAAAGCAGAAAGGATGGAGCAAGAAGGTAATATAGAGGATATAAAAATTATAAATGAAATTGCTAAGGTCGCAAGAGAAATAGATACTTTTATTAGTGGATATGAAAATATTATAGGTAATATAGCAACATTCAAAGCAGAAGAAAACTATACAGAACTAGGTCTAGATGAAAAATCTTCAGAGATGCTGGCCAATAAAGCCAATGAACGTATGCAAGAATTAAATGTGCTCAAAAGATGGAAAGCGGCTACTGAAAGAAACATTGTCTTTAATGCATCTAGAACTGTATATAAAGAGGATAAAGTAAGAGGTATAGGTACCAAAAAGGATGAAATAATGGGACTGGAACAAATCCTAGACCATGCTGACAGGGACATTAACTTTGTTGATAGGTGGCTTTCTGCTATGAGTGATGCAGATGATGCCATGCTTGTTATCTTCGACCAGATTGTAAAGAACCAGCAGTATGAGCGTGATATGGAAATGATTGATTGGCACGCTAGGATTGCAGCAGCTGATAAGAAACTCCGTGATGCTGGATACTCTTCTGACTTTATGTATGAGCTAGATAAAGATGGTGTACCTACACTAAGACTTATTAGCCAATATGACTGGGAAGGGTATAATCAAGCTTATAAAGGAAAGCTTGCTTCTTTAAGAGAACGCTGGGATTCTTTTAGTGAAAAGGAGAAAAAAAGAAAAGGAGATAACTGGGTAAGGAAACAGATGAGTGACTGGAAAAACGGTACTGAAAACAATCATAGCAGATTAATTGAAGTATTTGTTGATCCAGAAGTAGAGGCCTATGCAAAAGAACATGGAATGGATAAAGCAAAGAAAACATATCCAGAAGCCATTACTGAATGGATGCCTAATCCAAAGGTATTTTCAAAGAATGCTAATAAGATTGAACAGCTCGCTCCAGCTCAAAAAGAATACTATGAGGAAATGATTAATCTTAAAAGGATTATGATGACTAAGATTCCCCATAGAGGACAGGGTATATACAAAGCTGTTAATATCAGTAAGGATATGGTAGAGGGTATACTTGACAACAGTACTGGAAATCCTCTGAAGGCAGCCTATGAAAATTATAAAAAGAAATTCCTTCGCAGACCTGATGACATTGGTTTTGGAACACATGATAATTTTGGAAATATTATTCAGGAAGTTCTAAAAACAGAAAAGGACAGTGAAGCTGCTACAAACAGAATTCTAACTGAACTCAATGAACAGTTGGATGATGATATTGAAGCTTTTATCAGACCAAATACTATTACCAGGATAATTAATAAATATAAGAAACAGCTGGAAGATGGGTCTATAGAAGAAAAATCTGAAGCTTATGAAAAGGCTGCAAGCGAAATCTTGGAAAAACTGTCAGAAGCAGAATTTGCTATTGTAGATACTGACTTTGCTAATCATAGGATTCAGCGTCTTCCCATCTACTATACAAGGCCTCTGAGAGACAAGAAGATGCTTTCTACTGACTTCTCTAGTACCATAGTTGCATATAGTGCTATGGCTGTAAATTATGAGAAGATGAATGAGGTTGTAGATATCCTTGAAGTAGGAAGAAACTATATCAAGGAAAGAGCTGTTCGTGAAAAGGAGGGACAACACTCTGTAATGTCTAGATTTACAGCACTTGGTAAAGTCTATAAAGCATATGTAGAAAGAGCAGGTAATGGTACTAATATTGTGGGAAGATTCGATGACTATATGGATTCTGTAGTCTATGAAGAAAGGAAGAACGATGAAGGATCAATAGAACTCCTGGGAGCTAACGTAGATGTAGCAAAAACTCTGGATGCTATTAAAGACTATACAGGACTGCTAGGGCTTGGATTCAACCTATTCTCTACCATCTCCAATATTGCAGTAGGTAAACTTCAGCAATGGATTGAAGCTGCTGGAGGAGAATACTTTACTTTCAAAGACTATGCAAAAGCTGTTACTCAGTATAGTTCCTTAATGCCAGGATGCTTAGCTGAAATGAATTCTCCTGTAAAGAAGAACAAACTCAGCCTCCTTATCCAGATGTTTGACCCAATGGGAGAATATTATGAATCTCTCAGAGACCCAAGCTTCAGCAAGAATGCTGTATCAAGAATCCTTGGTAATGGAGTACTTGCATACATAGGAATGAATGCAGGTGAGCACATGTTACATTGTCAAACTATGCTGGCTATCCTTAATAATACAAAGTTAATAAATATAGAGACCAAAGAAAAAATCAGTCTTTATGATGCTCTTGAAGTTAAGGAAGTCAATGGTATTTATAAATTAGTACTTAAGCCTAATCTTGCCTATGAAAGAGAACTGATTGATAATACGGGTAATCCAAAGACCAATAAGAACTATGGTAAACCTATAAGGGATGAAGACGGTAAGATTAAAACTGAATTAGTTCAAGTAAGTTCTCTTGACCCTTTAAAAGACAGCTTACAAAAGCAAGCTAATGATGAATTCAATAAAATAAATGGTGCTTATGATAAAAATGATCTTAAATATGCAAAAGGCCCGTCTATTTATAAACAATTCTTAGGATATGTATTCAAGAAAAAGAAAGTAGTCCGTAAAGTTAATGATTCTCTTAACGGTGCTTTTGGGGCTAATGATAAAGGTGCTCTTCATAAAAAGGCTGTTGGTAGATTGATAATGCAATTCAGGCAGTGGATGCCTGCTCACTACATGAGAAGATTTGCAAGAGCCCATTATGATGCTGACTTGGAACAATGGAGAGAAGGCTATTATGATACTGTATTAAAAACCATGAACCAGATAGCTAAAGAGTCCTGGAAAGCCAAAATGCTTACACTAAAATATTATAACACACTTAGTGAGCATGAGAAAGCTAACCTTAGAAGGGCTCAGGCAGAAATCTCTGAATTCCTAATGCTAATGATTCTTGTCAGACTTGGAGGTAGAGTAAAGGATAGAGATAGAAGTTGGATGGATAAGATGGTTCTATACCAAATCAGACGTATGTATCTTGAAGTAGGAGCATCAATGCCTGTCAATGGGGGTTTCTTCAGTAATATCTTTACCCTGTTACAATCTCCTGCAGCATCTATTAATACCTTTGAGAAATTCAGCAAAGTAGTCCAGTTCTGGAATATGTTTGATGAAATACAGACTGGAAGATTCCAAGGATGGTCTGAATGGCAAAGGGATGCTTACCAAGCTGTGCCTGCTATTGGCCAAATTAGAAAGGCAATAGACTTTGATGACAGTATGTTTACTGTCTTTGAAAAAGATAACTAATACAGCTTTAATACTGTATACTAATGTGAACGGGGAGGGTGCATCATTTTGGTGTACCCTCTTTTTATTTTTTATTCTCCCCTATTTGATAAGAAAGTACCTACTATAATTAGAGTAAGAACAAAGCCAATCAACCAAATAATAAATTCACTCATACTATTTCTATTTATTATCTCTGTATGCTGCAATTCTATTGCAGCCTCCCTCTCCTACACTTCTGATGAAAGTACAATATTAAGAATAAAAACACTCCAGTAATTATCATATACATCAGAAACAAATTTCTGTCTGATAATGGTATGCCCCAATGATAATCTATAATATTCAGTACCAAAGTCAAAAGAATATAGTGTATAAACAATCTATGATATACACAGAATCTGAATGTAATAGATGCGAGATAGATAAATCCTATAAACAAGAACTGTACAATATAGGAAAAACCTTCCCAGTCTATACCACAATAAGAAAGTACTGTATTCAGCAGATATATCCCAGCTATCAACATAGGAATAATCTTCACTGAATACAGCACAGACTTGTAAAGTAACTTCTTGTTACTTAAGCTTTCCTCCGCATTTATAGGAGTTCTTCTTTCCCTTGATGGCTTTACCACCACTTCCATATCTTCTCTTTGGGTTTTTAGTTACACCTGCTTTTGCTGCAACAGGCTTTGCACGTCTTGATGTCATAACTTTCTGCAAATTTAAAGATTAATATTTTAATTACCAAATGTTTCGTTATTTATATTGCAATTTTATTGCAATCACTTCCTCTTACACATATCCAGTACATCCTTATACCATACAAGTTCCTTGAACCCTACCCTCTTCTTTCCTTTAGGAAGTTTTCCTTCTCTTACCAAGTCATCAAACCTGCTTCTAGAAAGATTCAGATAGTTACAAGCCTGTTCCTTACTCATAGCTTCATGGGCTACCACACTGAGAATATCCATAGCCTGAGACTCTGAAATCTCTGAAGTTCCTACTTCAATCTTATCAGCAATCTCCCTGAGATATCTCACAACCATTCTCCTAAATTCAAACATACTCTTCTATATTTTATTGCTGACAAAAATAAAAAGAATACTCTAAGCTTCTCCCCGACTTAAAGTATTCCTTAAGAATATTAACACTCATCGTTTCCTACTCTTCTTTAGTTCCTTCTGGACTTCTGGTAAGGCACTTATCTTTTTTATAGCTTCTATCACTTCTTTTCTTGATTTTCCGCTTATCTGTGCCAGTCTGTTGATTGCCTGATCCTGATTCATACTGCGTGGTCAGTAAGTTCCTGATGAGTATCATCTTCCTCTAATTCTTTCTTAAGGTACTCTGCTCCTGAAGATGGACCAAAACCACTTGTCATACCACTTAGCAGGAAAGGCAATATCATGTTAGTTCCTGCATCAAAGGTAAACATATCTCCATAGGTAAGGTTACTCAATGCATTAATAGACATCTCAAGTCCCATCCTATACTGACTTACCAGATTCTTTTCCCTCTGGGGAAGGTCAAAGTATTCCTTGCTGTTGATAAAATCAATCACTTCCTGAAGACTCTCCTTGTATTCAGGCTGCTTCTTTTTTAATTCTTCTATATTAGTCATGGCTTTAATAATTTAACTGTACAAAGGTATGAATATTCTACAAGAAGGTGAAACATTACCAGTATAATATAGAAGTATTTGAGAATCAGTATATTATAGGAATAATACATTACCTAAAAAGAAAGGAGGTGTTTTCACAACACCCCCTAACTGAATAAACTATATATTTACTAACTTATGGAAGCAAAAATTATATTTTAATTATCCCCCAGTAAAAGAACTTGAACCACTACTATAATATATTTTTAAATTCACTTTATCAAAGAATCCGTATTCTCCCGTATCTACACTTTGTACAGGAATCATATCTCTTACAAGTGTTTGATTTCTCCAAAATTTAAAATAATAAAATTTAGTTCCATCTTCTGAACCATAACTAGATCCATTATAATCTCCGATTAAGAATTCTTTTGATGTTGTTCCACTTCTTTTGGCTGTAGAGGAACTAAATACTTGTGCCCCACTACTATTATATATATAAAAATACATAGTAGAATTATCTGGATTGTATTCTTCTTTGAAAGTAAACGTTTGGTTGCCATACGATTTAGAGTAATAAATAGTACCAGTATCATAGGCAAATCTTAAAGAACTACTATAGCATTTTAGACCATAGTCATTACTATTGTTACTACTATATCCGCCACAAGGATAATTTCTTGCTGTGGATGGGAGATAAATTTTAGTTTCAAAGTAATCTGTTTCATTTGTTTTTATTCCAATGCTACAATACTTTGTTCCTACACATGTTTCTATATAATTCTTAATATAGTAAAGATTCCCATCAGCATCTTCTACGGTAGCAGCATTTTTCTCCCACACAAGCGTAGAGCCTATGTAAGCCTTCTCAATAGGAGTGCTACCCACGGCTATATCTATTATGTCATTACCTGCAATATTAATCATGAGCCTGTTACAAGATAAATGGTTGAAGGGTCAGTTGTGCCAGGTAATGAGTCTACTACTTTAATAGTATATGCTGCAGCAACTCCAGAACTATTTAAGCCAGTGACTATATTAGAAGGAACTGTAGGAATAGTAGCTGTAATAGCTGCTATTTTATTAGTAACAGTTGCAGCAGTCCCATTAAAAGATACATTCTCTATCACATTAGCTTCTCCTGTAGCAATAGTAACATCTCCAGTCTGATTATTAACTGAAGTCACTGGAGAACTATTTGCTATATAGTTTTTAATCTTAGTCCACAGATAAGTTAAATCTGTTGGTCCTATAAATTTAGCCATAGTTATGCCCAATCATTTGTTGCAATATCCATCTCATCAGTACTCATCTCACTACAGCCACTGTCATTAAGCTGTACATAAGTGCTTCCTCCCCATCTAAATTCAGTATTAGCAGCATAGTTTGTAGAAGCAGCCATGAGCACATAAATCTTTCCAGTTTCAGGACTTAATGCGGAACCACCAGCAGTTAAGCTGAGCCATCCTTGTGCCAATTCAGTAGCTCCACTAATAGGATATGCTTCTACAACATCATCCACATAGCCAGGAAGTTTATCAGAAGGAACCTTACCACTGGAGTCCAAAGGACAAACACCACTTGCTACACCCACAGAAGAGCTTAGTACACCTCCTCCACCACTTACAATGGAGGCAGCAGTAACTACATCAGTAGTATTACCATTAATAGTCTTAGTGATTTTGTTATTGGTAATGTCATAAGCCACTCCTGTTACAGCTGTACTTGCAGCAGCTCTTGAAGTATCAGTAGGGTGAACATGGTCTCCTCTTGAGAATAAATCAGAGCTACCTGCTGAAGCACTTCCATTCATTGCTGGATTACTGGTATAAGGGGATATTCCAGAAGGAATAGTTACCTCATTATCCCCGATAACAACCTTAGTAGTGCCACTAGTAGTAATAATTTTTGCATAATCTTTAATTTTGCCCCAAAGGTATCCTAAACCTGTTGGTCCTAAATAATGTCCCATAATCTATCTATTTTATTAAGTTAATATTCTTGCTAATACATCTATAGGAATTTCAGCATCATCATTGATATATTCCTTTAGCTTTCCTGTAGTCACTACCTGAGGGTCTGTTTCCCCAGAAGACACAGGAATCTTTTCTTTGCCATTAAAGGTATCCAAGGTGTTAGTTACATCCCCTATACTTATTCCTCTCGCCATAATATCTTCAGATTATTGTTCCACAATGCTTTCCATCCATCACACCACCACATCTCTAATTCCTCAGAGAGCTTGACAGTGCAGATGATGCCTACCTCTACATTCACTCTCTCCTCTAAGGCTACCTCAGTATTCACTCCTGGAACACTAGTAGCCTTGACTATAAGAGAGGAAACAAAAGTAACAGCAGCAGTGACGGCTGAAATAACAGCCGTCACCACTACTCCTATACCTTCAGTCTTGCTGACTTGAACATCACAAGGCTCGGAGGCTCTTGTTACTTTTGTAGTTATACAACTCATTTAATCTTGATTTTAGTTGGAATCTCCACTACCTCATGCCTGTGATTATCATCAGTAAAGTCAGTATCTGGGATATCTACTTCATATTTGACAGTAAGAGTTCCCCTGCCTAATATAGTGCTATCTAGAGGAGCTATATAAGTAGTAGGATCATCCTCTACAGGAATCATTTCAGATTTAGTAAGAGTATAATCACCGTTACCTGTAGAGAAAGTACAACTAAACTCAATACCATCATCAGACATATCATACCCATCTATAGTGTCCATACTGACTTTCAGCTTGAACTCTCCACCATAGAATATGATATCATCATTCTTATTTCGGTATGTTGCCATAACTGAACTTATAAACTAATTATACCATTATCTACATCTGTCTGCCATTGACTTAATGGGAAAATATAATTTGCAACAGTATTCCATTTGGTCCAACCAGTTGTACTGTCTACCTTATATACATCTACCAAATTATCTGGAACATAGTATCTTATTGAAGGCAATGTCACATTGGATTTTGTTTCAACAACACCATTATATGGTAATGTTACCCAAGTAAGTTCTGGGGTACGGGGAGTGATCATTGACCATAAATAAGCCGATTCTGCTCCCAAAGTATTACATGAAGAAGGAAGTTTAACTGCAGTCAAATAAGCATTACCAGATGCTTTGATCTGAGCCGTAGATAGTGATGAATGGCTGTAATATAAAGCAGTAAGTACTTGGATTTTGGTATTTGACAAATCCAGGACTCCAACAATCCAACTGCCGACAAGTCCAAAATTTTTTATATTAGTTATGGAATCAGGAACAGCAAAAGCAGTAAACTTACAACCATAGAACATATATGAGGGTATAGTTGTAACAGATGTAAAATATTTAAATGCAGAAAAGTCTTCAGCAATATTAGCAAAGCCAGAGTTGACTTTAAGTGCTCCTTTTTTAGATGAAAACTGTGAATCAGTTACCGCAGCACATTCCTTTATAGTCATATAGTTCGGATTCTCGGCCCATCCCCATTCATACATTTTTGCCATCAAATTTGGCTGGTCTAGAATATTTATGGGGGTAACGTCCTCAATCTCCAGACTATTTGTTTCTTTGGTATAAGCCAAAAAAGGACCAGTTAAGATAGTAGCATCCCTATCTGCTTTCGTTTCAAAATATTTTATATGTTTCATAATTTATAAAATTTAAAATTCAGTTTAAATATATTTCAAAGATACTTTCGCAATTTGCATATTGTCAAACTCAGAACTAATCTTAATAACCATATCTTGTTTACCGTCGCTTGGCCTATAGATTGTTTCGAGAGGTATTCTTACAATTCTCCAAGACACACCAATAGGTCTGCTATAAACCGTATATGGAGTTTTTGCTCTTGGTGAAGACAGTGTAAGTTTTAACAGATTCCAGTCCCAACTTTCTGTAGTGATTGTAGGAATATTATTACGGGCAAGAATCTCTATGACGAGATGGCCCTGCCTTAATTTACTATTATCTACAATACAATTCATTGAGCCAGTACTTGTAAGGGGAATGTATGAAGAACATCCATTCGGCAATGAAGAGCCGGCAACAGAAGTTATAGGCTGATTATCTTCATCAGTCCACGAAGAAAGGACAGTACCACCAGAACCAAAAGTGGATTCGGTGATTAATTCCGTATTGGAATTAAGAAGATTTGATGTAAAATCAGGTAAAAGCTGTCTTACACATTCCTTTTCTCTTGAAGCTCCCCATTCTACAAACACGCTTTTTATTGTAAAACTGTCTTCTGATACCACCAAAAAATGCACTTTATCATAAAACACTTCCGTCATAGGAGATACATTATACCTGTCTTTTCCATCATTTGCAAGAGCAGCCCAATGTCCTCCTGTTTCTTGTTCAATCACGGAAGCGGAATTCAAGGAGGCTTTAGCATGGCCATTGAAATTGATATTTGACGAAGAACTACTACTACTTCCTGATTCTTTTACCAAAGTACCGTCAACATCTTCTGCGGAAACAAGGGGAAGGCAATACAAATCACAATATTCTCCATAGTGATCCTCTGTATCAACAGAAACAACGGTAAATATAGTCCCATTATAACTATACCTGTCTCCCTCTGCTACATTACAAGAATCGTTGATATGAAATCTAGTATAGTCCGTGAGTTCTGGATATGGAGGTGTATCAGAGTCCATACAATACACATTGACAGAAGTGCTGCAAGTGAGATTAAGTCGCACCTTGTCCAAATAATTTGAAGTAGCAGGAAGAATGACACTTATCAATGCAATATTATTGAAGGTAGTTGATGTGGAAGCGGGAACAAATCTTCTTGCCCTTTCATAATTATCATCAAATATTAGGTTATCCAAGCTGGAAGTATCTACACCACTTCTAACCTTGTATATTTTCATAGACTGTCTTGGGCTTTCTATTCCCGCCAAGGCATCCATATAAGCATAGGCTGTCGATGCAGTCTGCCTTACATTTGGGTGTGCCCCAGTATTCATACCATTAATCATACAATACTCACTTGCATCCATGAATAATGTATGGTTTTCTTTACACCATTCTCTAAGGAGTGAGGAGTAATAATGTCCGTCTTGATTATAGGAATAACTATTATGAGATGTTCCAATAATAGGCTGGACTCCAAATGATTTGACTACTTTGGAAAGGTATATAAAACTCTTGAAATATTGTTCTATGCTTCCTTTTAGATTTTCGTTGTCAACAAGAAGGGCAAACCTTGCTGACTTTAGCATAACACTTTGTCCTTTTCTAAGCCTTATGATATGGTGGGCATTGCTTGTTCCATCCATAGAAAGGTTTTGTATAGTGTAATCAGAAAAGAGATTCAATATATTAACCCAATGTTTGCTTGTAGGGTTAACATAGTTAGACAGAGCAGCTCCGTAGGAAGAACCAAAAATACTGATAGCATCTGAATTTGTATCGGAAACACTACCATTATAGATTGAAGTGCCTCCATCACCTACAAGTTCATTAAGCCTTGCTTCATGGTCTCCAATGGCTTTTGCTATAACGTACTCATCATCTATTATCTTTTTTTCGTAGTCTTCTTTTTGTTTGCTAAAAGCACAGGATACGGTATATTCATCCTCAATGATTTCTTTTGCTAAAGAATCTGATTCTGTGATATTTTCAATGAGCCATGCTTCATCAATAGTATCATTGCTTAAAAAAACAATGCTGGAAGAATAAGTAGCAAGAGTGTCAATATACCAGTCAGAACCATCATAGTGGCTAATATTATTACTTCCAGTCCAAGGTTTGCTTAAAGTATAAGTTACTCCCAGTACACCGTCTGTAAGTTTAAATTCAGTGGAAGAATTGTTCCCAGCCTCTAAGCATATTGCAGAAACTACATTTCCACTATTTTCAATATTCCAACCTTCTACATCTTCAAAAGCTTCTGCTATAGAAGATGCTATCTGAGAACTCGTAGTAGAAGCTCCTACTGAAATATTGTAAGTAATACCGTTAAATGTTGCACCGATATTTCCAACACCTACAGAGAAAGCCATCGTAATTTTTGTTGAGCTATCTGTAACAGATACTGTAGAAGTACTTGTAATACCAGAAGATTCACTAAAGATAATATTATAGTCAGAATACCCATCAGTTGCAGGATATTCTGCAGTAATAGAACCATTACCTTTATCTGTAAAAGTCCATCCAGTATCCCCAAGGGCAGTTAATGCATCATATACAGCCGTAGCAATAATAGTTGGAGTGTAGCCTGTAGCTGGAGTAATATCTACTTTATTTCCTACTATTTCAGTCCCATTAGTAAAGGATGCCTCAATATTGCAATTTCCTCTTTCAATATTAAGAGATAATTTAGTGGGACTGCCGAGAGCATATACTGGTTCTGCAACAGAAGCTCCTGTCAAAGATGTATCTGCGAATTCTTTCACATCTTCTTGAGCTTGATATGTAGCATTATTATAAGTTCTTAATTCTCCTTGTTTAACTGTATCAGTTAAATTTAAGAATCGTACATCCTGGGTAATCCTTAGAATTTGTTTACTAGAAGTGATTACAGGTTCTTTTGCGCTATAGTTAACTCCTACAGCAAGAGTTTTCAAATCATTAGTCAGATAATCTTCTGATTTTTTAAGAGCACGGCCTATAACATAATTTTGTACTGGCTTAACACCGTCTGTATCAGTAGGTTCTGTAACAATTGTAGTAGCACTGGTTCCTTGGTCTTCAATTAGCTCACTAATCTGCTGTCCTAGACTTTCAATAGCATCTTCAACATCAGATGCCACTTGCTCTGAAACAGTATTGGCATTTTCTGCTGCATTATTAGCTAAAGTAGTAGCTGCTCTAGTATCTTCTAATGCTGCATCAATTTCAGCTTCTGCATCTGCTTCAATCTGATGGATGTAACTTCCATTAAGAACCTTCATCCACCATTCAGTATCCTCTACAGAATGCCCAACATTATCTGCCTTAAGGGAAAGATAGGATGAAAGAGTATTATTATCATACGCTAAATCATTGGCATTATAAAGTGTTTCTGCATTATAATCCCCCTTAGGAGTCCATGAAGAATCTGCGCCTTGCTGAATTTTAGTCTTAAGCTCAGTATTAAGCTTTTCTTCACTGAGAGTACCTTTAGCAATATTATAGTCTGTGATAGTCTCTTTATTGATTCTATCTCCAGTAATATTATTGTTAAGGAACTTTTGGCTTTTGAAATTACTCTCACTACCTTCGGTAATTTCTTCAAATACAGCTTCAGTAGAAGTAACTGGATAGACAGTAGTCTTATCGGTTCCTCCTACAAGCTCATTGTTCTTTAATTTCTTAATATAGCCCATAGTAATAAAAATTTAACCTCTACAAAAGTAGAGACTAATTACGGAATTACAGGGCTTTTAAAGAAATCCCTTAACTACAATAAAGAAGCTTATTAAATACCCTAAACATCTGGGATACTAAATACCCAATGGTATAGGCTGGTGGTTCTCCCCTATCCTCTACATCATAGGCATTCAGCATAGCTTGCTTTACATGCTCTGCTTCATGTACAATGGAATTGATATAGTCTCTCCTGGAAGTATGTGTATTGAATAAGACTATACTGATGTGCTTCTCTATATTACTATAGGTTACTGCCTTTGCCCTCCTATGATATAACATGGCAAAGACTTCCTTGATAGATGCTGCAGTTACACCCATCTCTTTCAGCTCTTTAGTGATGGAGTCCAGAAATCTGAAGTTTATATTATAGTATACTATCACTTCCCAATAGGACTCCACACTAAATTGCTGTCTAACCATAATTTACAGTAGGTAGTCACTATGTGACTACTTAAACCATTTCCTCCCAATCAATAGGATTGTTCATAAACATAGTATCAGCATAGAATCTGTTAAACACAAATCCTTCTTCAGCATCAGGATCATCCAGTAAGTCCTTTACATACATAGCCAGATGCTTCTCATCAGGTACAGACTTCTCAAGGAAATCATTTGCACACATATTGGCAACATAACAAGCATCATACATCTTATTATGTTTCAGCTCTATGTCATAGGAAGAAAGCAAGTCATCCACCTGTTCCTTTGTATAAGGCTTCAGTTTCTTCTTCTTACCATTCTCCTCTGTGTACATCCTGCTTACTGCCTCCATACAGAGCTTCTTGTTGAAATGACAGCCATAGTTATTAAGGTACAGCTTCATTCCTTCAGGAATCTCATCATAACTACCAGTGTTTCTGAAATACATAGCTATAAGGTTTTAAATGGATGAGGTGGATACTATCCACCCCACCCTGATTAATTACATTCTGCCCTTACGATAGCCATAGCGACCATTCATCCTCTCATAGTGCTTCATGTCATCCTCATCATATTCCTTGCGATAACTGCCACCACGATACTCAAAATCATCCTCCATAGCCTCTTCAAGGCATTCCTCCAAATCCTCAGTGAATTTCTTCATCTTCTTCACTTTCTTCAGCAGGTCCTCATGTTCCTCACTGCTTCTAAATTTAATTACCATCATAATCTTGAACTATTTACTGGATGTCTTCTCTTTAAGCAAAGACAGCATCTCTGCCATTTGAGTCTTCATATCTTCTACCTGACCTCTCAGTTCCTTTACAGCACTGTCATTAGCCTGTCCAGGATTGAGATAGCCAAGTACATCTTCATACTGGGAAATCAATGCCTTGTGCTTCTCCACACTATTCACAATATTTCTACTGTTCTGTAGCATGGAATTCACATGACCATTGAGAGAATCTCTGCCATCAGCCAATACAAAAGTATCATTACCAAAGTCAGCAATAGCACTGTTACTAGGCACTTGCTTGAACTCTTTCCTTTCACCATTCACTGTGGCAACTATATCCACTACCATTTCTGGCATCTGTCCGAAAATATTGCTTCTCTGTTTGGGATAAGGCAGGCTCACACTTTCTATAGGGGCTGTAAACAGTTTTATCTCTCCCTTAGTCTCAAGTCCATACAAGACACTGCCTTTGCTTAAATTTGAAAACATGGTTATTAACTTTAAAAATTACTCACTAGATATTACTCATTAACTGTAATGTATCTGCCCACCTGTCAAAGTAAACCAGATAGATTCCTGTTCCAGGTAAGTCTGCTACTGTTACATTGGCTCCACCTGCTGCAGTCAGTGTACTGGTGATACCAGCCATAGAGAACTGTATAGGCAGAGTGGTTGTAGTTCCTTCAGGAATAGCCTCAGAGATATAGACCAGAATCAATCCTCTGAAAGGTCTTCCGTCAAAGTCAGGAGCAAACTTAAAGGTAACAGCTGTGTCTGATACTGCTACAGATTGGGTTTTGATACATGGGATGCCATTGATATTGGCATACTGATATGGAAATCTTGCCATTGCTCAAAACCTTTTAATTATCCCCAATAGCTAGTACCACCTGATGCATATCCCCAAGGATTGAATCCACCACCAACATAAGGAGTGTTGTTCACTGCCACAAGATTAGGCCAAGTTACTGGTACAGTATTTGGCTGCTTGGCAGCAATAGCATCTACCTTATCATCCAGTGCATGGAAGGCAGCATTGAATTGCAGAGTCTGATGGTCATTGGAAATCTGATTCCTCAACTGGGTAATGATGTCACCCTGTGTATCAATCTTATTCTGGAGTTCACGCTCCTTAAGGTCACAGAATTCCTTGGTAATCATAGCATTCTGGGCCTGAATAGCACCAAGGATATTATTGGTGTTATTGGCAGCCTGAGAAGAGAGGGCATTAGTCTGCTGACATACAGCAAGCTGGTCTGCACTTTCAATCTGAGCCATCTGAAGCTGTGTAGCAGCTTGATTCTGAGCAGCCTGGAGTTGTGAAGCAGCAAAGTTATTAGCTGCCTGAGCCTGTAAAGCATTGGTCTGCTGAGAAAGGTCATACCTCATATTGCAGCAGCACTCACACAACTGTCTTCCAAGGGCAGCATCACCAGCCTGGATAGCATTGATAGTCTGCATTCCAGAGAGACCTACCTGATTACCTACCTGGTTGATGGAATTCTGTAGAGAGAAGATACCATTCTTCACAGTCTCTACAGATGTGTTAGTAATACTTGCCAACTGAGCAGCAGCATCAGCTCTGCCATTAATAGCCTGCAACAGTAAATCACGACCTTCTGAGTTAGAAATCTGATTGGCAAGATAACCAGTACCATTGTTACTGCCAAAACCATTATTTCCCCAACCATTGTTACCATAAAGGAACCAGAGGAAGAGAATCCAAATCCAGTTGCCATTACCACCAAAACCACCATTCTGGTTCAACAGTGCAAGCAGACCAGGATCAATACCAGAAGCTTTTGCCATTGCATCTGGGAAAACATAAACACCTTCATTTTGTGCCATTGTTCTAAAATTTTAATCGGTTAAAAAATTAATTTGTCAGTAGGCTGCAGTTTAACTACAGCATTATCCTTGCAAGAACATTGCAAAGATAGGCACAAATAAAAGGCTCCTCAAACAATGCCAATAAATACAAAAAACCTGCTAGCTCTCAGCAAGTTAACAGGATAATACATAGAGTATGTTGCGATTATATCGCAGCTAAATAAAAAAGGGAAACTTCACAGCCTCCCTTTTACAATGTTTAATCTAATTTCTAACTAATGAAAATTTAATCAATTAATGAAAAACTAATCAATCACCACATTACTAACTAACTTTCAAAAAAACAACAATTACACCCTATTATTTAGATAACTAATAATTCCTTCTACATGGATTCTCTCTATCTGATGCTTCCCTACATCTGACAAAAGATATTCTGTATCCTGCTTATTATCCTGGAATAGATTCTCTGTAAGGACAGCAGGACATTTGGTATTGTTCAATACATAAAGACTTTGAGGCCAATATTTCTGAGTTGCTGTAGGCTTCCTTGTCTTCAAACCATGAGCTGAGGCTGCATCAAAGAAACATTCTGCAAGTCTCTTACTGTTCTGTGAGGCATTGTTACTGACATTCACCTGCCACCCACAGGCATTGTGCCACTTACCATCATTACCTATGGCATTAACATGAATACTCACATACAGCACATTCTTAGCTCCATGCTGCCTACATACCTCATTTACATAGTTAACTCTCATAGCCAGCTCATTACTCCGCTCCTGCTTATAGTTAGGTGACTGCATAGTCTTTGGTAAGTCCAATGGCATATAGTCTACCTCCACCTTATAACCATAAGCTCTGAGCTTAGCTGCTACTTCTGAAGCAATTTCCCTTGAATAGATACACTCCTTTAACCTGCCATCAGGAGACTGTTTCCCTGGCTCTCTCATCCTGTGAGCTGTACCTAATATAATAATGAAATTGCTTTTACTGTCCATCTAAGTCTTGCTCTTCTGGGTCAAAGTAATCTTTCTCTGGCATTTCAGGAGACATTCTTGAATACCTGCTGGGCTTCTGATTCATCCTTCTAATCTCCTTTTCTACATGAGTTGTCACTTCTTCCATCTTCCTGTTGGCATTGGTTTCAAAAGTGACCAGTTGATTATGGAAGTACATTCCACCACCTATCAACGTTAAGGCAGTTCCCATTGACAGACCTCCCCATGCTATCACTCCTGCTCCTACTGTCAGGGTGATAATAAAGGAGACAAAGGCCAATGTAACTGCCGTAATTATCAAAAACCCAGCTGCTCCGTACTGGAATCTATCTTTCCATTTTTGAGAAATTCCTTGCTCAATCGCGTTTACTGTCATCTTCGCTACTGTCTAAGTAATCCATTAAATAAGCTATCAGATATATAGGATATACCAGCCAGGACAGGAAACTCAGGGCTGTAAGGACTTGAAAGTCTTCATTGAGAAGTATCCTGTCCTTAAACCAGTACTGCAGTTGTACCCATGCAACCAGCACTCCTATCATATAGAGAATTATGAACACCATATCTTATCTCCAGCACAAAGGTACTGGATAACCAAATATCCTGTATCCTTTTAACTGAATCCCTAATAAATACTTTCTAAATGAATAAGAAATCCCGTAAGGTTTTGGTACTATCACGGGAATTTTTTACTTTTGCAGCAAAAGAGATTAACTATGGGTAATTGGGATAATTTATCTTTGACTGAGAAGGCAGCTATGATGAGAGTAGCTGTCAAGAATGGTATTACTAATCTTCAAGATATTAAGAGAGAATACAATGAATTTGCTGAAGGTGGAGATACTGATTGGAGCTATAATGGCTGGAAGAAACAGATATCAGAATACATGGGTATTAAGCCTGATGAAGACAATACCTATGACTATGAAGCTTTCTTTAATAAGTATCCCGAAGAAGCCTGGAAAATGCTGAATGGTGATCCTACTGCACATTTCTCTGATGAGTTTAAAACAGTATATCATCCTACATTTAGTTCAAAGAGTATTGGAAATGATGGTAGTATTTACTCAGGAGTAAGAAATCCCAAAACCAATCCTAAAGGACTAACAGGTGGAACATGGTCTCCAGACTATAAAGTCTTTACTATGTCTCCCGATGGTTATAGAGGACCTGTCAGTATGGATGATAGGAAATGGTATTTGGAGAATGCTGAAGATAATGGGGTACAGCTCCGAGAAGCTGATGGTAGCCTACCTATTTATGATGGTATTCCTTGGGGAGGAGTTCTGCCTAATGTTACTATATATGGTAATAAGTTTGTTAAAGGTGGTCCAAAGAAGAAAGTTACATCAGGATGGTATCAGCAACATCAGAACAGGTGGTATAACTTTCTTAAGAATAAAGGATTAAGCGATGCAGATTCTGCAAGACTTTCTGGGTTCTTCACAGCACAGGATGACCTTGAAAGTGCTGGAGGAAAAAGCAATGCTGCCAGAGAAAAGAATAACTTTGGTGGTATGCAGAGAGGAGGTAAGAACATTAAATACAATACTGTAGAGGACTATATGCAGGATAAATGGAAGATGATGAATTCCAAGTTTAAGTCTGCATTAGGAGCTAAGAATATTGATGAATATGCTACTATCTTAGGTAATCCAGAAACTGCTGGTAAAGGCTATCTTTACTATGTTACAGACAAAGTGAAGTATGACCCGAAGAGTCCTCAATGGAAAGCTGCCCAGAGACAGCACATGCAGAATTATATCAATGGCATGAGAAGCAGGGCTGGTATGGGAACAGTGAGATTTAACAATCAGCCTATAGCTTCTGCTAAGCCTTCTACCCCTCCCACTACTCCCATAGCCCCCATAAATCCCAGTATATCCCAGGAATTCCTAGAATCCCCTATCCCATTCACTCCCTTCAATCCAGAAGTTTTCTTTGCTACCCCTGATACCTATCAGCAACCTGTAGTTGTTGAAGAGCCAGAAGTTCAAGAGCCAGTAGTTATATCCCCATACAGTCCAGAGGAAATAGATAGGCAAGAGAGAATGAACAGGCTTTCTACTTTTAATAGAATCCTGAATCTCACCAATCCATATCCTCAAGAAGAAGATTCCTTCCTCAGTACCATAGGATTACTTACAGGCAACCCCTTCTCCAAAGGAGGAGGTATCCATATAAAGCCTGAAAATAGAGGAAAATTCACTGCTTTAAAAAAGAGAACAGGACATTCTACTTCTTGGTTTAAAGCTCATGGAACTCCTGCTCAAAAGAAGATGGCCACCTTTGCATTAAATGCTAGAAAATGGAAGCATAAGTAATACTTAGATTTAGAATTAATTAAAAAGGTGAGCCAAACGACTCACCTTTCTTTTTACCCACAAGTAATATCATGAACTAAATCTGCAAGCATCTGCTCTTTCTGGCTCTTATCTGCATCTAATATAGCTTGTATCCTCCTTGCTATATCATCTTTATCTATAGGCTTACCTATTGATTCTGCACTTTGAAGAGCTTCCCATACTCCCATTCTTGCAGACCTTCCGTTCTTTTCTTTAGTACCTTTAATAATAGGACTCTTCTTATTAGTTACAAGAAGTGCTTCCAAACCTCCATTCTTTGCATCTAAGTCATCAATAGTTTTCCCATCAAACATCTTAGGAGTCTCCTGTTCTCCAGTATTAGCACCTTCTTTAGCTTTATCAGCTGCCTTCTTATAGTTATTGTATTTAACTTGGAGACCCTTATGGATACCCTCAATGTTTTTAATAATACCTTCTCCAACTCCTGCTTCTCTTGCCTGGTCAATAGCAACTTGTCCTAATTCAAGTAGTGACTCCATTACTTCTATATCTCCAGAAGTCTCCATAGCATCTTTCATTTGCTTTCCTACATTTCTCAAGGCATCTTCCGCATCTTTCTTTGTAGGTTTCTGTTCTGTAGAAGATTCTGTTTGTAAAGCACCTTCTTTCTTCAATTCTTGTATCTTAATAGCATTTTCCGCAGTAAATGTTCCGATTGCACTATTGATTTCATTTATTAACTTTTGACCCTCCTCGCTATCACGCTTAACAGGTCTTGAATCACCTATTCTATAAATCCACTTTTCTTCACCATCAATTATGAATATATCATTATATCCTTTGACCCCTTTAAGAACAAAATCCCTGACTTTAGGAGATCGTTTATATCTCTCATTAATCTGACTTTCTTTATAGCTAGGTAGTCCTCCTTTTTGTGCAGCTTCCATCAAATTGATAAGATTAAGAATGTCTGTAGATACTGGTTTGCCACTTTCATCTGTAACTTTAATAAAGGTTCCAGTAGAATCTGGAGTAACATAGTATTTTTTCATACCATCTCCAAAATCATACTTACGCTCATTATCATTCATATTATTACCACCTGTAAAGTGGTCATCATTATTTGAGGTACCTTCTACAACTACAGGGTTTCCTGTACCATCAATAGGAACGACAGTGAAATTGGCATTGAAATTATAGAAACCTCTTAATCCTATTTCAAATACACCAGATGTTATGACATCCCTTCCATTTACTTCCTCAATACTAGTTGCAGGAAGGGTAAACTTTCTGCCCTCTTCAGCAAGGGCATCAAAGAATGCCGTAACAAATTCTTCAAAAGTATCTCTATTTACATCATACTCCTTACCATTAAACTGGAGGGTAATATCTCCACCATTGAAATGAATAGAATTTCTACCATCCTTTCTGCTATTAAAGATGAAATACTTCTGAAGCATCATCTTGGCAGTCATCTTATCGGATATAGTAGCATCTTCATCATAAATATTCTTCAGATAACTGATGATATTCTCAAGATATTCATTCTTAACACTACCATCTAATACAGCATTAAGCAGCTGTCTTCCAGTATGACTACCATCAACATTAGCTTCTAACCAGTCAGCAACAGTCCTTCTGGTTACTCGTACAGGATAAAGCATACCATCAGCCTTAGGAATAAACATTACTATGGCACCATTGTTTCTCTTCATCCATGTAGAGTTTGGTTCTTCTATCTGGTCTTGGATTTTCTCATCTTCGACAGCATTAAGCAAACCATTTACTACAGTACCAAAATAAAAGTCCATACCTGCACTCCACTCAGAAGAAACAGTCCTTGAGTTGTCTCCTTGCTGGGAAGTCATAAATTCATAAAGTCCTACCTTTTCCCTGTCATCATCCTTATCATTCCTCTTATCAAGCCTACCTGTATTAATCTTATTAATGACAGTAGTTTTTTCACTTACAACAAATGGCTGGTTATCAGCTTTAGCCTCTTCTATCTGGGAATTCAGTTCCTGATTAAGTGCTCCCTGAAGACTTGCAAAAGCCTGGGATACTTCAGGTGCTACCTGTCCATTTATGGACATTACCCCTACTATATGGTACTGTTTACCATTAATAGTTACAGGATTAACTTTCTCCTTAAATTCTTTTTCCTTACCATTAAAACCATTTTCAACTATAGCCTTCCTAACTTTGTCATTCCATTCGATAGCCAAGAAAGTAATAGGATGAGTCTTATCTTTATTAAGGACATCATCGGTGCTTCTTAATAGATGAACAGTTACAGGTTCTCCATCCATAGCTTTTGCTACATAGCCAAGATAGTTATTATCTACAAACTGATAGGCCTTATATTGTAGTAATAAATTACGGACAGTTTCTATTCTTTCCTTCAATTCCTGAGCCTGTCTTTCAGTAAGTTTAGGATTATTCTCCATTAACTCTTCTACAGTAGGCTCATAAGGAATTCTATAGTCTAACCAGTTATCACCGTCAGAAAGTCTATAGGCTGTCGGATTGTCACTCTTGAAAGTAACCCTGAGGTTTTCATGCATCTTCTCAGCTCTGTCACTTCCATCATTGTCATCTCCAAGATCTGTATCGTCTTCTTCTATATCATCATCTGCAAAATTACCGTCATCATTGGCAATATCTTCATCAGTAAGATTCTGAAGTAGTTGTTCAAAATCTACCAAAAACTCACTGCCAGGATTCTCTTCATTAAACTTCTGAATCCTATCCTGAAGCTCTTTAGATAGTTTCTTTAAATCATCTACCTTATAAGAACCATTCTTCTGTTTACTGTCTTTGACCTCTTGCTCTACAGCTTTCTGAAGAGAGTCTTTAGTATCAGTAGTACCTTCTTTCTTATTATTTTCTTCTGATTCTTTAGCCTTCTTTGCTGCAAGACGTTCTCTTAGAGCATCAAATCCTTTCTTTTCCTTTTCAGATGCTTCACCTTCTTCTACATCATTACCCTTCTTAGTTGATTTCCTTGTGTTTTTATTAGTAGCAGTAGAAGTTTTAGCTGCATTAAGTGTGGACAGAACTTGCCTGATACCATCGGCTGTCTCTTTGGCTCCTGGTACACCACTCTTCTCCAATTCTTCTGCAGCTTCATTCATACCATTAATAAACTTATTCTGCACATCTACCCCTTCCTGCAAAGCATTCTCCCATTCAGACTCGGCAGTTCCTTGCACACCAGCAGCTATCTCTGGAGCAAGTTTTTGGGACTGTCTTGCTACATTACCATAGAAGTCTACTGCCTTCTCATAATCATCAATAAATTTCTTAGTATCTTCATCTGCAGTCTGCTTTGCTTTATCTAAAGCAGCCTGAGCTATTTCAGGATTTATATTATAAGCTTCTCTTAAAATTCTGTCAAGATCAACCATATTGTTGGCATTCTTGATATTCAACGAGAGCTCATCAGATTTATTGTCTTTTTCTTTTTGAGAAATTTTATCTTGTGCTTGCTTATAGGCATCATTGATTAAACTGGGGTCACCTAAGAATTCTCTTACCTTTTTATTATAGGCCATCTTTTGATTGGCAAGAATAGATAAATCAACGGCTTCTTGAATTGCTTTATCCTTAACTTCCTCATCCAAACCAGAGTTTCTACTATTCAGAATACTAACAAGTGCCATTGCATTCTGAGGATTTGCCAATATTGCCTGGGCTTCATCAGAATTTATTTTTCTCTTTTGTCCAACAGCCAGGGCTTCAGACAAACTATAGAGAGAACCTTCACCATACCCCCTAGCTTCAGCAATCCTCTCCCTGGCAGAAGTGTCTTTTTCTTCCGTCAGCATCTGAAGCAACTTCAATACATTATCTACACTTCTATCAGCAACCTTAGCTTTATTAAGTTTCTTTTCGGCAGCAAGAAGTTTCTTCTCTACATCATTCTTATGTTCTTGACTATGCTTACCATTTTTTACTTTTTCCCAATGTTCTTTTGCTTCATTATATTTCTTTTGAGCAGATTCCAAATCTGCCTTGATTCTCTCTTTTGCAATTTCTTGAGCGGCCTTTACATCTTTGAGATTATCTATTAAATCCTCGGCCATCTCAGCACTTCTTCTTTCATAGCTAAGAACCTTACCTTTCATCTGGGTAAGAAGTTCTATCTGCTCATCATCAAGTCTGCCATCAGTCTCAATATCAATATCATTCCTAATCTTCAAATAGTCATCAATACCCTGGAGAAGATTCTGTCTATTCCTATCAAGAATCTCCCTCATCTTACCAGGATTGGTAACATTCATCTGGCCATTCCTATCAATAAATGGGCCTTCTAACTTCTTTTGATAATTATCCTCTTCTATCCTCTTATTGACTTCTTCAAGCTCATCATATACCTTACTTTCTTCAGGAGTCAAAGCTCTGTCTAATTTATTAAACTCAGCTATCTGACCTTCAAGATATGCCTTTCTATCTTCATCTTGTTTCTTCTGTTGTTCTGGAGTAATCTCAGTAGAAGTCTGCTTAACTATATCTTCAAGCTCCTCATCAGTATAATCGGTATTATACCCTACAAGCTGCTTAAATTCCTCCAAGTGTCCTGATGAAGCAGCAGCATTCAAATCCTTATAGAAGGATTCAAGTTCTAAATCTTTATATTTAGATTTATCTCCTTTTGCTATTTCTTCCTGCAACCACTTATCATAGTCTTGCTGTTTCTTCAGATTATCATAAAGAGCTTTAAATTTTGGATCTTTTACCCTCCCATTAAGATATTGTGCTACTTCATTTTCATGTTTTTTAGCATCCATGTAATCGTTGTAGTTTCCTACAATACCTCCAGCAAAACCTACAGGACCTAACTTCATATAGGCATTCTTTGTCTGGGAACCAAATACAGGCATACCTATCATAGAAGAAAGAGCACCAATCATATACTCTTCCCAAGCATTAGGGTCTCCTAAGTTGGTAGCAATTGCTTTACCAAACCCTGCAATATAATCATCTACATCAGTTTTAGCTTCTCCATTTTGTCCCGCATCAAAAAATCTTTGGATGCTTTCATTGACAGCATTTCCAGCACCATCACTAGCAGCTCTTTGGAGATATTCTTCCAAACCTTCAGTATTGCTCTTTAACAAAGCTGTCCCAACTGCACCCTTCCAAGTCTTATCACTCTTGAGAGTACCTTTAGCTAAGTCTCCAGAAATCCTGTGCCCATTAAACAAACTACCCATTTGCCTTCTGGTAGAATCAAATCCCCTGGTATAGAGCTTTCCTAACTGATACATGTTAGATGCCATCAAGACAGGAATATTTAACAGCAAGTCTGCATTTCCCATCTTTGCCCTACCCTTCTCAATTTCTTCAAGCTGTTTAGTATGCTTTTCAGCAAGCTCCATCCTTTTGGCTGTCTTGACAGATTCTTCCATCTCGGTACCACCAAGAGCATTTTCTATCTTAGCAAGTTCTTCCTGCAATTCAGTCTGATATCTTTCATTCTCTTGCCGAGTAGCCATCTTAGCCCAGTCCTTACTATTATTCAATGCTTCAATAGCACCTTCATTAATAGCACTTCCTAAAGAACCAATAGTCTGGGTAGTAGCCCTTGTAGTCTGGGCAGCATTTCTTACTTTATCAAAGCCTTCAAGAATCCTTTTACCTCTCTCAGCTTCTGTTAATCCTTCCCTAGCTAAAGCTCTTTCAAGACCTGCAACATCATCTCCATACTTAGCAGTAAGTTCTCCTACTCTTGCAGCCATGCCTGCTCTTTCAGCTAGAGATGCAGCCCTTGCCCCTTTTACTGCAGCAGTACCAACTTTACCAATAAGGGTAGAAGCTGGAATACCTCCATAGAAAGCACCAACCATAAAGCCAAGGTTCTTCAGCAGTTTATCTCCGAGGAAGTTAGCTGTAAAGATATTACCAAATGGGTTCTCAATCTCATCCTGGGTATAGTAGTTAGGCATCAGTTCTTCAGATGCTTCCGTTACTTTCTGTAGAGCATTTGTTATAGGATTGTCCCACAGATTCTGAACCCATGATTTATTATCATCCTCAATTACACCAGCAGTCTCAAGTAAAGAATGTCCAGCACCATAGAGTAATCCAGCTGTCTCCAATGCAGTAGTACCTGCTAATACTCCAGCCTTTCCTATACCATTTAGGAGTTTAGAATACCAAGGTTGATTTTCAGCCCTAATATCTCCAAGCCGAGAGAATTGAGCCTCAGTAGCTGAAGAATTGTCATAATGACTTCTGCCCCAATAATCTTGATTACCACTATAAGTTTGCTGTTGGGATAATGGGGACATTATATCCTGTTGAGCATGACTTCCTGCATCGTATAAAGATACAGGAGCATACGCTTGATCTATTCCCTGACTAAACTGTAAGAACTCTGGACTCAAACTTGACAATGTATTATCATTTGCATCCTGAAGCTGCCTAAAAGTCATAGGACCAGTTTTAGTTATATCAACTGGTTTTTGTTTAGCTGTTTTTGACATAGCATTAATATCCGTATGGGTTATACTCCTGTTCTTTTGTCTTATTTGTCAAACCTAATTGAGAATGATATAGGTAAGCTTCCTGCAGTGACTGCTTATACATGCTTTGAGCATAAGCAATTTCTTCAGGTGAAGCCTGTACTTCATTGCCCTTGGTATCCTTATACTTACCTGAAGTTACCACATTCTGCCATTGTAATGCTTTCTGCATAGCTGTATCTCTGTTATGTTCATTGGTAGGATTAATACCTTCTGGCATCAAGTATCTATGCACTTCTCCATTTTTACCTTTAATCATAACAGTACTGCCGTAAGGAGAGAATCTAGTTGAAACCACTGTAACATCATCACTATTCAGCTCATCCATCTTAATAGCCTTTCCAGCTGGTTTGAAACTATTAGTCTTTCTATCAAAGTCCACCTCTTGGAGTTTAGTTCCTCTTGCAGCAATTTGAATAGCAGATTTCATGTCTTTCTGTTGAGAACTTGACACAGTATAGTCAAACTCAGTGCTCTTAGTAGCATCATACTTTGAAGATGTATTATCTTTATTGTATTGTGCCCAAAGATTTCCTAAATTACCTGGCTGCATTTTACCGTTTATAAAGTATTTACTGCCTCCAATACTGTCAATAAACTTTTTAAACTCAGTGGGTTGATACTTATTTTCAGTATTCAATTGTGTTTCAGCATTCATAAGTCTTGCCGTACCTCCACCTGATGCAGCTGTGCTTACCCTTGGAGCAGCATTCCTATTATACTCATCAAAGCCTTTCTTATTCATCTTTACACGGCCATTAGCATCAACATCAAAATACTTGGCAAAATTCCTCATATTTGCATTTGCTTCATCTACTTCTTTCTGGCTATAAATATTTACAGGATTAATAGCAAGCCCTCCTCCCTGCTGTTGCAATTGTTGTTGAGCTATTTTAGCTGCTTGCTCTTGCTCTGCCATTCTTAGATTATGATTATAATCGGCCATTCTCATCTGAGAAGCTTCTTGTGCTGCAAGTTTAGCTGCTTCATCAGTATATTGACTTACTTGTGTCTGACCAACTGCATTCCATAAGCCTTGGCTAGCATAAGCATAAGCTTGTTTCAAGGTTGCAGCATCTGCCCATTCAGGAATCTTTGAACTCTGAACAGCTTGCTCTACTATGGAATTAAGTACTCCAGTCTTATCTGAAGCAGGATTTTGTATGGCTTGAGCTACTTCAGCAGCAGTATAACCATGTTGCTGTAACCAAGTCTTTGTAAAACCATCTAAGGGTTTACCATTACCATAGTCCCTTAGACTCTTAGCAATAGCACTGGCTGCAGTTCCAACTTGCTGAGCAAGCATTGCACCACTATAAGATTCATACCCTAAATCAGGATTATCCAGATAGTCATCAAATGATGTCATATCAGCTCTCCTTGAGAAAAGCCTTGTAGGATCTTTAAGTCTAAGATCATTCTGCTCTTTAATCTGATTCCTCCTAATTGAATCTATATCATAAAGCCTTCCAATCTCCCCCTGATATCTCCTCTTCAAGTCAAGCAGGCTTCTTGCATTAGACATGGACTTTCCATTAGACATAAAGTCTTTGGCATCATTGCTAAGCTGATTGGCATAGCCTTCATATATCTGCCTTGCCTTACTTCCCTCAGGAAGAGTCCTAGAAAGATACTTAAATTTATCTGCATTCTTCTGTAAGTCAATATAGGCTGCTTCATCCTTCTCATAAGCATCTTTATACATTACAAAAGGCTGCAGCATCTCTTGAAAGCTAAATGGCTGGTAAGATGCATCAATGACAAAGTCATAATTACTTCTCCTGTATGGCATATCTCTATATTTTTGTACCGTTATTTATTTCATCATTTTTATGATGATTTCTTCTGCTTAGTGACATTAATCTGTTTCTCCTTAAGTCTTGCATCATCTGCCTGCTTCTTCTTATCAAGGGAAAGCTTCTCATCAAACTGCCTTGCATTTTCAGCAATCTTTTCCCTTTCAATAGCATTGGCCTCATCATTGTCATGGTTCATCATGGCAAATCTCTGGGCCTCTGCCTGAGAATTAATCTCAGCAACAAGCAGCTTAGTCTCATTATCTTCCTGATGCATCTGATACTCTCTTTCAGCCTTAGCCTGTTCAAGCTGTGCCTGCTGCTGCAACTGCTGTTCAAACTGCTGCTGTTGCATTTGCTGCTGTTGCTGCTGCTGCATCATTGCCTGCTCCTCATAAGCCTCAATGAGTCTCATGCGCTCAGATACACTCTTGGTAGTATATATCTTTATCAGGGTAGAGAAGTTCATCTTATCATTCTGCAGACCTGCCTGAGCAAGCTGTCCAAGGTTCTGGTTAAGCTCCTGTACATCATTGCCCAAATCTACTACCAGACCATAGTCACATTCTGCAAAGTCATCTCCATCAATCTCAATGGTCTTCTTGAAACCATCATTCATGATGTAGTCAAACTTGATTTTCCTTCCCTTATAGGCTATCTTGGCTGTTTCAAGGAAGCATTCCAAAGCTCTCTTCTTCACACTATCATGATAGGTAAACAGCCATTGGGTACTGTGTGAACTCTGAAGGGTAGCCCTTTCTACTCCTCCTACAGTCTCCCTGTTGGAAATCTGTCCTTCTCTCTGCCTGGAGATACCTGACAAGTCTCCTATTTTATTGCTAATCCATTCTAGCATGGAGATATAACTCTGAATCTCATTACCTAATGAAGCATCAATCACACCACTGGAAGCATTATTCAGACTGGCTGCAAGCCTTCCTGTAGCTGCTCCTACATCTCCTTCATTCCATGAGTTCTCTACAGCTACACCATTCACATTGATATAGTACAGCCATTTATCTGCATCCCATCCCTTAGGAACTTTAGCAAAGTCTAACCTGATAACCTTACCTACATTCTTTGCCAAGGTCTTATTCAACCTGTCATTAATAATGTCATAGAGATAGGCATAGGGCTTCATGATATCCACCATAGAGAAAGGCTCATATCCATTGGTTGAATAGATACTGCCCACAATACCAAAGTGACATCTTGAAGGATTACTCATAGAGTTATACTGTACAGGCCTGGGTCTCATGTTTACATAGATATCAGCACCAATCTTAGTTCCTTCCCATGCTTCATTTACCCAGAATATCTGTTCTTCTTCTCCCTTATCAGGGTCACAGTAATAGGTCTCAGGATAGAAATTGAATTCTTCTTCTCCTGTTACAGGGTCATAGCTCTTTACTTTCTTAATCTTTCTTCTTGACTTCCAGTATACCTTCAATACCCTGACATTACCATTCATGTCATAGGGAGTCAGTGTACTCATATTATCATCTGCAAATAGGTCTGCAGGTGTCATCACCCTTTCTCCTGCTTCCCAATGGTTTCCAAGGAAGTCAAGTCCTACCAGACTCCTGAGTGGGTTACCTACTCTTGCATCTATGTTATCCATAGAGTCTGATGCATTGCTATATACACTTCCTGAACCTTCCTCAATGGCTTTGATATCTTTGGCTGAAAGCACATCATAGTAGGCATCTATTACAGAACCAGGATTCCTATAGCCTTCCAGGATAATCATGTCAGCATCTTCTATCTTGTTGGAATAGCCACTCATCAGGACCCTCATCTCCAAGAGATTTATCTTCTCAAAAGTAGGCTCTCCTCCAATAATATCACACTGATAGGCTTCTTCTCCTACAGCATAGCCATCTACAAATCCCTGGTTGAATTTCTGGTCTATCTCCAGTTCTTTCCTGTAGTGGTTAAGGAAATAGTTTCCCTCTACTTCCCTCTTGTCCTGGTACTGATACTTGAAATAGGTATTCAACCTGTCTAACTCTCTTTGGAAATCCTCCTCACTCTGGGAAGTATCCTGAATCAATTGCTGAAGAGCTATATTTACCTGACGGTTCTTTTCTTCTTCCATCAAGGTAATGGCACTTGGATTAGTCACCACTACCCTTGGGTCAAACAACCTGTTAGCTTCTTCTCCCCTGAGTACATTCAACTTGGAATTGATGATACTGTAGTGTTGGATTTTATCAGGTATAAAGGAAGCATTTAGTCCATAAGGATTTACCAATGCCTTCAGGTCTTCCATGTGAAGAATACCATTCAGCAAGTCATAGTTAATCTTCATGCCATACCATGACTTCCTGGCTACATGATGATGCATGATACTATGGTTGTCACCAAAATCCACACACTTCTTTCTCCAGGCTTTATTCTTCCTGCTGAAAGACAACTGCTGAGGTGGAAAACCATTATATAAGTAACTCATATCTCAACTTTATTCTTTAATCCTTAATAAGTAAATCCTTTCTTCCTCTTAATCTTACCTCCCTTAGCTCCAGAATTCTTCTGTTTGGCAAGCCTCTTGGCCCTCTCCTCATCAGTCTCATACCTCAGCATTCCATTAGCTATATAGGTATTAGGAGTCATCTGACCAAACAATCCAGTAGCAGCCATATCAGAAATCATATTTCTCTGAGCATTCTCTCTGCCTATATCTCCTACACCCTTAAGCAATCCACTGATATTACCATAGATGCCATTGTACCATCCTGCATCAGCATCCATCTTAGCCTGTGCTGCATGAAGTTTCATCTGAGCATTATTCCTTGCTGCATTATTATAGGCATTGGCATTAAACTCAGAATTCCTGTTAAAGGCTTCAGCATTAAACTGATTAGTACCTCTGTTAAAGGTCTTAGTTTGAGCATACTTGTTCCAGTTACTCTCATCTCCCTGCCTGTCAGCAGTACCTAAGGCAATCTGAGTATTATACCCATTAGCCAAGAGTCCAGCCATTGCTGTTCCCCTATTACCACCAGAAGTATTCATCAAAGCTCTGTCAGTAGCCCTTGCATTAGCCTGTATTCTGTTACCTTCAAACAATCTGTCAAGAGGAGTATATCTCATATAGTCTCCAATAGGCATCCAACTTGCAGTAGTATAGTTACCACCACTATTAGCCGCAGCTTCCAGTCCAGAAGTATCAGGTTTTCCAATACCAAGAGCCTGCATTCCCAATCCTACAGCAGGAGCAAGCAATCCAGCATACCTCCAGTTCTCATTTCTATGGATAGGAACCACTTCTCTATCATCACCAGTTCCAGCTGCAGGATTATTATTCCCATTATTCCCAGCAGTCCCATTCTGCCCATTAGCATTAGCAGCAGCTGCTCTCCTATAATAGTTATTAGTATAATCAGTCTGTGGGTCTGCCCATTGATAAGTACTGTCTAATTTCAGACCATCAAGGCCTCCTTCAAGTGCTTCTACAGTACCATCTTCATTAATGACATAGTTATTTGCCAAACTATTTCTAACAGCTTCTATAGGAGTTTTCCAATAAGTTCCAGGATTAGCTGCCCTACCACTAGGATTGTTAAAGATAGTTTCATAATCCCTTGCTGCTCCTTCCTTCCAACCATTCTCATCAATAAATTTTCTTGCATAAGCCACAGCTCTATCTGGAGCTCCTGGATTATTGATAATCCTCTTCAGATAGTTAAGTCTATTATCTTCTGAATCCTGAAGCCACTGTGTGCCCTTTTTAAAGGCATCAGTACTTCTGATAAGATTAGCAAGCTCCTCCTTAGAAAGTTTAGTGTCTTTAGTCAGCTTTGGGTTATTCTTGATAACTTCCTGCCAAGCAGGGTCTGTACTTCCCCACCATCCTTGAACAGTCTGAGCATCCCAGTTACCTCTGTCATCATCAAAGGTAACACTTCCAGAAGCTCCTGGCTTATACAATCCAAAGTCATATTTATTCTCAAGGGCATGTCTAAGTGCTGGATTATCCTTGGCAATAGCATTGATAAGCTCTGTATTCTGAAGTGCATTATCCCAATCTTCAAAATCATTAAGCCCATCAAGCCCATTCTTTTTAACCCAAGCATCCCAATCACTCTTAGTTTTAAGTTTGAGAAGATTATATATCTTTTGCTTCATACCTCCTTTATCAAACTTATTAATCCTACCTCCACAAGCCATTACAGGCTGAGCTGTTGCCACAGTGCCCATAGCATCAGCTGTGGGGACTCCCTGCGCCATCTGTTGCTGCTGTTCTGCCATAGCTATTTCTTCAGGAGCAGGCTGTTGCTCTGCAGCAGCTTGTTCAGCCATTGCCTGTTCTTGTATAGCTTGCTCTTGAGCCATTTGTTCTTGCTGAGCTGCCTGTTGCATCAAAGCTGTCTGCTCTTCAGGACTTAATGCTTCAAAAGCTTCTCTTGCCTGTGCTGCTTCCATCTCAGCTTTTTGACGCTCCTGTTCTTCCGCCAAATCTGCCATCTGTGCTTTAAAAGCAGCCTGTGAAATCGGGTCATTAGGTCTTTCTGATACTTCTTTTTCCAGCTTCTTAGATAAGTCTGCATAAGTCATTTCTCTTTTCTTTCCAATATGGAATCTTTCCTTAGTAATATCATCAATAGGAATCCTTGTGGAATATACATAGTCATTGAATACTGTCTCTCCTTCTTCTACAAGGTTAGGTACTCCCTGAGGATCTACTCCCATCTGTACTCCTTCATAGGGATTCTCTTCATGAGAACCTCCTGCATTGACATAGGTAAGTCCTGTAGGGAAGTCAGAGCCATTAGTCTGCAAATCTCCACCAATGGCATATCCATTATTTATAAAATTAGGTATCTGAGTCATACCCATCATCTTATTCTTCAAATCATTCTGACGTTTCTTCTCCGTAAGATAGTCAGACATAAATCCATAATTCACAGCACTCATATCATTCTCAGTATTTCCTATTATATCCAAAGGTCCTCCATAAGCACTCTGATTCCTGTTAAAATCAGTAGTGCCATACCACCTCAAAGCATTTTCCAATTGTCTCTGTTGTATATTCTTTTCTGCATTTTCAAAAGAGTTATCCCCAAAAGCCAAAGCCCAATCTTGTGTAGCTTCAAGTTGTTTAGCCTTTTCAGTTCCTTTACTATTAAACCATCCGTCTTTAATTTCTCCTAGGTCTACACGGTTCCTTCCACCCATTGCAGCATCCTGACTTAAGAGGGTATCATAATCATCAGCATTGTAGTTTGTGTTAGCAAGACGGTTGATATTATCATTAACAGCTTTCTCATTTTCAATCTTATAGCCAAAAGCTGCATTGGATAATCCTCCAACTACTTTAGCAGCTGCACCTGCTATAGCCAGATAGTAGTTACCAGAAGAAAGACCTGCCTGAGTAAGTGCTACACCTGCATCTTCCATAGCATTTCCAAAACCAGTCTCTCTACCTCCTGCAAGATGATGTACAGGATCAAGAGTATCCCACATTCCTCTCTTTTCACCTGTATCAATACTGCCAAGAGCACTGGCTCCAAGAGCTATGGCTTGCTGGGCTCCAGCAGACATACCTTTAGACTTGCCTTTACTTCCACTTCCATTATCATTAACTCCAGCATTCTTCCAATTCCCTAATCCATTCTCAGCAGAATTTTGTATAAATTGACCTCTCTGAATTGGATTATTAAAGTCAGTCTTAAAGTCTATGCCTTTAACATTTCCAGTATAACTAGCAGTTGGATTATTCTTTAAACTAGTAAAAGGATTTTTAAAATAAGAACCATTACTAACACTGTTCTCAACACTTTGAATATTATAATGGTTGAAAGCAGTTGTTCCTGGAGTATAAGGGTTTCCAGCAGCTCCAAAATTAGTATTATTCATACCAAAAGTACTCTGCTGCCCACTAAAGTTTCCTATACCAGAGCGGCTGTTATTCATTTGCTGGGTAGGCATATTTACTCCATCAAACAAATTCTTAGCAGGTAAAGGCCCTGCCTTTACTAGTGCTTGTTTATTCCACGGAGTTACTGTATACAGTTTACCTTTTTTCATCTCGATGCATCTATTTTCTGCAAAAATAAAAGATTACCACTATTTCCAACCCTAGATATTTAAAGTACTAAGGGAATATAAGTCAATTACTTATACTCCCTTTAGACACATTATATAGTAAATATTATGGAACTCCTAAAATTCTATTAAATTGAACTAGGAACATTAAGTTTCCATCCAGAACCATCTGCTACTATGGTTGTAGCATTAAGCCAAGCTTTGATTCTTGTATCCATTAATGTTGATGGAATGCTTACATACAAAGGATTGCTTGAGCTGCTTCCTCTTGAAAGAGTGGCTGTAATTGTACCACTAACACTAGAGTTTATATTTCCTTCAATGTCTGGAAGAGAATTAATAGAACCAATAGATGTGATATTTTTTAATGATGTAAGAGTTGTATTAATAGCAGCAATCAAATCCTTCAGTCCTACAGTATTACTCCCATCCTTCACATAATTCTCTTGAAGAGTCTTTAAATCCTCTATCAGCTTGTTTAGTTCAGGAATAGTAAGTCTTTCCGCTGGAACTGAGACAGTGGTATCATTCTCCCCAGGTACCTCAATTGAGCCATTGGTCTTATCAAGAGCTGCTACTATATTATTTAGCAGCTTTTCAGTATTACCATTTAGTGTGGCTTTATCTATTACTACTTCTGCTGAAGAATCAGTTGAACCACTTTGAGGGTCTCCCTTTCTGTTAAAAGCGGCTACATTAATCATACTTTGAGCAATCTTATATGATAGTGTAGTATACTTATAGATATCTGCATCAGAAAGACTGAATGGATTATTTATGCCTTTCATAAAAGCATTCATAATTTCCTGTGCAAAATAATCCCTCGGACTTAAAGAAGAAATAGTAGCTGTTGTTTTTAAGGTTTCAGAAGTACCTGTATTATCTGCATCAGCAGTATTTTGAGTACTCTTCTGAATATCACTAGATACAAAAGCAAGATCTCCTACAGTATCAGGAGCATCCACACATTTTCCAGCATTATCAAAAAAATGCTCTACACCATCAACAACAGCTGAGAATTTATCAGAAGATATTTGTCTGAAATTCTCCACACTGAGTAATTCATCTCTAGTTTCCCCTTCCTCTACTATTTGTTTAACAGATGCAAGGGTAATTCCCTTCAAAGCCTTGCTGACTGTAAAATGCCCAGTTTCTTTATTTATAAATTTCTGATCGTACTTCATATAATACTATCTTATAATTAAACATAGTAAATGACACTTATATCATGCATCTCCATATTATGAGAGTGGAAGTTTTCCAGTTCCTCACTATTTGTTGGTGGAATATTCATGGTAAGCTTAATCTTACACCAAGTATTTCTAATCCTATCATTGATATTGATAAGATGTCCACCTGGTACTGTATTAGAAGTATACTGACCACTATTTATCATAGCCTGTTTTTCAGCCTGTGTATAAGCTACCCATTTTTTAGCCCTTGGAATATCTATTCTCCAAATCCTAAATTTCTTCTTTACATTCGAAGATATAGAAGATGAACTATACGGGTAGTACTTATGTTCAAGTTGAGTAGTATGCTCCTCCATAAAACTTTCATCTAGCCAATCAGTATCCTGGTATTCATTCCATACTCTGATAGTATCAAAGAAATGCATGTGCTGCAATTCACCATTCATATAGAAGTCAGTCCTTGTTTCAAGATTGGTGAATATCTTGTCCATCTGCATATCAGCATTGCTGACAAAAGTAATACTGCTTGGGAAGAAGGTTCCCATGAGTTTATTGTATTCTCCTTCAAATAGATTCCACATACCTACAGTATTCTCATCATCACCAATAGCATGAACACTATTTCCAAGATTAAAAATAGCATAGGGATAGTAGTCAAAGAAAGATACAAATTGTTGCAATTGCTCTGAATAACATAATGCTTTACCATTATATGGAATCATATATAGGTCATTATTCACATTATCATAGCATACCCTCATACCCTGAGCTCTTCTATCGACTCCACCTTCTCCACCACTTGGTATCCAGCGTCTCTGGGTATCTTGTTGAGAGAACCAATAACCCATACCATGAGTATCACTGATGTTCTGCATCTGATTTCCTTGAAGGAGATATAAAGTACTTCCTACTCCATCAATAAAATATAATCCTATAGGAGACTTAGTAATAGAAAACTTATTATAACAGCCTACAGTACTACTGATACCACGACTGCCATCTACCTTGTAGCTGTTGCTGATTTCAATAGGTACACCATCAGAAGCAGGAATCTGTACCCTGGAATTAAACATTATCTGACTAACTCCTCTTTCCTGGAAGCAATAGAGCGTATCATTACTACTATTAATAGAAGTAACTGGTCCCATAGTACCATCCATGTCTAATGTATTAGATAATGTAATATTAGTCCATGCATCTATCTCTGAAGCATTATTCTTTTGGAGTGTCCATGCTACAGTAGCAGGAAAAGCATTCAACTTATAAAAATCAGCATCCATTATCTTGTAGGAGAAGAAATTGTCCAATTGTGAATATACAGGATTTATCAGATTAAAATTCTGAGGATTCACATACAAGTTACTATCTTGACCCCTGTTTCTATCATACCTTCCATCTATATTCACATGAGTCTCTACCATGAAAGAGCCTATCTCTACAATCTGATTTTCATCTTCTGGAGTAAAGGGATATGTTTTCAAGCAATCATATCTCTGATACCAAGTATCTCCCCATTCATAATAGAATGGTACCCTTCCACTATTGTCAGTATCATTTAATGAGACTGCTTCGCCAGCAGGAACCCACATATTTGCTTGAATAGCATCAGGAGAAGTTCCCCCAAAGTCTGTACTAGAGTTTCCCGATCTATATAGTTCTGCAAGATAAAGAGAATTAGCATTAGAAGAAGTTAATGGGCTCGTTAAATACATTACTGCATGTGGAGTGGATTTATATTTCATCCTGATGCTTGCCTTACTTATGGTAAGGCTTTCATTTTCTTTTCCTATAGTATTCTCCTCAATACCCATTTTATAGGTCCAAACTAACTGATTTTCGTCTCTGGCTATATGCTCAAACCCTTTTTCTACTCCTTTCCAAAAGTAATTTTTACGGGAATTAAAAATATGAGTACTATACGACATATAATCTTCTGTAGGCTTATATTGCCCAGAACCATATTCTTTCATATCGTTATAGTCACTCTTATTTATTTTCCATATATTTTCTCCAGTACTAATAATAGAACCAAAAGGTGCCATAGCTCCTAATAAGGTATCTATATTACCATAATAATTTGTATTACCTCCTAATTTCACAAGACCTATCTGATCCAAATCAAATAACTTCGGAGTAGATGTAGATGGCATGGGAATATCTGAACTAGATACAAAAGAAGTCTGCCTACTGTAAAGCATATTAGAAATAATCTTTCTTTTTAGCACAGCACTTCTCACCCCAGCTTCTGCTGGTCTGTTACAGTCATTATTCAAAGAACCTGATTTATTCCAGGGATAAACCATAAATCCTACCTCATAGCCTTGATGTGGGAATTCAGCATAAAGATTCTTATTGTCATTGACATTTTCATCTACAAGCCAATCATTATAGAATAATCCAGCACATAGTCTTCTACAAGCCCCAGTTCCTCCCCAGTTCATAACTTTACGTACAAACCCTGTGCTGCTTTTACCGATGGGAGGAGTAGATGTTTCTATGAATATATCTCCAACATTTGCATTAAACTGTACATATCCTCGTTTCCTAAGAGATGTTTCTATGAAATCTAAATTCTTCAAGGAATCCTCAAACTCAAATTCAGGAGAATGCATAGTAACATATTGTTGGTCTACATAGAAAACACTATCTGCTAAATCTTGTCTAACTGTCACATATTTGGGATTATTTTTATTTCCAATATTAACATTATCAAAATAAACAGGACTAAAAGGCCCTCCTCCAAAATTAATAGTGTTGCCCATCATACTCCAATTGGTATAGTTTACTGGCAATCCCTGTATTTCTGCACCTCTGTCATTGAAACCAAATAACTTAGTATTGTGTTCCCATTCAACTACAGCTCCTTCTAATATATTACTATCATTATTAAAACTTGAAGAGATCCAAGGTCTGAAAAACCAAGAACTTTGATAATCAGGAGAATGTTGATCATGAGCAGTAACACAAGACACAGTAGGATTTAATATTCCCTGTGCCAGAATAAGTCTATCTGAAGTTGTAGGAAAAACCACAACTCCTCTTACTCTTTTATATCCTTTACTCTGTAAAGCAATCCTAATATCACTACTTAAAACACCTTTAAAACATGGGATGTTATATACCTCAGAACTACTTGAACTAGAACTTTCATTATATTCAGGATTTTCATTACATATATAACTTCCTATATCAGTATTACCAGACATATTAGGTATATATACAGGCTCACTCCATTTTCCATTCTTGTATTGAAATTGAACACCAAGTCTGTAATGCTCCCCATACTTAAATCCTGCAGGATTAGTAGCATAATCATCAGCTCCCGTTGAATTTAGAGAACTTCCCCATTTATAATTATTACTATTTAAAGCAATAGCTCTGGAAACTTGTCTTGTATTGTTGTTAGTAATAGTTACACCATTTTTAATACTACTCTTTAAACTTTCTATTTGAGCTTGCTTTAGTACAATATTACCCAAAAACAAAGTTCCATCTTTAGATTCTATAGTTTCTGCAACGATTTCATCACCTCCAATATAAAACAACTCCTGTGGATCAATATTTTCTCCAATACTACCATTATCGGTAATAGTAACATTCTCCACAGTTCTTTTCTCTACATATTGTATTTCTTCTGTGGATATAAATAAATTCGCTGCATTTCTAAAATCACCTGTCTCATTCATGCCATCAGCTCCTACAACATAATATGCTGTACCAGCACCTCCAGCTAAGGAGTTTTTAGATATAAAAATTTCTGTAGCATCACCCCAGGTAATATATTTATATGTATTATTTTGTTGTTTTATTTTAATTACTAGGTGTTCTGTACTGCTGCCCTTTTGTATATGGAAAAAAGAGCCATTATTAACATAGGGAACATGCTCAGTATATACAAATCCAGATTGATTAAAAGGGTCTCCATTACTTTCAGTAGCCTGGTAAGCGCCTGTAACCCAGAAATAATTAGAAATAATAGTTCCAGAAGTTTCCATTTTATAGTAAGTACCGCTGGTTCCTCCATCTCCTAATTTTACATCTTCTACTCTCTTACAAATAGGAGTACCGTTCAGGCTACTTCTAAATATAGAGTAAAGTCTTAAATATTCAAAAGTAGTATCAGGATTATTAATTACAATTCTAAATGAATTACTTACTTTTTCTTCAGGACTTCCAGCTCTTCCAAAAAATGAGATAGGTATCAGAGGAGATACACAGCTGATATTACTCTGCTGCCCATATTTATTATAATAGGTAACAGCATACTGAATTACACCTGAGGGAAAGCTTCCGCTGCTGTCACTAAGTTTTTTAACATGAATAGAATCATCAAGCTGCATCTCAGGGACAAAATCAAAAGACTTTTCATTGTAATATTCAGTTGCAGCAGAATTAAGAAGGTCTTTTACAATATTGATAACTCTTGGCTGATTAATTCCATCTGTCCAATATACTTTTTGGATATGTTCATTCTCATACACACCCAGTGTTTGAAGAGGATATGATGGGTCAAAACCAAGACTTGGTTGCCCTATACTTCCACCATAAAGTTTCTTCTTTTTGAAGAAACCTTCTTCCATCTTTGTTATTCTGTAGATATAATCATATCCATCATCTGTAGTGAACACTACAAGGTTATTACCTATGACACAATGTCCCATATAGGAGCCTGTACAATATATACCACTTTCAACAGAACCCTTCTCATTGGTAATACTCATCAAGGTATCACCTTCTCTGGCTGTCAGTCTGATATTTACTGCATCCCATAGAAACTGAGGCTGCTGCTTAGAGATACTCACATCTCTCTGCATTCCCTGGAATATATGTGATTCTACTCTTTTCATTCTCCTTAATCTTTAATCTTGAAACCTGAATCCTGAATCTTTAATGTCTCCTCAAATACTCTCTATTACCTAAATCCTTAAATCCTCTGTCAAAGCTTCTCATATTAAGAATCAATGTCTGATACTGCCTTGACATAGCCTCTGCTTCACTGACAGAAGGAATAGTGAATTCTGCCTGAAGTTCTTTGGCAAGGAAAGCATAGTCTTGCTTGGCATTATCCAGTACACCAGAGGAAATCTTTCCTGTATCAAATTTCACGGTAAATACCTGCTTCTTGATATAGGCTTCCAAAGCACCAAGATATACCTCATTATCAATCAATTTAGGATACCCATCTTCATCTACAGGAATAGACTTATAGGCTATCTGAATGATTCCTTCAGGGAATGAGGTATAGATAACCCTTCCCTGAGTTTTAAAGGCTGGTTCTCCATGCCAGAAATGATGAGGATGATGGAATGGATGATGGTGCATATCTCTCTCCTCTCTCCTCTTTCCTCTCTCCTCTATCTCAGGTCTCATTCCTGGAGTGAAATTATCTGTCATAGCTCTCATACACACATGGTGCTTCAAGTCTTTCACTTGAATAATCTTTATCAGGTCACAAGGAAGCAAACCCCTGAACTCATGAATCTCCACATTCTCTATCTTGTCTTCGTAGAGTTTGGGATATCCATGTAGAGCAATAAAGCGGATTACATGCCTGACTACTTGTTCCAAGGTTAAATCCCTTAACTGGGGATGGTCAAGCAAGTCATCCAATACTCTCTTAACTGTTGTATATCTAATCTCACTTACCATAGTGTATCTATTTTATCATTCTTAATATTCACTTTGAGACGCTTCTTTATCTTACGGTTAAGCACAAACTGATAGAACAGCTTGTTCTCATAGGTAGCATTGTTCTTGACATACCTTATAGAGAATATATCATTTTTCTCATCTCTTAATAAGGTTTTGTTCTTAAATGCCTCAGGGTCATTGTACCATAGCTTCCAGGTTTCTCCCCAGTCTATTGGATAGTTTACCTTCAACTTGCCATTTACAATACTGACTCCTTTCTCCCATTTCCTTAACTCTAAGAGTCCCATCTTCTCAGGAAACTTCACAGTCTCACCATTGATGATATTCTCTGCCAGAAGTTTATTGACTCCTCTTATTATAGCATAGAACTCTTTCTCTTTCAGAGGTCTCCCAATATTGTACCATCCATTCTTTCTGATTAGCTTATATGCGTCATACACACCCCATGAATTGGTGACAATGATATTTCTGTTACCCTTACCTGTCCTTTTGGGCATGTGTGCTGTCTTGAACTCTTCCAGTGTCTGCATGGCTTATCGGGAGTTCTCAGGCATATTATCCTTGGCATTATTCTGTACATCCTCCTTCTGGTACTTGAAACCTGAAAGCTCTTTTACTACCAGTTCAATTAAAGGAGGAACCAGATATTCCCTGATAGGAAATTCTGAATCCAGTACATCACAGCCTTCTGTGGAATCATCTCCATTATCACAAAGCAAATCCACTGCTTCATCAAAATCCTCAAAGATAGCACTCATCCTAAGTTTCTTCATATAGAAGAACTGTGGATTGTTACTGTTCAGATACAGATGCATATCTGGACCTAAGGCTACATAGAGGATATTCTGGAGATAAGGATTGGTTCCCACATACCTCATCCTGTCCCTGCTGATATAGCTTACATTGATACCCTGGAAATAATCCATAGGATAGATTCTGGGCTGAGTACCTTCCAGTATCTTAGGAATCTTTGCTGTAGTACGCTGATAATAACCTCCTGTACAAGGCTCACCATCAATAGCTGCTACCTTCTCCAAGTCAAGACATATCTCCTGATACTCAAACTCTGAAGCTACATCAGTAGAGGCTTTCTCCTTGTCCTGCTCTTTCTTAATCAGAAAGGCCCTGTACTTCTTCAAGAGGAATATCAGGTGATCCTCTGTATATACAAAGTCATCGCTGAAACCCTTGAGCATGTCAAGGCACATATATACGACCTCTCTTACTTTCATAGTTATTATATATTACGGCTCAAAAGTACAACATTTTAGTATACTCCTGAGCCGTATTAAAGATTTTATTTACTGAGTTAAGTACCTTACTTAGTAAGGCTCAATCACCTGAATCTTCAGGAATCTCAATGTCATTGATTACCTTCTCATAGGCTTCAGTGCCATCTTCTTCAGGAGTCTTAACTTTGACAACCTTAGTATTCTCAATATTCCTGAGTCTCTGACCTACTTCGGTCATCTCACCTAAATGTAATTTTCCCATCTTCAAATAATCTGGATAAGGTATTAAACACGTACTGCCCCAAAGACAGTCTAAAGCTCTCTCTATCAGACGGTAGTCCTCCTTACTCAATAATCCCCTGTAGTCATGGAATACAAAGTCCCTGTAGAAGATAAGCAGCAAAAGCTTCTGCATATTAGCATAGCTCATGTAGCCTGTCTTCTCCAAGGCATTGTAGTAGGAGCCTACTCCATTATAAATCAGCTCATCCATTGCAGTTACAAGGTTTAATTATCTTACTGGTAGCACCCGCCCCTCCAAAGGGACTATGGCTTCCATCTCTTGTAGGAGACTCATGAGGAATACCAAACAACATGTTGTAGTACTTGATAGCAGGAACATAATGCTCTGTCTCCACACTGGCCTTAAATGCATTCCACAAGAGAATGTAATCAGTGAATCCAGTAGGAATAGTGCAATTATCTCCAAACTGCTTGGTATAATCCATCACTCGCTGATACAGCAGATTAGTATCAAAGGTAACTGCTACAGCATAGTCTCCATCAAGACCACAAGGAGTACAAGGGTCAACACTTCCAAGGATTTGGATTTCTGCAAAGACAAAGAGCAAAGGCCCACTAAAGGTATTAGGAGCCTGAACAGTACCATAAGCCAAGTCTCCTACATTCAGCAGCAAATGGTCTTCTTTGACACGTCCTTCCTCAGTATCTGGATAGGTTTTCTTATAGATATAATCCTCAGGTATTCCACTGACAGATTCTGGTACATACTCAGCAGTAGTAACAGTAAGGCTCTTCAGATAGTAGTCATTAAAGTAAGTTGCCTGATTGACATGCAAATCTATGAAAAGCCTCTTGCCATCATCAGAAACCCTTAATTGGTCAAATATTACACTCATTGCTTCTACGTTTTGTTATTTATGTTGTCATTATATGACAACTTCTTTATTAATCCAACTTTGCCAATTTCTCATCCACATAGGATTTCACAGCATCTGCTACATCCTTTGCATAGGCTTTGGCACCATTGATAGTATTGGCTGTCTTCTTATCTTTCACAGAACCAATGACTGCTGTCTTAACTGCTTCAGCAGCTCCTGCTGCATCATACTCAGCCTTAGGCTCATCATCTCCTTCCTCCATCTTGACAGGCTTCCACCCACCATTAAGAGCATAGAGAGTAAAGCCACCGTCTGTAGGCTTCAGCCAAAGAGCATCCCTTACATTAGGTGCAGTATTGGAACATACCACTTTCAAATATTTCATAGCTCTATCTATTTTAAGTTAAAAATTAAAGGGGAAAGGGATTAGTCTCCCTCTCCCCAATTTCTCAGTAGGTTGTGGTTTTACCACAGCTTAGGAAAGACCTTCAATTGCAAATCCAGCAGCTTCTACAGAATCCAAAGCATTGAAGGCTGTAATGAAGCTAGTCAGATGAGCTGCAGTCTTTGCCACAATGGTAATCTCTTTCTCAGTACGGTAGCTATTTACACCAGTATCAGTGAATGCATAGTGAATCTCCAATACATTGTAAGCCTGAGTAGGATCTACCAGATAGTCAGTATGTACATAGTTAGGCCATCCCTTCATCCTATACTGGTCACCACGCTCACCTGCACAGAACCACTCAAGGTCTGCAATCTGCTGACCATTGTTAACAGTAGTGGTAGGAGTCTGCTCAGCTACAGTCCCCCAGATAACATCATCACCATTATCAAGAACAGTGCCAGGGAGAACATCAAACATAATCCTGCGAGCCTTCATGGTACCAAGCTTCCAAGCCTGAGGCTTCTCCTCAATATAGATACCATCCTCTGAACCTGCAGTACCAGCACTGAAGGTAAGATAAGGATTAGTAGTAGCAGTTGCACCATCCTCACGGCTGAAGCAAGCATTAAGCTCAGCTACCATTGCCTTATAGAATTCCTTGACATCTGATACCATTGCACTGGTTACATGAACAGCAGCATCCTTGTAATACTGAGAAGCATCACCTGAGCTGAAGAAGTTCTTGAAGTTAATACCCAGAACACAATCCTGACCAGCAGTAGGAGTGATTGCAAGAGTAACCTTTACCTTGCGCATCTTAGTAGCCAAATCTGCAGCAGCGTAAGCCTTTGCATAAGTGATATTCTTCAGAGGAATAATGTCGCTGGGAAGTACAGTCTCATTATCAGCTCCCTTATAGAAGAACATAACTTCTGGGCCAAGAAGACCCTTAATTTCCTTCAGGCCACCAATAGTACCATTATTGGAAGCAGCTGTTACTGTCTCTGCATACTCACCATTCAGTACATAAAACTGTCGTACCTGATTTACACTAAAGTTTGCCATAACATTAAAATATTTAAGTTAAACATTGTCCAGTGGCTATGGCTTAGCCCAAAGGACTTTTATCAATCATTATTTCTATTTGTAGGTATTGATATACCTTTACTTCTTAAAGCCATCCTCACAGCCAAGTCAAGTAAATCCTGATGAAGCTTATCATTGAGGATACATTCTGAAGGCCCTCTGTCTCCTTCTATCTCAAGATTGTTCGGCAATCTCACAAGAATGATAGGAGTAGGTTTCTTCATATATCTTACATAATATTTGGTAATAGGATACTTACTGACTATCTCAACCCTGTCATCTGACAAGTCAAGCCTTAGAGCCCTTCTCCTATTAATTCCCCTGAAAGGATTCTTCTTGATTCTATGGAATTCATCCTGAGTAACAGGAACCACTTCCTGAGAAAGGTTACCTCCACATTTACCATTACCAGCATCTACTGTTGCCTCTTCATAGGTAATAAACCAAAGGTCAGGATCAAGTGTAAAGACCGCTGACTCAGCAAACCTCATTCCAATGATTCCAGGATTATCCTCCTTATCAAGAAGTGCCTCTCCTATGAGATTGGAGAGAAGTCTCCTCTGTTCTTCAGTTTCTTCAAAGCTCAGACCTGAAGGATTCCTGCCATTGTAGAGACTCCTGACAAATTCCTCTTGAGCTTTGGTAAGATAGAAACTCTTCTCATACTCATTAAACTCGATACTGTCAGTAGCCTCCTGGTTGTCAAAGCTCCTGATTCTCCTGTAGCTGTTAACCAGGACATCAAATCCGTCTGAAAACTCTGATACTGTCATAGTCTATTATTCTCCTTGACTTCTATTACTAACTCTTCCTCTGGTAGTCAGTGCCAGTTCCACTGCCCTATTCAGGATATCCACATGAAGGATAGGATTCAATGTACAAGATTGCTCTGTACTAAATCCATCAATACTAAGCCCATCGGGCAGATTTACTAATACAATTGGATCAGGACGCTGGACATATCTTATTTTATAAACAATGCCACTTTTATTCTGAGAATCTACAACATCCCAAATAGGTATCAGTTCTGACTGCACGTCAAAACCAGTAGCAGTATTCTGAAATAATCTCCATGCCTGCTTCTTCAAAGGTTGAGCATAAGCTTTAGACATCTCTCTGTCATACTCCTTATAGTTCAGAGGGATAATAACATAACTGTCTTTGGCTGTCCCTTCTCCAGTAGGAACAAGGAGTCTTTCATTAAGGATAAATAGTACATCAGTACTTCCTCCAGTCTTTTTAGGCATATCAAACAAGATACCCCTCTCATCAAAGATATTAGTTTGGCTACTTGATTGTGTAAGAGTTGCAACCTTAATTAGACTTGAAAAGTCTACCTGCCTTCTCTCACTATCATCAAAACCCTGTCCTTGGCTATTAAGATTGCTATAGAAGTAAGACTTAATTATCATATCTTGAGCCTGAGTCAGGAGGACAGACTTCTCATACTCATCCAAAGTGACATCTGCCTTAGAAGAATCTTCTCCAAATGATGCTGTAGTAGCATAGCTATTAAGGAGAGTATCAAACAAATCACTAAATTCCTTAACTGTCATATCCTGTATTTTTAGTTACGTTATTTAATTGGCAATTATATTGCAATTATTCACTCCTTTGTCCTGCCTGAAGCACCATCTGTGCATTATCCTGACCAGTTGCTGTCCAAGCAACCTTAGCTAATTCTACTGCCCTCTGAAGGATATCCTCATGAAGAACTGAGTCTAGTTCACATTCTGATGGAATTCCTTTCCCCTCAATAGTCAAACCATCAAGATTTGCTAATATAATCGGCTCTGGTTTTCTGATGTACCTAATCATATAGGTAGAAATAGAAACACCAAGATTAGTGATGATTTCGGCATTCTTCACATCATTAACAGATGTTCCAGAATTAATTAATCTCCATGCCTGATTCTTTAAAGGGCGTTTAAAAGGCTTAGACATTAATCTTAAATATTCATCATATCTTAGTGGAACTACTTGGAGAATACTACCATCTGATGTATAAAGTGCTTCATTGATAACAATAAAAACACTATCTGGAAATATATATAGACTGCTTCTAGGATCAATTCTGTTGTCTACACTAAGTACATCTATTTGAACCTGACTTACTGAAATACTATTATCAGCACCTCCTTCTACATAATGTATCCTTGAATATAGACCGTGAAACTCTACTTCTACGCCACTTCCAGTACCAACAATAACATCATTCCAAGCATCTACACTTGTTATAGTATATTTAGAGGCAGGAATAGGATGATTATATGGTTCTACTATTTCCCCATTATAGATGGCATAAACAGAGCCACTAGAATTTATAGTAGTAGCAGGACTGAAATTATTATATGTAAAAGCATATATATACCTACTAGATGATCCAGGATTACTATTAAGATCACAATGAGCTGTTTTCATTAAGCAGGAGAAATCTGCCTGCCTCTTAGCAGAGTCATCAAAGCCCTGCCCAATGTTATTGCCTTTACTATTGGCAGTGAAATAGTTCTTCACTATCTCATTTTGAGCCTTGGTAAGGAATACACTTTTTTCATATTCATTCAGACCAGGGGCCTGATTTGAAGTAATGTTATTATAAAGAACATCAAACTGGTTTGAAAACTCTGTTATAGTCATAGTACTTATTTTTAAGGTTCTGTATGGGGCTAATGAATAGCCCCTATACTTCCCCTGTTGTTATCAATCTTTTAATCTTGCTTCTAAGGTATATTTAAGCTCTTGCCTCTTCACATTAGTGATATACTTGGCCGCATTTGTCAGTGTGCTATCCTCTCCCATTTCACACATCGGAGAACCATCATAGTAGTAAAGGTCATTCCTTCGTGTAATAATACCTGCTTCAACACCTTTCTTGATAAGTACCTTTGCAGGAAGAAGTGGATCCTTGATAGTGCTGAGGAACCTGCGGGAATCACTCTCTATATACTCCATTACCTTTGCCTGAAGGAAATCAAGCTTGGTCTGAGCTGTAACAGGTCTGCCAGTAAGAATCTCAAGAATAGCACGGAGAGTATCCTTGTCATTGCGGATAGCTCCATATTCCATAAAGCACTCCATCTTTGCATCATTCTTGCTAAGGTTCATCTGTACCTCTGCATTCTCTGAGATGATTACATACTGATAGGTTGCTTTAGGCCTGTCCTCAAGCTCTTGCATGGAAGGACAGATATAGTCCTTATTGGCAAGCAGCACTTTGTATTTGATGTAATCAAGAGGGTCACTAAGGTCAAGGTAGTTATCCTGCTTGAACAGTATCACCTTTCCACATCCCTCTGGATTATTGTCATCCCAGAAGTTGTCACGCTTGTTATAGATACTCAGTGCTCCTTTCTCCAAACGCATGGCCTGCTCCAGGAATGCCATCTCATTATCAGTAAGAACATTGACATACTGTCCTGAACGAAGTCTTGGAACTACAAAGCTCCTTCTTGCTCCTTCTGCCATTCCTCCCCAAAGTACATGTCCTTTAGTCTGAACCATAGCACTTGGACTGGGGACAAATCTTACAATAATCCGTTCATTTCTCAGACAGTTGATAGGCTCACCAGCCTCTTGTCTTTTTTGTGTAGGCTGAGGTTCTACCTCTGCCATTGCCCTTTTGGGGACTTCTTGGAGATGCTCCTCTGTGTCCAGTACAATCCTTCCAAAGTTTGGCATCTCTTCTCCTTCTACTCTCTTCTTGTTTGCCATTACTTCTCCTATTTATTTATTAGTTGTATCGTTTCTTCATCATAATAAAAAAGATTGGCAGGAGAGGAACCTAAGTCCCCCTCCTTACCTTCTCTTTTTAACCACGAAGTACTGCAGGAATAATGCTCATTGTCCTTGTAGGATCAAGAACACATACACCAGTAGTAGTGAACTTGTGAATAGTTGCAGAATCCTCATCATGGCTCATGTACTCATTGCCCATCTTGCCAGTGAATGGATTGCGGAAGCCCCACTCATAAGAAGTGTAGTCACCTACCTGACCCTTGACACCTACCTTGAAGATGTTAGGCTGGTCCATAGTACCAATGTCAAAGATGTCATAACGGTAAGAATAGGCAGGACCACCATTAGGATGCATAATCTTGTTGCGTACAGGATCATCATACATGGGATCTACATCTACACGTACAGTTACACCATTAGGAGCCTTGAACTCAACAATCTGAGCACCAATACTCAAAGCATTGTCATGCAGGGGAGAGTTCACCTTGCGTACCATACCAATCTGGTCTGCATTGGTAGTGAATGCTTGCCAGCCACTGATAGTATCAAGAGCTGCCTTATGGAACTGGGCAGCACCACGCTCACCAGTCTTCAGGATGAATACACGGTCTTTCATGTCAAGATTAGCTGCACTCAGGTTGTACAGGGCATCCTCAATCTTCTTCAGAGAGAAGTTGTTGTAGAAGTCTGTGTTGTTAACTTCCATCTGCTGGAACAGACCTGCACCCATGCGAATAACCTCACCACTCTTACCAATGTCAAGATACTCACCATTCTTGTTGCGGTTGCTACGGCCATAAGCAATCAGCTTGTTCTTAGCTGCATTCCACTGCTGCTCAAGTACCCACTGCTCATAGTGCATCCACATGTCATAGGTCTTGACAGTGTAGCCATTATTGTTGGGAACTTCTACAGGAATACCAAAGGCAATCTTCTTGTTGATGAGAGCACCAGATACCTTATGCTGCATACGGATAGAGCTGAACTCATTACGCATCATGATAGGACTGGAGAAGGTGATATCATCAACCTTGCGAGAGAACTCACGCTCAACAGGAGCATACTCCTTAGAGAACCTCTTACCAGGCTGGAGCTGCTCACCAGGCATACCACCAATAACACCACCCATCAGCTGTACCTTATAGCGAATGTTAGTACCTTCACGATAGCCATCACCCAAAATGCGGAGGGGATAGATTTCATTCAGCTCACCAACAATCACTGCACCATCAGCAAACAGGTCTTCATCAAATACTACATAGAAAGGTTCACCATTGGCACCTGCATTTACATTGTCAGCTACCACTGTGCCATCAAGAGTACGAGCTTCTACAAGGGGAAGGTTCTTAACCATAGAACCAATCACCTGCCAGGTGTACTCATCATCACTGTCAAATTCCTTAGTGGGGAACTGTGAGAGGAATGTGTCCAAGGTCTTACCCTTATGGAAAGCCAAAAGCTGGACCATCATCTCTGTTGCCATCTGAGGATGCAACCTGAAAATACCACCAAGGTGGTTCAACTTACTGGTCTTTCCCCAGCTGTCGAACTCAAAACTCTGAAATTTACCTAATTTACCCATTATATAAAATGTTAAACATTAAAAACAATCTTTTTACCTTGTATTTTTAATGTCTAGAGAGCTAGCTTAAATCCTGCGCTGAGGAATGATTCTGGATCTTCTTTCCTGCTTCCTACCAGGTTAAGACTACCATCTGAAGTCCTCCTGCTACCATTCAGGGTCTGTTCCAACTCCCTAAGACCTTTTCTCATTTCTTTCTTGACTTCAGCCTTGGCAAAACTCTTAAAGTCTTTAAAGCCATCAGTCAATGTGTAGAAGAGACCTACATACTTCATAAAGTCTGCATGATTCTCTGATTCATACTTCTGAAGGGCTGTCAGGTACTGACCTGATTCTGGGTCTCTGTACACTGGCCTGGAGATGTTATCATAGATTTTCTTCCTGACATCCTGATTCAACTCCATGTCTCCCATCAGTTGCTTGTCTTCCAAAATGCTCTTCTTCAGATTGGCTTCTTGCTTCTGCAACTCTGCCTTATCCTTTTCTGCTGCTTTCTGGGCCTCTTCCAACAGTTTATCATACTGAGCCTGGAAGAATTCCCTGTTGCCTTGGAGGGCATCCTTTGCATCCTCAATGTCTGTTCCTGAATCAAAGGTGCGCTGAGTCATCTTCTGAGCTTTCTCTGGAGTATAGCCTTTGTTGAGATAATCCTGATAAATCAGGTTTCTTCTCAGACGTTCTCCTTCTTCACTCTCTGCAGTCAACTGATTGTCAGTAATATTGGAAATCTGTTCCAGTACTCCTTCATACTGCCTAATCTGACTGGGCTCCACACCATTCTCAAGAGCTTTTGAAATCCTACGCTGCTTATCATCAAAGCGGGCATTAATCTCTGCCTCAATCAACTCACTGAGTGACTCAGCAGAGTCCACTTTGCTTACTGCAGCTTCATCAGAGTTGGGGAAGATACCATCCACTGCCAAGGCATTGGCAATGGAAGAGTAGAAGTTTGGAGAAGTGTCACTGCCCTTACCAGCGGTGGCATCTTCCTTTTCCTCTTTATTCTTTCCACTACCTACGCTCTCTGGCTGTGTCTTCTCCTCTTCTTCCTCAATCGTGTCTCCACTAAAAAGGTCATCGGGATTTACAACCTCAGTAGTCTTTTGTGTATCACCATTTACTGTCCCATCTGACTTCTCCTTGTCAGATTCTGCTGACTCCTCCTGAGTAGCAGGTTCCTCGGTATCTGAGAACAGGCCATCAATCTCCTGCTCACCAAGGATGTTGTTAAAATCTAACATTGCCATTGTTATCCTTCTCTTTTAGTTATTCTACTATCCTTCGTATTGCAAAAGTACTGATTTGAAAGGCTTTTGCTCAAATCCTTAATTTCCCGTTAAGACACAATAAAAGGGATGCTAAGAAAACATCCCTTCTTTACAGTAGGCTAAAACTAAATTTACTGCCTGTCCCGTCTTTTAAGTAATCATTCTATGATTACTCTCCTATTACCATTGGTCTTTCTTCCCTGGATAATTCTTACTCCAATAGTCATCTGCCTCAAGACCTGTTGGTACATGTTCCGCACTCTTGATATCTCCCTGATAGAGAATCATCTTCTCTTCCCTATAGAGCATCAATTGTACAAGGGCCATCACTCTATCGAAGTTACCATATTGATTCCATTGTATCAATTCTTTGAGCAAAGCCCTATTCCTTATATTATATAGATTGGGTACGGTAACTTCTACCTCATTACCTTCTGCATCATGCTCTATCTTGGTAACTGGTTTAAGCAGCCAGTCCCTGATCATCCTGAATCCTGCCTTGATAATAGGAGTAACAGCTCTTACACCTTTTGCCTTATTACCATATCCAATAGAGGTGACAAGCTGTCTGTCTCTTAAGTACTCTGGAGTATCAGCCAACATATAGGTACAGTTCCTCATACTGAAATAGGAGAAAATACCTTTTAAGTTATTCTCATAGAGTCCCTTCATGTTATAGAATAGGCATAGCAGTCTCACTTTCTCATACAGGTCATTGGCAAATTGTGGCCTTCCTGTAAACTCTGCTACTATCCTGTCTGTCCAGAAGTCCATGACAAAGATACTTCCTAATGACATAGTACCTGATTCATCATCATCAAAGGGGTCCAATCCAAATCCATATCTGTCATAAGGAACCTTTCCTTCACTGTTCTTCTGAGGCATCTCATATATTTCCAATGCTCCCACTACCTTATTATCCTTAGTAGGAAAGTCTCTGATGGGAAGCTCACCTGTGGGCTGGAATTGTATAGTACCATCTTTTTCCTGTATAAGCTCTCCTACATAGACATCATCATACTCATTAGGATTATTATCTATCTGATTAAGCCTGTTGTTCAGTTCTGTAATAGGGAACATATTTCCCTGACTCCTGATGATAGCTTCCTGTGGAGTAATAGGATATTGTGAAATACGCTTGGTAATAGTATTGATATCTGTTGAACCATACTTCACTTTATACCTGTCCATACAAAGCATCAAGAGTGCCTTACTGACATCTGAATTACCATCCTTGTCTATACAAGTATCATCATAGTTCATATAGGCTGGATAGAAGAAGCCACACTCCTTCCTGCCCTGACCTTCCTTGTCATATACATTTTCCAGTCCATACAGGTTATAACCGTCTGGAGAATAAAACATTTCTGCAAAGGCTGTAAAGTCACTCTGGTCATCACCAGCCGTACCATACATATAGATTTCACCGAATACAGAGGAACCTTGCTCTACTGAAGGCCTGATCATGTTATACATCTCTCTTAGATTCTTGAAAATACCTGCCTCCTCAATCAGATAAAGTACACCACGCGAACCATTCAGCTTATCCTGATTGACACCTGTGATAATACCTGATACTGAGTTCTTACTGCCATAGGCTACATCACTTCCTGACTTCTTGTAGCCTGACTGCCATACAAGCTCCTGTACACTACTCTTTAATCTTCTTGCAGCAAACTGTGTGTTCTTGGCACAGAAGTCTATGTTATCTACAAAGACGGAGAGTATCTGGTTAGTTCCTATCAGCTTGGTCCTATCCGTAGCAGTAACCATACATTGCACCTCACTTCTGTTATTCTCAAACTCTCCTATCTCAAATCTCTTGGAAAGCATTCCAGCACCAAAGGAGGTCTTACCTTTACCACGACTGGCCAGTGCATCTGCATGTTTCTTATGTTGTCTCGCCTGAAGAACATAGTGAGAAAGGAGAAACTGCCCATCCCAGAAACCTGGATGCCTGGTAGTACGCATCTCAAAGCCATCATCTCTCTTTACTACCAAATGCATAGGACAATAGTTCAGCATCCAGTAGTAGTCTCCTGTTACCCACATACCTGTATCAGGATTGACAAAGCCTTCCCAGCCTCTCTGTCTCTCCTCTCTTATCCATCTTCCATATTCACTGTTAGGATTGGCATTAGGTCTAAGGTTGGTGTATTTTTCATTCTCCTGCCATTGTAAGGCTGATTGCCTGAAATAGTCTGAACCTTCTAATATAGGAGGCTTGGTAACATCTATGATAGCCCTGCCAAACTCATCCCTTGGAAGCTGGGATACAAGGGGCCTGTTAGGGGAAACCATCCATCTGATAAAGGGAACATTATTCATAAAGTCCCAGAAATTCTCCTGTACCTCCTGTGGATACTTTCCTAGCTCCAGCTCTTCCAGGGGAGTCTGGCATTTATTAAAAATTACATTATCCATCACAATCCTTTACCGTATGTTTTCATTTTGTGGAAACTCCTTAATCCAATCCTATATCTCCTAAGGTCAATTCCTGAGAACCTCTTGCCTTTCCTTCATCTGCTTCCAGTTCCTGCTCTACCTTCTTCTGAAGTGTCTGAAGGGAATTGACTATTCCTTCCACATTCTTCAAGGCTGCTGTAATGGATGAAATCTGATACTTGGGTTTACCATTTCTGTCCTCTGCTGTCAGAATGTCGGGGTCCCTGAGAAATTTTGAAACAGTATCTGCTGCAATAAGAGATGACTCCAACAGTTTCTGTGAAGGAGTAATAGTCAGCTTCCTGTATATCTCCATAGCTTCCTTCAATAAATCTGAAGGCTTAAAGTCACTAGGTAATCCTTCCTGCTTGATAATCTCTGCTGCTCTTTCTTCCATGTCAAGAATATAAGAGTAGCTGCTGGAAGGACTTACCATGAAGTACATAAAGGATATCTGTCTCCAAAAGTTTTCCTTTTTTTCACTCCTGTCCTGATGAAACAGTCTCCTGATAGGTCTCACCAAGAATGCCTCATCTGCTAATTTTATCTGGTAATCCTCGTATCTAATAAGCTTCATACAAAATTCTCAATTTACCTCTACAAAATTCTCAAATCTAAAAAAGGCCCAGGCCAAATAGCCCAGGCCTCTTCTCCCAAAAACAACTTCTACTCAGCTTATAATGATTTTAGGCTTCTCTGGAGTTATAATAGGATTCTTATTACCCTGAACTTCTTCTCCTTCAAATGAAAACAGAATGTCCCTGTCACTTAGGAACAGGCAATCCTGCGGCTCTCCCTTCTCATCTTCTACCTGAACCCAGTTAAACTTGAAGTCAATGACCTTATTCATATCCATGTCATTCTTAATGGAGTTAGGGTCATACTTCCTGACTGCATAGTTCATCACATCAATCATCACCTTATCGCCAGGCTGGATGTCTCTTACCAGTGGTCCTACTGCCACTACTATCTGATAGGTCTTAAGATCTCCCTTCTTACATTCAATCAGCCCATGTGCATCATACATATCCTGCTCATACTTCTCACCTGTTGTTACCAAATTAGTGAACAGTGGTTTAATCTTCTTTATCTTTATCATTGCTATCCTTTTTATATTTGTCTTTTCCTTTATAATTCTTATAGTAAAGCTTGAACTGCTTCTTTAGGTTATGGTATCTGTCTAACGTGACATAGAGCTTGCCTATAGAGGGGATATTGACATTTGGCCTGAGATTAAGGAACTCTTCATCTGTAAGTTCTTCCTTTAAGGGAAGGGATGTAATATGCTCCCTGACTGCCTTCCAATAAGCCTTATAGGTCTTATCTACTAATGTCCTGGACACTCCCGTAGACTCTGATACCTGAGCTATGATTTCTTCATAGGTCATTCTTCTGGTTATTCTTAATGAGAATCAGTAACTGGAATACTCCGTTGTCATCCTTCCTTACATTAGGAATCAGCCTGGGATTGATACCTTTGTCAGAGATTACTTTCTTCTTCTTTAAGGTACTCATCACCACATAGAAGTGTGACTGTGTAATATGACAGTCTTCAATAACCTTACTCTTGGTCTCATTGCTCATCAAAAGCCTGTCCACCAGTTCGGGAGGAACCTGCTGGGAAAGTTCAAGCCTCTGTTTGAGGAAGGAGGCTATGACATCTATCTCCCTGGGGGTCAGTTCTACAAAGGGGTGTATCAGGGTACACCACCATTTGAAGAAGTCCATGCTGGAACTGGCATCAATGTTGAGTACATTATTGGGCTTATGCCTTGACCAGTTCCATCCTTCTTTCTTTGTCTGAACTTCACTCTCCATAATCAGTTTTGCTCTTTGTTATCTTCCTGCTCTGTTTCCTCAGGGATAGTCAGGGATTCCTGTACCTCTTCAGCACACTTCAGGACAAAATCAGAATCAAACCATTTCTCATACTTGGTGTGAAGCTCAATCACCTTAAAGAGATAGTCCATACGTCTTGTCTCCAAGAGAGCATTCATCTGCCCCATCTGCTGATGGAGTTTCTTGATATAGGTCTGCATCTGCTGGTTCTGCTGACTCAGCTCCATACAAGCCTGATTCAACTGCTCATAAGTGAGTTTCTGATTCTCAGCAGGCTGAGGCTTTGCCTCTGCATTGGGATTCATCTTAATTTCCTTGCTCTTTAACTTCTGCTCTTCCATAGTTTCTAATATTTTTATTAATTATTCTAATATTTAAAATGCTTATACAAAAATAATTTCAGCTCATTCAGTTTATTCTGCTTGATGAGTGTATCAAAGAATAGTATGATGGAGTCTGCTTTTCCATAGCCTCCTGGAAACTTGGGATAGATGGCCTTGATAATCTCTCTCCAGTTACTGCTCTCGTAGACTTTGAGCTTTAGTTTGTCAAGAGACATCTTGAAGATAAAGCTCTTCTGAGGATCTTCCTGCTTCTGGACAAACTTCTTCCCATACTTCCTCTCATACTTCTTCTCCCATTCTTCTATAGAGGATTCCAATATATCAGAACTTCCACAGTCACCGCAGCATTCAGCATCAATGCTCTCTTCATACTTTATCTTCAAAGAGAAACATCTGGCACAGTATTTCACTGGCTCTGAATCATATTCCTGGTTCTTCTCTTCTACTGACATACCTTATTATATATGGAAGTCTAATAACCAGATTACTTCTTCCTCCTGAGAGTGCCACCATTTGCCTTCACATTGGCGGCATTCTTCATTGCATTAGCCCTCTTACTTAAGTCTGAGGCTTGCTTACTGGCTTCCTTGATGGCTCTGCCCATCCTTGCCTTGTCATTGATAATCTCCTGATACTGGGCCATGACTCTGGCATCATCCTGAGCCTGCCACTGTTGTTCCTGTTTTTTTGATATTGCCATGATTGTATCCTTTTAATTTAATTATTAGTATAATGAAAATTGTCTTAAAGTAATAGTTTAACCTTTTTCGTTATTATCCTATTTCTCAATAACTTATGAAGTTATGAAATACGCCACAAAGATAAACAATCTTCTTTAAATAACCTAATCTTCTTTGTAATTTTATCCTAATTTTAAAATTATTTAAGGTTCCCATCCTTCTCCTATCTCAGGATTATTCACTATCTTTGCAACCAAACCCCTACAATCTTCACGTATTTTATATAATTCATTACATATTTATGACAGCTCTTCCTAAAATTCATTACATACCCCCTCAACATGCACCCGTAGCTCAGTTGGTAGAGCACCTGACTCTTAATCAGGGTGTCCAGGGTTCGAACCCCTGCGGGTGTACTAAGAACCCAAGGGATGGTAGGAAATACAGGCCTATCATCCATTTTTTAGCCCTTAATTTATTACATATTTATTACACCCTACTTTTTTATTTATTACACTAAGCTTCTTCAAAAGAGAAGTTAACTACCTATTTTACTTTTTAAATATGATTAACAAACAGCCTCAAATCACTTTTGTGTTCAACAGAAGAAAGAATGCATCCCTTACTGTAAAGTCTGCAGTAGAGATGAGAATTACCTATAACTATAAGCAAAAGTACATTGCCACTGGTATCATGCTGTATATAAACCAGTGGAAGAAAGGGAAGATCCTGAATTGTCCTGATATCCTTCAGATTAGCAGTACTCTGGATAAGATGCTTACTGATGTAAGGCAGATACTCCTTGATATGACCAATGAGGGGAATATAGATATATTCTCCATACCAGCCAGGTTAAAGATTCAGAGAAAGAATATTAATTTCCTGGATTATTGTCATCAGAGATTTGATATAAGGAAATATGGTAAGGCTCCAAGAAGCATAGACAGGTACAACTTGTTTCTGAAAGTCTTTAAAGAATGGGGAGGTATTAAGAGATTCAAGGATGTAAATGAATTAAATCTTATAGCTTTTGACAATTACCTGGCAAGTAAGGGAATGTGTCTCTATACTAAATGGCATAATTACCACAGGCATCTTAATTCTGTCATCTTGGATGCTATTAATGAAGGTCACATGACTAAGAATCCCTATAAGAATATCTGTATAGATAAAGGCAGGGACATAAAGAGTCTTGAGAAATGCCTGACTCCAGAAGAATTCCATAAGATAAAAACCTCTAAGATGCCTACTGAAAGTCTGGAGAAAGTCAGAGATGTGTTTATTTTCCAAACCTATACCTGTCTAAGCTATTCGGATTTGAGATACTTTAATATAAAATCTGTACAAGAGATTAAAGATATGAAGGTCTATACTGGACACAGGCTGAAGACAGATAAACCCTTTACCATCCCTATCCTATCCCCTGCCTGGAATATCCTGATGAAATATAATGGCAGACTACCCATTATATCCAATGTCAAGTACAATGAGTACCTGAAGGTAGTAGCACAATCATCTGGAATAGACAAACCCCTGAGTACACATTGGGCAAGACATACAGGAGCTACCTTATTATTAAATGAAGGGGTACCCATGCAGATAGTATCCAGAATATGTGGTCACTCCTCTACCAGGATTACAGAACAGGTATATGCCAAGCTATTGGATGAGACAGTAGTGGAAGCCATTAAAAACCTCCCACCTTCACAGGCAGGAGGAAAAACAAAAACAGAAAATTCAAATAGATAATCTATTCACAAAAAACAAACAAACCGTTACCTGATAATCTCAACGTATCTACTAGTTTCATCACTCACATAAGGATTTTTCTCAACAACATCTATATGAAGAACTCGATGCTTTTTCTGAAACCATCTCAAAAGAAAGAACTTCTTTGGAGGATTAACAGTCTCTTTCTTACTGGAGACTACGATATGTTTCTCACTCTTAAAGTATGGCTTTACTGCAATCGTAGAAGGATACTTAAGTCCTAGATTAAGCTTATACCATTCATCTCCCAATACAGTATCAATAGCCAAGGAGGGTTCTTTAAACAAAGTATCCACCTGGGTTATTGTAATAGTATCTGTCCTGGAGAAACTGGACTTAACCTGCTGTAAAGCCTTTAAGTCCTTATCCTTTACCTTCAGTTCCTTCCTGGTAGCATCAAGCTCCTGAAGTACAGAATCCTTGAAATATTCAAGCTGATCTACAGTCAATAGCAAAGCAGCATTCTGTTTCTTGCTATTGTCAAACATGGATGCATAGGCCTTTACATTACCCTCAGAAACCTTCCATTTCTCATTTGCATCCCTTACTTGCTTCCACATAAATCCTATGGTAGCAAAGAGAACCACTATAGCTGCAATAAAATATTTATTCATATTCTTCTTATTTTGTTGCAAAAATAAGAAACAATCTTTTAGGTACAATGAATCTTAGGATAATGCTAAGAAATAAAGAAAGAGAAGCCTACACTTAGGCCTCTCTTATCTTGAAGACACTTTTTAAATTGTATCCTAGTATTTGTAAGTACACAGGTGTTTCACAACAGCTGCATAGCCTGAGATATTTTACTATTCAAAAAGGTATAAGAAGTCCCTAAAGGATTTTCCTAACCTCATTAACTTGGCACTTCATCTGGGCGGTCAGTATAAACTTAACTCGTAAGCTTTAGAACTCCCTAATGTCCACTTTACCCTCAGCCTCTTTCCCATAGTAGTTAGGCGGGACACCAGACTTATAACCAAGCATTTTTTGACCTATCGGGGCTTGAGTATCCTGAATATCTCAGTGCTATAAGCACTTACAACCCGACTTCTAAGGCTCTATATATCCACTGGACCTTAATAGCCTGAACATGGAACTACTACTTCCAAGGGTCGCTGCAAAGATACAAACTAATAATATAATACCAAAATTTTACTTGAACAAAATTTCTTAAATAATTATAAAACAGAAAATTATTCTATACAAACTTGGTAAAATCAAAGCAATCCCCATATACTTTGGCCCATAAGGTAAATATATCCTCATAGGCATCTACTGTCATAAGCATGGGAATCACATTCTTTATAATATCATGCTTGGTATATAAATTCATTCCATTACAGAAATAAACTATATCCCCCTTAGTACAACCAGAAACATTATAGTATACCTTCTTCTGGATGATGGCATCTATCTCATCATAGGTCCAAGTATTCCCCATGACAGCATGAGCCAGTTCCTCAGTAAAGTGTCTACCATGTTTCCTAAGATACTCCTTTAACCCTTTCATCGTATCAAGTTTTAGTTAAACTTCTTGGATGCAAAGGTACAAAATAAAGTTATTTCACCAAAAATAATGCCGAGAAAACTGTATAAATCCCTATGATTTAATGCTTTACATCAATTATATAGCGTTTATCCTACACAATAGATCATCCATTTTATCCATATCAGACAAATCTTTCCACCTATACCTTAATACCTCTATAGAAGGATACTGTTCTTGAATATCCTTAGTCCTGTTCTTGTCATGTAGCTTGTGTTCATCATGGAACTTACCATCTACCTCTATAATAACCTCTTTCTCTGGTATATAGAAATCAGCTATATAATACCTTATTATCCATCCATCATCAGCATAGATATAGAATATCTTTTGAGACTCATATTCCACATAGTGCCTGTCTAAGAACTCTTTCATTCTTTCTTCTAATGGAGAAGGCCAAGTATCCATTTGTCTTGCCCTATACTTAGCTTGCTCCATTACTTCCATGTTATGCAACTTTATATTTCCCATACTTCTACTATTTATAATGCACAAAAATATTATAAAAAGATTGGACTGTTCTATAGCTAAGAATTGCTCTAAGTGGAATGAAGAATGTGTGTAAAAGGGGAGATATTCCAAAAAATATTGGGTATGTGTAAAGGCGTGGGGACTTGGGAAAAATGCAAAGTATGTGTAAAGGTGGGAGATAATAGATAAAAATATGAGATATGTGTAAAGATGTGTCATAACATATCACACCTCCCCCTGTCTTTGACAGTTGGGGTTCATCCCCCCTGGGTCTTTGCAGACTGACTGATTCTCAGTAATAATATAGCAAAGAATTACTCATCCTCAGCAACTGAGACTGAAGCATCACTAATGCTACAAATGCTACAAACTCAACTACTGAGGCAGGAAAGACTGTCACAACCCTAATAAATAACAGCAATGAACAAACAAGAGTTCTCAGCAATTATGCTGATTGTCAAGAAACTTGGCTGGAATGACATGCCAGCAACAGTAGCTCTGGAAGCTATCCAGAAGATGATCAACAATGATATAGCAGTTGGTGCTGACTGCTGTGGAATAGTAGATGACCCTGAAGATTCCCTTCTTTCTATCTCACTCTGGGATGTTGATAAGATTTGGATGAGACTGCTTGTCTCTGACTATCAGACTCTGAATGATGAATCTCTGGAGCATTGGGCACTCACTTACAGACCTCAGATTGAGGCTTGGATGAGATTAGGGCATTCCTTTGAGGAGGCCTGTAATGAATGGGATATTCCCTCTAAGGAGTGGGAATGGGAACACTATCAGGATTACCTCGCTGAGATGCAGGAAGCCTATGATGAGACTATCTATTCACTCAAATATTGTATCTAATGAAAGAATTCATGAAAGTATTAGGGCTTGCCATAATTGGTACAGCCCTAATGTTGGGTATTGCAGCATTTGCTGCTGGTGTGTTAAGACCTTACAATAGGGAGATTGTATCCAGTGTAATACTCTCTATTGTTGCTGTCTCTCTGCTATTGCCTATTGCCTTCATTGATAATCAGAAGGAATGGGTAACTAATATTTGTATATTCTTAATGGCTTGGACACCTATTCAGGCTATAATGATTGCTGCATTCTTATAATATAAATAATAAAGAAAATGGTAAATTTAACAAATTATGATGACCAGTTTATTCTGGATTTGATTAAGCAGGTCAATGGTAATCCCTACAAATGCACTGCCAATGTGCAGTATGCTGTCAAGGGCAATAATCTGATTCCAGTTCTTTCTATCTATCAAGACAACAGTACTGACTGGGATGTTGATGATGTAATACTCTTCTGTGAAAGAGTAGATGCTGTAGACTTCTGTAATGAAGTAGGTATGTCTATCTTTGATATGGAAACTATGTTAGAATATTATTCTGCTGAAGCATACCAGCAAATGATAAATGACCTGGAATATGAGGAAGAGTACAGAGAATGGATGGCCCAAGAGCTTGCTTGGTACAATCATGCGAGAATGATGGGTTGGGAATAATCTTAATAATATGAAAAGAATTATAAGCAAATCATTACAGGCAGCTCTCCTCAGGGGAGCTGTTCTGGTATCTGGCAGTATGGCTACTATCATTACTGCACTGTTCTCCAATAGCATCTATGGTGTTGTTGTTACTCTGTTCTTGGGAGCTGGAATGATTGCTCTCATTGATGAAACTATTACTAACAATTTAAATAACAAATAATATGAAAATTAGAAGCTATAAGATGGTAAAGACCGAGAGTGCTACCATCACCATCCGTAAAGATGAGAATCATTACAAGAGCACATATTCAGTGTGCTTCTTCAGTAAGAGTGCAAACATTAGGATTACTTGTCCTAATAGGCAGGCTGCTAAGGAAGAGTTTGTTAGATTGATGAAGCTCTATACGAGTTTCACTATTACTCAAATAATGAGAATGTAATATGATACTATTTCAGGTTTACAGCAGACTGAAAGGTACAGAAAAATGGTTTGAGGACCACATGCCTTTTGAGACTAGAGAAGAAGCTGAGTCTTACATTGAAACACAGTGGAAGAATACTCATGCTTACATGATTAAGGAAGAAGATTATTCTGAAGACTAATCAAGGTCATGCAGCTCCACCTTATACAAAGTGAGCTGCACTATAACCCTTTAAAACAAAACAGAATTATGAAAATCAAGAATTTTATCGAGAATTGGAAAGCTGGTAAGATGTCAGCTAGTACTAGGCATCAGTTTTCTACACTCTCAGAAGGTTATAGAGCTTACTGGGAGCTTAAAAGAAAAATGTGGGAAACCACTGAGTTCAAACCTTTAAAGAATAAATAGTATTAACCCTTTAAAATAATAAAATCATGATTACAGTAAGATTCAATTCACAGAGACTGGAAAGAAAGTATTTCATCGTTAAGGTATCCTATGAGGATCCTATGACTCATGAACAGCAGAGAGCTATTGATACTCTGCTTGAAACAAGGCTTTCTGAAGAACAGGTGTGCTCTATTCTTGGAGCATATTGTAAGGACACTTATAAGCTGACTATCCAGCCAGTAGTAGGTAATAAGAAATTTCCTGCTGGGTATTATGAGAGTTCCACAATTGACATTATTGCCTCTGATATTAGCAGAGTACGGTTTATTAAGACTAGCTGCATAGAAGTTCCAAAGGTTGTCTTTATCAAGAAACAGGTTGAGGAGGAATTATAATGTATAGACTCTATGACTCTGAAGGGGGCTACATAGGTAGCTTTCCTTCTTGGAAGCAGGCAGACAATTACAGGTTTGCTTATGGGAATCAATATTGGAAAATCAAATCATTTAACAATTGAATATTATGGAAACGAAAGAATTAGTAATTGACATTTTGAATGCAGCTATTGATGCATTTGCAAGTAATGGTCATAAGGTATATCCTGGTGACAAGGTTGTAGATTACAATGTTGAGAGTGTTAGGATTGCTCCTTATGGAGATAGGCATCCTGGTTGGATAAAACTCTTTGTCACTCTTGAGGAAGGTTCTGGATTGTTCTTTCTGAGCTCTAAACTTACTATGATAGGTAATGTGTACTATGTAGCATGGGAGGAAGATAATGGCTTCCACACTGTGGGAGAATTATTGAGAAGAAAACATGCAGCTCTCAGAAGAACTGATAGGACTCTGTATTACAAATATTTAGACCAAGCAGAAGCAGAAATAGAGGGTATTATAGTAAAAGGATTATTCAAATAACAAGTAAAATTATGGCAGATTTTAGAGAAGTATTGGAAGTAAGGAAGAATAGTACTTGCTTCTTGGCATTCACATGGTGTAAGACCAAGGAAGACCTTGCAACTGAAGAAGGTATGTTACCTAATCCTCCGATGGAGATTGATTGGAATGATTGTGCTACTATTGGTGAGGTTGCTGACCTTATTGATAGTCTATCTGACAGTGCTGATGAGTCTACACTCAGAATTCAGCAGCTTCTTGATACAGGTAAAACAACAATAATTAAAGAATACTAAGATGAAAGTATATAGACTATTATTCAAGTTTGACTACAATAATGGTAACTTTGAATATGAAGATTATCTTGAAGGTGAGTTTTATAAAACCAAACAAGATGCTCAAACTGCAGGGCGTAAAGCACAGCAGTACTGGAGTAATATAGGTGTGAAGTATGTTTTTAAGACTAGAGCGGAGCATCTTCCTATTAATGATTAGAATATAACAATGATTAAAGAGTATTGATTATGCAAGTATTAGATCAGAACGTTCTCTTTGAAGGTAAAGTAGAAGAGAGCATCCTTATCCACTCCTTTGAGGATTACAGAAAACAAGGAGGCAAGCGTGATGTGTTGGATCTTTATGCCTTCATCAAAGAGAGGGCTAAAAGAGAGGAAGGCAGATATATTGATGCTATGGATCAGGCTCTCTCAGGCATTGAGGTATCTGATGATTATCTCAGAAAGCAGAGACTGAGAGCCCAGGTTAACTGGTATTTGCTGCATCTGTGGTTCAATAAACCTCTTAGGAAAGTGAGCTACAGTAATTTTGACTTAGAAGAATTCAACAGGTTATAACTATGACAAGAGAAGAAGCAATTGCTAAAGCAGAGAAATATAATCTGCAGGCAGAAGTAATCTGGTGTATGGATCATGGATACACTCCAGAAGAAGCACTTGATGAGTGGGACATCTGATCCCTTAACATCTACACTCTGAGAAACACAATAACCCTTTATATTAACAACCAAAAGCCAGTACCTTCCGCTAAGAGGCTCTGGGCTAAATCATTGTGCCTAGTTGTATGTGAAGGTTTTGTATTATGGCAACATTTAGTGCAAAGAAAGTAGCTGAACTTAAGGAAGTGTTCAACAAGGCTCAGTATATCAAGCGTGAGTGGAAAACTGATGAGTCTATGACTCTGACTCTCAGTGAGTATGCAGAGCTGATTGACCCTGCACTTGCTCATGTAACTGGCAATCCTACAGTAATTGCCAAAGAACGTAAGGATGGGGGCATCTTCTTGAAGATGTCTATCCCTCTGGAGGATGGTGAAGGGGAGTTTGACCTCTCCTATGAGAATGACTTTGAGGAAGATGATGAGATTGACCTGAAGACTGTTAAATTCTGTGTGGAAAAGGCTATGGGTAAGTCTCATGGATATATAACAGGTGAGTGTATCTAAGATATTATATAGCCCTGTGTGACAGGCAGGGCATTTACTAACCCTTTAATATACAATAATATGGAAGAAAAGAAATTATGGTATGTTATTACATGCCACCATAAGCATGAGTTAGGAAGTGAATCATCATTTCTTGTAAGACTTGTTGAAGATTTAGAGACTGCTCAGCAGTTGATGCAAAGTATCTATGATGAGGCTGCTAATAACAGAATGGGCAGATATGCTAGATATTCTGATCCAAAATGGCTTGATGAGAATCATAGGACTCTTCAGATAACCTCTGATATCAACATTAATGGATGGTTACATAGTGTAACTGTGGAAACATATCATCTGTCTGATGAATGGGAAGATAATATATTCAGTAACAAAACTTGGATTTTAGATTAATATGGTGTATATAGAACATTATTTCTCTCCTGAGAAATGGCTGGAGAAATATCCAGATGCAAAGATTGTTCCTAATGAAACTTTCTTATGGACACTTGCTCCTGGCATAAGGGAAGCTTTGCATGATGTGAGGGCTCCTCAGTCAGGTGAAAATTGGCGAATAATATCAAATGGATATTATCATTCGGTAGTAGAAGTATGGTAACTTAGAAAAAGAAGGGAAGTCTGGCCTTGGGGTTAGATTTCCCTTTTTTTATTTTTTCATTTTTATTTTCGACTTATTTATACCTTTCTTTCTTTTATTTATTTTCTTTCTTTAGTTAAAGTTATAGTCCTTGTCTTTAACAAAATATCACGTCTTACCTTTTTTGGTGGAGATTGATAGTCTTTGACTTAGTCTCCCCACACAGTTCACATTTATTTATTAACAGTTTAAAGTTTAAAGATTATGGCAACTATTAGCAAAAGTTTCCTGGCAGTAGCAAACAACTCAGTGTTCAACAAGTCAGAGTGGGTTCCCACAGGTGATGCATTTACCCTTGAAGAAATCTGCGAAGCAACAGAGATGTTCAATTACAAGGACATCCAGGGTGATGAAGCAGAAGTTACTTCTGCAGAGTTCAGTGATGGTTCTACATCTCTGCGTCTTACAATTCCCTTTAAGGATGGTTCCAGCATTGAGTTGAAGGCTGGTAAGGCTGTCCAGAATGGTTATGACGAAGGTGACAAGATTAAGATTAATCTCATCTTTGGTCAGGAACTGAAGAAGGCAGGTCAGCCCAGCATTGTGAGATATGATGTATGGGAGTCTGAAGATGCCAAGAAAGAGTATCTGGCAAAGCGTGGATAAGTCTTTGTAGATTGACTTCAATAAGGGGAGTGGCTATGTCCACCCCCTTTATATTTTTTTCTCAGGGTCCTTGCGACTTACCTCAAGGTCTTAATTCCACTGTTTATTTTATTTTTTGCCCTTGGGACAATCGACTTAGCCCTCTATATATATAATAAGGTGTAAATAAGAAAAAGATGATAAATATTGAAATCGTACAAAAAGAACATATTATGGTCTATTTGTAATATAGATTAAATGATTTAGTGGAGGAAAAGGACACAAAATACCCTCCCCTCTCACTTTACCATTATTTTCAAGACTCTCAAATCTTCAATATTCACATAATCTATAACACTTTTCACTCACCTTATCTACACACTATATAGATATCATATACTTATTTCTAAGGTATTTTGGGGCTTTTCATTTCCTGAAAATCTCATTTTTGGTTTTCCTTTTACGGAATTATTACAAAAAGACAAATCTATTTCCCCTCAATAGAGTCCTTATACGAATCAAAATACATTGGTATAAAGTATAACTTCTCAATTAACTGGAAAATGATATATAACCAAGAAAGGCTCAAGCAAGGCTTACTTCCCTTATTAATTAATGAAAGTACTTTAGCCTTGCAATTGCCTTTCCTTTTACTTTAAGAAATACAAGGAGTAAGTCTCTCTGGAAGGATAAGGACAGTCATGCTTATTATAGCATCTCCTTAGGCTGTCCTCCTTCCTTTTTACTCTACTTTAACCCTTTAAGATTATGACAAAAGAACAACTAAGACACAAGTTATCTGCTATCCTGATGGATACTTGTGAAGAAAAGCCTATGCATTGTAATATAGTTATAGGCGAAGAGCAGGCAATGGGACTCAGTTCTCTTCAGATGCCTATAGTGACTGGTGCTTTTCAGATTCCTTCTGAAGGAATTATCTACTTCAATATTCAAGGCTTCAATGAGCCAGTTGAATTTGATGATATGCATAAGAAAGATTTAATCAGAATCTATAATGTATTAAGCAATGATACAGAAAAGATATGAATATATGGGTCCAAAAGGTAAACAATGGACTGAATGGATGGACTTTGATGAAGATGATTCTAAGTTGGAGTCCTTTAATACAAATGATAGATACCAACTGAAACCTAAATTACTGAATGAGTATAGAATAGTATAGATTAAGGCGTTTTCTTGAATCGAAATTCATCAGCTTGCTTGTGATAAGTAGGCTGAGGACTAACTTTAAGTGTTTTTCATTTATATGTGTAATTATCCAGCCTATTCTATTTGTGAAAATAGATAAGGCATCTTACTGCAATTTATTATTATTTTCAGCCATATATTTCTTGATTTAAATTTCGATTGGTTTAGTTTTTCATATTTCACAAATTGCAGTAAAGCCCTACAGCGGTGGGGCAAATGGTCTCATAGTTCAATGGATAGAATAACTCTCTCCTAAAGAGTAGATATGAGTTCGATTCTCATTGGGACTACTCCATTTTTATAAGGGAATCCTCGGTGGCATAAGACACTGAATCAAGAAAAGTATGAAATGCAGGTCACAGCAGTCCTGCCTCTTTAAAAGTTTTCTTGAGCTGAAGGGACTGTGTAGGTCTTATACAGGAGTTCGATTCTCCTGATTCCCACAATTATTGTTATTTAAAGGGTTAGATAAGGAGCGGGAGCAAGAAGGGATTATTATTCCTTTCTTCTCCTTCTCCTTCTTTTTTATCTGACCCTCTCATACAGCATTTTAGTTCACTTAATTATAAACCCTTTAAAATTTAACATTATGTCAGCAAAAGATTTAGCAATCCAAGACATTCAAAAAGAATTGGAACTTAATGGTAAGTGCTTCTTAGCCTTCCGTACAGAACTTAATCCAGTAATGAAACGTCTGGTCAGTAACCAGATTAAGGCTCAGAGAAAGAAGAAATCCTATCATTCCAATGCTCAGATTATGGCAAGATGCTTCTTTTCTGCATCTAATCCTAAGTATGAAAACTATATAGGCTACTATAAGCAATGAAAATCATTCTCTTTTCAGTACTTTTCGCTGCAGCAGCCATCATCATAGGTGCTGCTATCGGCAATTACATTGTTGGTAAATTAAAAGACTTTTAGTCTTTGTCATTTTGTTTTTATTCCCCAGTGTCAGGTCTTTCTGGCATTGGGGTTTTTCTTTTAGATAGTCTAAGCACGTTCCTTAACTCAGTTAATCATAAATTCTTTATATATATATTTGCACCTGAAACACAGCGGTGTAAAGGGTTTTTTGTTATATTTAAATACGTGCATTTTAGTAAGAAAATGTTGTAAATCGTGGTTCAATATTTCTTTATACATTTTTTCTTACACCTTATCCTATTCAGTCGTGATGACTGGGTAGGATTTCTTTTAAACTTAGTGTTTAATTTTTTAAATAATTAAAATGGAAAGAAGAAGAAATCAAAGAAGATGGTCTTTTGAAGAAGACCAAGTGTTACTCCGCTATGTGAAGAACTCTCCCTACAATCTTCACAGGTGTTTCATGATGGTGTCTGAGCATCTCAATGATGCAGGATATCAGCGCACTCCTCAGGCTGTACAGGCTCACTGGTATACAGTGTTGTCCAAGAAACCTGAATCCCTCTGCTTCTTTACTGCTTCAGCAAAGCATGTATCTAAGAACCGTAAGAATGGTATGGGTGTACACAGTAACTCATCTATCTGGCGCAGATTATTGAATGTTATCAGAGGATTATGATGATTACCGATTTGCAAAAACTTATATCTCAGTGGACAGAGCGTATGGGTAACACTACCCATCCTCTGCCCTACAGGGATGCTCTTGGAGAATGTATCTATGAACTGAATTGTCTGATTACAAAGACTCTCCAGGATGAGATGACAGAGCAAGATGCTTTGGATTATCTCCTGAGTCAGGAAGCAGACAGTTATCTCTCAAGTATGGAAGCCCATGAAGATGTGGCTTAATCTTTACAGCAGGTCATCATTCTATGATGACTCAGAACTTCCAGAAATTTGGTATAGTTAAATTATGGAACAAAAGAAAATTGAAAAACTTCTCAATGTAATATATAAGGACCAAGACTATGTAAAGTTGAAAGATCCTCATGATATTGACAAATATGTAGGATATAGTGGAATACTTGAAAGTCCTTTTACCTCTATCCTTCCTATTGTAGAAATTGAGTGTAACTTCATAGATGATGATGACTATATTACTATCTCCATCATCTTACCATTCCTTGGATTTACCAAAAGTATTGATGAAGATTTTAGGTATGAAGATGAATCATCTGTTTTAGGAAGAAAGCTATTGAGAATATTACAAGGGTGTAAGATACCTGGACATATTCTAAAAAAGCATCTTGATGATTATATCTTATGCATTAGATATGGTACAGAAGAAGATTAAATTATGACAAGAGAAGAAATCTATAGTGCTTGTGTAACGGCACTAACCAAAAGTAATGTGCTACTATTAGAAGCCGCGACTGGACTTGGGAAGTCTAAGATTTCCATAGACCTAGTCAATTGGATCACTGATGCTGTCTATAAAGACCACAAGCCTAAGATGCTTCTTCTGGTAGCAAAGAAAGTACATAAACAAACATGGAGAGATGAATTCAAGAAGTGGGGAGGCATCAAATGTGATGTCACTATGGAATGCTATGAGTCTCTCCATAAGCATACTTCAGAATCCTTTGACTTTGTCCTGATGGATGAATGCCACCATATAGGCAGTGAACTTAGGATAGATGCCTTGAAAACTGTCCATTACGGATATATGATAGGACTGAGTGCTACTATCCCATTGAGGATAAAGCAATGGTTCAAGTATCATTATCATGCTCAGGTAGTCTCCTGTGACATTATTGAAGCCATTGATTCTGAAGTATTGCCAGAGCCCACTATCCTACTCTTTCCTCTTCAGATAGAGAACTCAAGGATGTCTGAGACTATAGAGATTAATCCTAAGGCAGGAGGGCCTATTTTCTATGGAGAGTATAAAGACAAATGGAAATGTAGGAAGGAAAACAGACATGCCATTCTAAAATGTACTCAAAAGCAAAAACTTATAGAAATTAATAAGTTGGTGGAATGGGGCAAGGATAAAGTTAAAAATGGCAATCCAAGAATGAGACAAACTTGGCTCAGGTATTGTGGTATAAGACTTAAATTTCTTGCTGATTGCAAACTTCCTTGGGTAAAGATGATTCTAAAGCATTTGGATAAAGAGCGTACTATAACTTTCTGTAATACCATTGCTCAGACAGAGCAGCTTGGCAAGAACTGCATACACTCTCAGAACAAAAATGCTGCAAAAATCTACAATAATTTCAATTCAAAGAAGATTGATCACATCACAGCAGTAAATATCCTCAATGAGAATGCCAATCTTGTAGATTGTAAGTATGCCATTATGTGTAATCTGTCATCATCTGATATTGTTACCTATCAGCGTCTTGGCAGAAGTCTTCGTCATAAGCATCCTGTAATTATTATTCCCTATTATGAAAATACCAGAGAGCAGGAACTTATCGAGAAACTATCAGAAAATTTTAATAAGGATTATATAAAAGTAATACATTCAGTAAATGAAATATGAAAAATCGAGAATTAATTGAACAATTAAAGGCTTTGCCTGAAGACCTGGAAATATTATTGTGGGATTGTGAATGGAGCTATAATCCTATAAATGAAGTTAAGGAATTAACGGTTGTAGAGTCATCTTCTGAATGTAAAGGAAATGGCTTTATTAGTAAATTTGATGCTGATGGTATAGATGTAGGTCAGAAATTTATAGGATTATCATAGAGCTATGACACAAAAAGAAAAGTTAGGATGTGCAAGGATACTTGCTATGACTGTAAAAAGTATTGCAGCTAGTCTTAGATTTGATGCTAAAGACTATGATTGCCAGTTCCCTCTGGAACATGCCAAGAGATTGGAACAGGCAGCAGATGAGTATTTAAAACTTAAATAATTATATCATGTACCAAGTAGAAGTTTATCACCATGACAAAGATTGGGTCAAGGGTGATTTGGAAGACAAATTTGAATTAGTGGCTAAAGAGTTCTTTAAGACTCGTACTGCTGCTAAGGAATACATTGAGTCAAAACTCAGAGGTAAGAGTAGTGACAAGGTATGGAGAGGCTATCACAAAGGTGATAAGAGCAGTTACTGCTATCTGTATACTGGAGTTGAATGGCAACATGAGAACTCTGGTGAATGGATGAAGGAATACTATGAATATGTAATGAAGAAAGCAAAAATCAGATGAAGATAGCCTTTGATGAGAAAATCTGCTTGAAACATAAGTTGACACTGGAAGAATTTCTGGTGGCTCTTATGTTCAGGCAGGTTAAGAAACCCAGGGAAATCATCAAGAATCTTAAGGACAGGGAAGTACTGGTAATGAAGGATGGAAATCCTCTGGTAACCCAGCACTGGTCTGAAGTACTTGATGAGATTCTCTGTGACTCTTCTGGAGAACAGGATGAGGAAAGGCTGCTTAATCTTGCCAAGAAGATGAGGGAAATATATCCCCAGGGTAAGATGAGAAGCCGTACAGGACAGGTTACACCTTATTATTATCGTTGCAATAATGCTGAGGTGGTAAAGAAACTGAAGAAGTTCTTCCTTATCTTTGGTAATTATTCCGATGAAGATATACTTGATGCTACCCGTAGATATGTTGCTTCTTTCAGAGGTAACTATGCCAATATGCGTCTTATCAAGTATTTTATTTTAAAGGATGATATCCGTCCTTCAGAAGATGGCACAGGACATGTAGAGCAAATCTCTGACCTTGCTACTTTCCTTGAGAATAAGGGGAGCGAGGAAGAGGAGGATAATAATGATGATTGGACAGTTAGAATGGTATGAGTAAATTTGAAGAAGTACAAGCCAAGAATCAGGCGAGAAGACAAAGAATTCTTGAAGGTAAGTTAAACTGCCTTCCCATTCCTTTTAAGAGATTCAGGGAAGTATTCCCAGGATTTGAACAGGGTAAATATATTATTATTACCGCAAATCAAAAAGTGGGAAAGTCAAAACTGTCTGATTATCTCTTTATGTATGACCCATTGTTTACAATGGTAGATTACCCAGAGAAAAACCTGAAGGTGAAGGTTTTGTATTTCTCCTTGGAGATGGGTGCAGATGAGAAGTATAATGAATTTCTATGCCATCTTTTATTTAAACTTGATGGTATAAGGATATCTCCCCGTGATATAAGGGGTGTGGATAAGGCATATCCTGCTGAGATTGATGAACTGCTGAATGATGAAAGGCATCAGAAATATATTCGTGCCTTTGAAGAGATGGTTGAATTTGAAGATACTGTGAAGAATCCTACAGGAATCAACAAAAAATGTCGTGAAGAAGCAATGGCTCATGGTCACATGAACTATATCACTGTATCTGAGATGAATGAAGTGACGGGTGAGATGGAGGAAAGAAAGAAGATTGACCCCATTAAGCCTTATACTCAGAATGATGAGGATGAGTTCAGGATAATCATATTGGATAATGCTGCTAATCTGATGCCTGAGAAAGGCGCAGAGACTAAGGCTCTTGCTATTGAGAAGATGTCAAAGTACGGAATAACCTTAAGAAAGCAGTTAAATTATATTTTTGTCTTGATTCAGCATCAGGCTCAGGCTCAGGAAGGTATTGAGAATATCAAGTTAGATAGGATGAGACCTACCTCTGATGGATTAGGAGATTGTAAGACAACCTCCAGGGATGCTAATCTTGTCTTAGGATTATATAGTCCTTTTAAGTTCAAGAAAAAGGAATATAACAGGTACAATATAGAAAAGCTGAAAGACTATGCAAGATTCCTGGAAGTTCTTGAAGATAGGGATTATGGAGCTAACGGTGATATCTGCAGCCTATTCTTTGATGGTGCTACAAGTACCTTTAAGGAATTACCTAAAGATAATGATACAGCAGGACTTGAAAGTTGCTATAGGTGTGCCCAAAGATTTGAGTTAGAAAGAACAAATCCTTCACTTGAACTATCTAATCCTTAGTAACCCTCTTCAATTTTCATATCAAGAATTTAAGTAAGATGGCTGTCTCTCCTGAGGCGGCTATCTTTGCATTTACTAACATTTAAAAAAGAGTAGAAGTAAGAAATGAGTAACATTGTGTTGCCTACAGAACGTAGGAAAGCAACTGACTACAACCCAAGATTGATGGTCTTGTTTGGTAAGCCTAAATCAGGCAAGTCTTCTTTGATGGCATCTCTTGAGAATAATCTTATCATTGACTTGGAAGATGGCTATAGGTCTCTGGATGTCATGTGTGTTCAGGCAAGAAGTGCTAATGACATCTTCAATATCAAGACTGCTATAGAACAGAAGAATCAGGAAGCAGGAAAGAAATTCTATCGCTTTATTACCATTGATAATGCCACCAGACTTGAAGAGATGTCTCTTCCTTATGCAGCACATCTTTATCGCCAGACTTCAATGGGTGCTACATGGGGATATAAGAAAGACCGTGTTGGCAATATCCTGATTGAGAATGGTAAGAAGGTTCCTGACCCAAAGGCTGATGTAAGACAGCTTCCTAATGGTGCAGGCTATCTTTATATGAGAAATGCTCTTAAGGAGATGATTCACATGTTCCAGCCCCTTTGTGATACTCTTATCCTGGTGTGTCATGTAAAGGATAAGCAAATCCGAAAAAATGATGAGGAGACTACTGAGATGGCAGTAGATTTGGCTGGTAAGACTGGTGATATCATCTGTGGTGAAGCAGATGCCATTGGATATGTATCCAGACAGGGTAACAAGACTCTCCTGACTTTTAAAGGTGGTGATAATAATATCAAGGGCTCTCGCCCACTCCATCTAAGGGAGAAGATATTTGAGGTTGCTGAATCTGATGAAGAAGGTAATCTCAAGGTAGATATGTCCAAGATATTCCTCGATAAGCAATAGAGTATGTTGCTACTTTGTAGCAACTCAAAGAAATAACATTACTAATAATTTTTTAAGATGGAAAAAAGAATTTCTTATTCAGAATTTCAACAGGCAAAGAGTGTTGCCAAGGCAATTGCACCTCTTATCAGTAAGAAAGACAAGATTCAGGCTCAGATTGATGGCCTGGATGAAGAGTTTAAGAAGAAGGCCGAAGAGAAATTGGCCAAGTTGAAGGAAGACCTTAAGTTAGAACTGGCAGAGAAACGTGCTTCCCTTGAACTGCAGATGCAGAATAAGGAGAATGATATTGCACTGTTTGAGACTGGTATTGTCAGTATGCTGGGTGTACATGTCACAAGCATTGTGAAGAAGGTAATGGAACCTACTGGAAAGACTGATCCTAAGACTGGTAAGCCTATTGTGGTAACTAAGTATCTTCCTACTGACATTGTAGCCTATGATGAGCAGACTAAGCAGTATGTAATTACTCTTCCTGATGAAGAAGAGACTATTGTGCCTCCTACCACAGAAGATGTACCAGGCTCTGACTTTGATGCAGATGTGGAGAATACAGAGGAACTGGTTGAAGAGACTGTCTCTGTAGAGGATGAAATGCCATTTTTTAATGATTAATAAAGTATAACAACAATGGACAAAACAATTAATTCTTTTAGTTTTCTTACCATTGGTAAGACAGCGGAGACTAAGACTACAGAGTTCAAGCGTTACATTGGATTAGGCCAGTCTGATATTATTGCCCTCAATCCTACTAAGAAGCAGCTTGAAGAGATTTATGGCCGTGAGGTACAAAATGAACCACAGTATTTTGGTACTGATGAGCAGACTGGTGTTAAGTGGGCCCGTCTTGATTTTATTGTAAAGACTGTTCCAGAAGCTTGTAATGGTATTGATATCACTTCTCATGCTACCTTTACTATCAGGGCTGAGAAGTATGCCAATGCTGACGGCTCTAAGGTAAGAGTGCTTGATGCCTATGGTAATTCTCTCTGGATGAATGCTGAGGATGCAAATAATCATAAGCAGCCTACTCTTTCTTCTGGTGGTAATGCTAAGATTGCCCAGTATCGCATTGCCTATAAGGGTGAGCCTGAACTGGTTGATTTCCTCCGCAAGTATCTCTTGATTCCTAATGCCTTTGAATATGTCAATGGTTCCTTCCTTCTGAAGAAGATGAAGCATATCAATGAACTCACCAAGGAAGAGGCTGAGAAGGATGATGTACTGGTATATGAGAACCACATGCTGGCTCTTGACAAGAGTGATTTTGATAGCTTCTTCAAGGGTGATGTATCTGTTCTCTGGAATGAGATTGAGAACAAGAAGAAGATTAAGCCTCTTGCTGTAACTCTTCTCTATGGTATCCGTACCAATAATGAAGGTAAGCAGTATCAGGCTGTATGCACTGGCTATGATACTGTTCTGTATAAGAATCCTAATGCCAAGGCTATTGCAAAGCTTGAGAGTGATATTGTAAGGGCTAAGCAGAGTGGATTGTACAGTAATATTGACTATCGTGTACAGGAACTCCAGGAATATTCTGTAGAACCTACCAATCTGGAGAAACCTCAGGAAGAACTTCCCTTTGCAGCAAATGAAATGCCCTGGGATTAATAGTATTCCATCCCATTTCTAACCCTTTTTAGTAATATCTTATGATAGTAGGCAAGACATCATCCAGCATCACAGTCTCAGAACTGTTTGAGAAGTATTCTGAAGTCCAGATACTTACCGCAGTATTTCCTGAGATAACAAGTATCCCGTGTAAAATCTCTTCTCCATTTAGGAGAGACAGCAATCCTTCTTTTGGCATATATCTTGATAAAGATAAACATATCCGATATAAGGACTTTGGGGAGAGTGAAACCAAAGGTAGTCTGTTGGATTTATTGTGTAAGAAATGGAACTGTACCTTCCATCAGGTATTTGACAGGATATTGGAGGTCATGCAAAAGCAGGAAGGCTCTGATGTCACTGTAAAGCATAAGCAGATTAAGACTCTTACACGTAAGGAAACTTCTGAATTGACCAAACTTCAGGTAGCTGTCCGCCCTTGGAGAGATTATGACTATGAATATTGGGCTTCTTATGGAATAGAGAAGCAATGGCTCAAATATGCTGAAGTGTATCCCATCTCTCATAAGATTATTACTAAAAAGGATAAAGAAACTGGTAAATCCCATAAGTACATTTTCCCTGCAGATAAACATGCCTACTGTTTTACAGAAAGAAAGGATGGAAGCCTTAGTCTCAAGATTTATCAGCCATTTAATAAGAAGTATAAGTGGTGTATGAAAATGGATTCATCAGTTATCTCCTTATGGACTAAGGTTCCTGAATATGGTGATAGATTAATCATTTGCAGTAGTCTGAAGGATGCCCTTTGCATCTCTTGTCAGTTGCATATTCCTGCTATTGCTCCTCAGGGAGAAGGATATGGCATCAGTCAGACTGCTGTCAATGAACTTAAGAGAAGATATAAGAAGATATTTATCTGCTATGATGTGGATGCACCAGGTATTGAAGATGCCAAGAAACTCTCTCGGCAAACAGGCTTTCCTTATATTGTGCCTGACTTAAAGGGAAAGAAGGATTTTTCCGACTATTTCAAGTCCCTTAAAAACAAAGAAGATTTCAAACAATTAGAGAATTTATTTCATTAATTTTAAACGTTTAAAACATTATGGAGAATCGTACCATTATTATTGCTAACAACAAAACTCAGCGTCGCTACAGTATTGAAACCAATGCCACCACTCTTGGTGAACTTCAGGACCAGATGATTGAACAGGGAATTGATTTCTCTGGCATGACCTTTACTGAAGGCATCTCTAAGACTCAGTTGCTTACCCGTGATTCTCTCCTTCCTACGAATGTAATGTATAAGGGACAGCCTACCAACAACCTGGTTATGCTGCTCACTAATCCTAACAAGCAAATTGCTTCAGGTGCCTTCTTGAACCGTAAGGAACTCTATGCTAAGATTAAGGAACTGGGCATCCAGGATAGCATCAAGGAAGAGTTCGGCAAGAACTACACTATGGTAGGCAATGCTGACCTTGCTTACATGATTGAGAGAGCAGAGGCTTTTGCCCATGAATTGGATGATGAAGAAGATATTGAAGAGGAGACTGGTATTCCTCAGGTAAGGACTGCTCCTCATGCTAATACAGTCAACTGGATTTATGATGGCATCAAGGCTCTTCTGACTGATGGTTCTTTCTATACTGAGGATGTATATGTCCTCAATGAACTTATCACTGAGCTTGCTAACCGTCTCCATGAGGCTACTCCTACTATCTCTGATGCTGATATTGATGACATGATTGCCAATCTTTAAGGGTTAATATTGATTGTGTCTGGGGGAATGGGGTATTTACTCTGTTCCCCTCTTTTTTATTTTACTTAGTATGTTGACATGCTATGTCAACTAAAAACCAATAGTATGCAATATACAATTAATGAATTAAGGCAGAAACTCTTCAGTCCTGTCTATGATGTCTATGAGGTATTCAAGAACTTCTTTGATGAAAGATATGTAGACTTACAGGGGCTTCTTTCAAATGAAGATTTATCAGAGATACTAGAACGATTTAAGGTTGAATCTGATTTATATGAAATTAGTGATAGTGACTATGAAAGATTCAGGTCAAGATTTAATGATGTCAGAGCCACTATATTTGTTTGGTGGCCTAATGTAAGGGTAACCAATGAACATGATAAATTTGTGGATATTCAAGACCTCTATGCAAAGATAGTCATTACTATGGAAGGACATATTCCCTATGAGAATACTGGATTCCAGCTAGTAAGGTCTACCTTCTCTGAACAGCAGTTCAATACAAGGTATGTCCATTCTCATGTACCAAGATTAGATTGGAGAAATGTATGCTTTCAGAATCCTTGTCTTGGAAGAGGCCCTATCCGTCATACTATCCTTGACTTGAAGAACAATTCAGAAGAAGCCCTATGGATGCTTTTCTGTCAGGAACTGTCTCTCTATGTCACAGTTGAGTCTTTGAATGGTGGTCCTTATATAAGGCTTGAAGAAATATCTTCTTCAGGATATCTATATACCAGCAAGTATTCAGAAGAAACCTATAACCACTTGGATAGAGAGACCAGATGGATGGGCAGTTATGGATTTGACTTGGAAGATATCTTAGGAGACTTTATTGAATACTATATTTCTTTGAATAGATTACCCTTTGGTTTTAATAAAGGAGAATTTGTATGTGGCCTTCCTTATTTTGACTATATGGTCTCTATCTCCAATGCTTTCATAGAATGGGTTAATCAGCATGGTACTCCTGAAATGGTCAATGCACTATATGATTCAGAAGTACTGTTGAATGTAACAGCCAAACAAGGCAAGTTCTATAAGTCTAGTAGATATGAGCATGTAAACTATACTCAGTATGAAGGACAATACATACTTGATTTCAAAGGAAGGGCTATAACTCTCCATATTGCTCATGGTAATGGCCCTGATGAACAGGCTTTAGTGGTATTGCTCAGTCACAAGATAGCCATGTGTATTCTTCATTACATTTTACAAACAATAAATTATCATTATAAAAATGGACACAATAATTCCCAGCAAGGCAGCACCACTGCCTCCACTCATCAAACAGTCTGCTACCTATAAGCTCTTTGTACCTAAGAAGGTAGAAGAGAAAATCAGGTATCTCTGCAATAAGTTTCCCACACTTGAATGGTCAGGAATCTTATTTTATACTCATACGGGCAATTTTGAAGACAACAATCTTGAAATCCATTGTGAGGATATCTATCCGATGGATTTAGGTTCTGCTACTTATACTAAGTTTCGCAATGATGAGACTATAGCAGGCTATATAGCAGATAATATTGACCTCTTCAACTGTGATATGGGCCTCATCCATTCCCACAATCAGATGAGCTGCTTCTTCTCAGGTACTGATACTGCTACTCTTCAGAGTGAAGGAGACGATACTAATTGCTTTGTCTCTCTCATCGTCAATAATGCAGGTACATATTGTGCTGCTATTACTCGTAAGGTTCAGGAGAAGAAGAATGTTTTCACAGAATATTTGGGCTCTTCCTATGAATTCTTTGGTGATGGTCCCAAGCAATTGACTGGAGGAGATGTGGGGAGAGAGGAAGAGGTAGAGACTACTTCTATTGAATATTTCATGCTTGATGTAGAGCGTGAGATAGCAGATAATCCATTTACTTTCCTTGACAAGAGATTTGAAGAGATTGAGAATCTTAAGAAATCTGAGACAAAAAGTCAGGTGTTCCTAAGTAATACCAGTAACAACAACAGAGAAGAGGAAAGAGATGAAGACTTCTACAGTTGGATTCATTCTAATAGGAACAAGTCTGCTGAAATCAATGAAGCTTTCTATCCTCTACCTAAAGAACAGTGTAAGGAACAGAATCTCTTTGATGATGACACTATGAAGGATTTGGAAGTTCCTGCCGAAGATTGGGAACCAGACCCTGACCTTATCCATCATTTGGTTTGTCAGATGGTTACCTGTTCTTTGATTGTCAATAAGGATATTGACCTTAAGCAATGGATTGTCCGTCACATGAATAAGAAGTATGCTGAAATCTTTGGTAATGCAACTATAAGCTTTGATAACTGGAAGGAATTTATTGTAGAGTTTCTCTTGGACAGGTATGATGATCTAGAAGTTCCTGCAGAACTCTATAATGACTATGACCTTTATCTTGGAAAGATAGCAGCAGCCATGTACAGACAGCTTTATAACTATCCAGAGAACCCTTTTATCGAGCAGTATAAGGAAGTTTTAAACCGTTATATGTATGAATAACATTGATGAATGGCTCAATTCCTTAGGCTTTGATGATGAACCACAGTCTGCCACAGAGAATCTTCCCTCTACAGAACCTATCACAGAGCCTACAGAGTCTTCTACTCAGGAACTGTCAGAGAATGACTTTGATGATATTCTTTCTGATTTAGGTTTCTCTGAAGTTCAGGAAGCAGAGATTGTAGAGGAGGATGATGAAGATGAAGAAGGGAGAGAGGAGGAAGTAGAAGAGAATACTGAAGAACTAATGGAATTCAATCCAGAGTCTGTCAGAGGATTAACAGTTCATCTTGATGATTCTCTTTTAGAAGGAGGCAGAGAATTCAGGGCATCAATCAATGGAGAACCTGTACAACATCTTAATCTTGTAAGAGTAGAAGAAAGACCCTCTGGTACAGAATCTGTAGAGTCTGTTGCTGTGGCACAGCAACCTCAGGAATCTCCCCTAATTCAGCCTAATTCTCCTACCTTATTAATGAATGATGCTACTTCCAGATTCTCTGGTACTGAATGGTATAATGAAATCCAAAGGAAGCGTATCATCATAGCAGGAATGGGAGGCATTGGTAGTAACTTGGCTTTCCAGATAGCAAGGATGCATCCTGATGCCATTACCTTATATGATGATGATGAGGTGGAAAGGGCTAATATGTCAGGTCAGTTGTTTGCTCATACAGATGTAGGTGAATTCAAGGTAAATGCAGTAGCAAATAAGATTTATAATTTTACTACTACAGAGCATGTAATGGCTGTACCAGAGAAATTCACAGCTAATAGTGAGGCTTCTGATATAATGATGTGCGGCTTTGATAATATGGAAGCAAGAGGAACCTTCTACAGGCAATGGTTAGCTCATGTAGAGTCTAAGCCTGAAGAAGAGAAGAAGAAATGTCTCTTCCTGGACGGCAGACTCTCAATAGATACATTGCAAATCTTCTGCATTACAGGTGATGATACTGCTAATATGGCAAGGTATTCCAATAACTATCTCTTCTCAGATGATGAAGCTGATGAGACTGTATGTTCCATGAAGCAAACCACTTATCTTGCTTGTATGATTAGCTCATTGATGACTAATCTCTTCACAAACTTTGTAGCCAATCAGTTAAATCCAGTGATTCCTTATGACCTTCCCTTCTTTACTGAGTATGATGCACAGAATATGATATTTAAAACTGAGTACTGATGGCTTTAGATTATAGTACAGTAATAAGCAGGATATATGATAATTGGACATACAGAAGGCATTATAATAGGAACGGAAATAGCAAAACTACTTCCATTAAGTATCTGGAGATTCTTATCGGTGATACCTTTGAACTCCCAGTATTTGCCTTAGATGCTTTCAGTAAGAATATAGAAAAGCATCCTGACATGGATATGCTTGTAGCACCTCTATATTCAATGGGAACAAAGCCTAACTATGTTACCCTGAACAGGTATATGAAGGATGTTCTTGTTGAATGTAATGATACACATCTTATAGAATTGGGCATACCAGGCGATCCTCCTTTTAAGTATTATGGTACACATGGGGCAGTCTTTGATGAAAATCTGAAGCCTGTTATGATATGCTCCTGGCAGATATTGAGAAGACCAAGCACTTCTGAAGATAGGACTTATGATTATTTCTTTGAAAGACCCCTGATAAGAATCAGTCCTGACTGTTTTCAGGCTCAGTCAAATCCTATGGAGAGATTTATTGCCAAGAAGTTTCCAATGGAAATATTGAGTATAAGAAGGGTAAATCCCCAAATTACTGATTCTGTTATCAGATATAGTGGCAGCTATAATATCAAGATTGAAATAGATGTGTCTCCATTTATCCTGAAACAGGTAAAATATCCTTCTGTATCTGTTACAGACAATGATTTGCTTCAGATAGCCAGAGACTATATAGAGGAGATTAAGCCATGACAATTGAGGAATACTTTGGAGAATGGTCAAAGGTCATTGACCTGAAAGAAGCAGAAAGAATCCTGAAGAAGTTAGCAGTCTATCCAGTCATCTGTCCTAATCTCAAAAATATTTTTAAAGCCTTCCACCTGTGTCCTTACAATAGTCTCCGAGTAGTCATCTTGGGTCAAGACCCTTATAATAATCTTAAAGCCACAGTGCTTGATGGTTCTCCATCAAGAATCCCTGTAGCTACAGGTCTTGCCTTTGCCAATTCATCAGATACTCCAGAGAATTTATTTTCTCCGTCATTAGAAATCCTAAGGGAATCTGTAATCAACCCTACCCTTCCACATGGAAATATTAACTTTGACGCAAGTTTGGAGAAGTGGGAAGTACAGGGGGTGCTGTTATTAAATTCAGCACTTTCCTGTGAGGTTGGCAAGCCAGGCAGTCATAGGCTAATGTGGAGACCTTTCATTAAGACTTTGCTCACCAATCTCTCAAAGTATCTCACAGGTATTGTCTATGTCCTGATGGGAACTGATGCACAGTCATTTGAGCCTTATATAAACACCAGGTTCAATCATGTCATTAGGATAAGGCATCCTTCATGGTATGCAAGGACAAGGACAAACATGCCTTCTGATATATGGAATCAGATAAATAGTATCCTGATTGGTCAGAATGGTTATGGCATAGAGTGGTTTCAAGAAGTATAATTTAATAAAAAGGATTTTAATGAAAAAGTATTTTGTAAAAGAGACTGATGAGGAAATCCAGTTTGGTGATACCATTGAACTGGATATGACTAAGAAGACAAAACATGGTGTTCACACTGTAAAGGGAGAAGTGAAGTTTAGTCCTATTGCTCTTCCATTGCTTTTGGAAATGGGCATTATTGAAGAGCAGGAAGTGGAGGATGATGAGCTTCTTGACTTTGAGGATGAGCCTTGTGAGACTTTGGAAGCCCTGTTAGAAGACTTTGATGCTTTGGAAGAAAGGGTTGACAAACTGGAAGTACAGCAGAAGAAAGTCCTGGGTAACCTTGACAAGGTAATGGACAAGCTGGTAACTTTGATTGAAGTATTTCAGGAAACCAAAACTACCAAGAAGAAGAAATGACAGAGAGAATCCAGAATCTTGGGGATAACAGATGCCTTGAATATAAAGGTGTAAAGTACAGGTCTCAGCTGGAAGTAAAGACTGCTGAGGTACTGGATGCCTTGCATATACCCTTTGAATATGAGTCAAGGAAACTCATCCTTCAAGAAGGATTCAGATGCCCATACCAGAAAGATAAGGTGAGATCAGTCACTTATACGCCAGATTTCATTATAGGCCCCATCATGCTTGAATGCAAGGGCTTTGAAACTCCAGAGTGGAAAATCAAGAAGAAACTCCTTTTCAAGTATCTTTCAGAGAATGAACCTGACGTGATCTTCCATCAGATACATGATGCAGGAAAGCATCTTCTTGAGGCTCTTGACTCTCACCTTACTTATCTGGGTTTATGTATAGAAGTTTCTCCTAAACCAAAGTCCCGTTCTTTGAATAGTGATTCTATCACTATGAAGTATGACTCTATCTCAGAGGCAATGCAAAACTTAGGCTTAAAGGGAAAGCCTATAGGAGCAATCCTAAGGTCTCTTACAGGAAAGACTCAGTATGTGTATGGGTACAACTGGCAATTAGTAAAAATAAAATTATAACCTATTATTAATAACTAAAATTTTAAGAATTATGTTTGATATCAGAAAGTACAGAGCAACAATTAGTAGCAATGACAGTAAAGAGAGTAACAGTGTTAAGTTATATTGGGGACAGCAATTCCTCAAAAGAGTAGATGATGAGTTGCCTAAAATTAACAAAGAGTGTGACTTCTTGTTCAATAATAGGGACGAAAGGACCCAGGATGCATTTGAGGAAAAGATAGACTTATGGGGCGACTTTGTAGAAACTTTACAGAAACTCTGCAGAATATATAAGGTATATGATGCTCAATGCTTAAATGATGAGGCATAATGGAAATCCAGAAGGAATTAAATCAGATTTCCCTTCAAATCTCAGAACCTGAGTACAGGCAAAGACCAGAATTAAGCTATAGTACTCTGAGCACATACGAGAAGACAGGGTTTAATGGGCTTGAACACTTGTTTGACAAGAAGGAGAGCCCCTCCCTCCTTCTGGGTTCAGTAGTAGATACCATTCTTACAGGTGGAGAAGATGAATTTCAAAGTCTTTATACAGTTTTGGATATTAATGTCACAGATAGTGGCCTTGACATTTGTAAAGCTCTACTTAATCTCAGTCTACCGTTTGAAACTTTTGAGGAGATACCTGAAGATATAGTCTCCCAGACTGCAAAGTCAGTAGGTTTCTGGCAGGCAGACAAATGGGATAAGAAGAGATATGCAGAAGTATTGAAGACTGGAAACATAGCAGAGTATTATAATATACAGTATGCAAATGATAAGACTGTCATTTCCAGTGAACTCTTCAATACGGCAGTAGCTATGGTGAATGCACTGAGAGAATCTCCTGCTACTTGTGGATATTTTGCTGATAATGATGAACTCTCTCCTGTAAGAAGATATTATCAGCTGAAATTTGCTGCCAGATTTGAAGGTGTGGGCTATCGTTGTATGAGTGACCTGATAGTAGTTGATTATGAAAGAAAGGTTATCTATCCAATAGACCTGAAGACCAGCAGTCATACAGAATGGGACTTTGAAGAGAGCTTCTGCCAATGGAATTATATGATTCAAGCCAGACTGTATTGGAGAATTATCCGTGCTAATCTCTTAAAGGATGATTATTTCAAGGATTTTTCCTTTGAGAACTATCGTTTCATTGTAGTCAATAAGAATACTCTTACTCCATTGGTATGGGAATTCCCATTGACCAAGTCAGTAGGAACTCTTGTAGATGACAATGGAAAGGAGTATAGAGACCCCTTTGAGATAGGAAAGGAACTCCAAGGATATCTTGACTGTAAGCCTCAAGTCCCCAATGGTATCACTATGGAAGGTGTAAATACCATCAAGTGCCTCCATCAGAAGTAATGTCTTTTACATTGTGATTTCATCACAATTCCCCCAGTAATTTAATGCTTAACAATATGAAGAAATGAAGGTTATAAAAAGAGATGGCTCCAAAGAGGAGTTTAACCCAAAGAAGATTGAGAGTGCTATAGCAAAGGCTTTTAAAGCCTGTGGTAAGGATTTCAATGGTACAGACTATGATTTCAATCCTCCTTATAAGAAAAGGTTTGATAGATTGTGGTCTGTTTGGTTAAAGAATAATTGCACAGAAGATTCTGAAATAGCTGTAGAAGAAATTCAGGATTTTGTGGAAAATACTCTTTGTCACATTGAATTTCCTGTAGGTAAAGCTTACATGCTCTATAGAGAGCAGCATAAGCAAGCCCGTCTAATCTCAGACAAGCTGAAGTATATACACAAGTACACTGAGTCTAAGGAATCTGCTACCAATCTCTCTAATACAGATGATAATGCTAATTCTAATAAAAAGAATATGGCTACTCTGGAAGGAGAGTTGTATAAGGATACCAACAGGATTATTCAGCGTCAGTGGATGAAGGAAATGCTTGCAGAAATAGGTTCTCCATACAGAGACCAGTATCTCAAGGATTTGGAGCATCACATCTTCTATCAGCATGATGAGACAGGTGGTATCAAGCCTTATTGTTCTGCCTACACTCTTTATCCTCTATTGGTAGATGGTACAAGTAGTGTGGATGGTACAAGGAATAAAGCCCCAAAGCATCTCAGTTCTTTTGTAGGACAGTTCCAGAATCTTGTATTCCTGCTTTCTGCCCAGAAGAAAGGTGCAGGAGCCTATGGTGAGTTCTTCAATTTCTTCAGTTACTTCTGTGAAAAGGAATGGGGAGAGAACTATTGGCAGAAGTCTGATATGGTAACCAGTGGTGCATCTCTTGAGTATAGGACTATAGGAGATATTATTGACCAGTATTTCCAGTCAGTAACTCACTATATCAATCAGCCAGCTGGCAATAGAGGTTATCAGTCTCCTTTCACTAACTTCAATGTCTTTGACAGCTATTACTGGCATACCATGTTTGATGATTTCACCTTCCCTGATGGAACCAAGCCTCATTGGGATGCAGTTAATTGGCTTCAGAAGAGATATATGAAGTGGCTCAATAAAGAAAGAACCAAGACTCTTCTGACTTTCCCAGTTATGACAGTATGCCTTCTTACTGATGGTAAGGATGTTCTTGATAAAGAGTATAAAGATTTCATCACTACTCAATGGGCTGAAGGAGATTCTTTCTTTGTATATCTCTCAGAGAATGCTGATAGTATCTCATCTTGCTGTAGACTAAGGAATGAAATCACAGAAAATACTTTCTCATCTACTACAGGTCTCACAGGTGTTCAGACAGGCTCTTGCAATGTGATGACTCTTAATCTCAACAGAATTGTTCAGGATTTTTACAGACAGTATTGTACTATTCAACGAAAAGAGTTCTGGACTAGTAAGCAAGAAGATTATGATAAGATAGATTCAATAACTCCATTGAACTATACAGAGGAAGATAAAGCTTGGGTTGATTATCAGAGAAATATACCTTTAAAAGATAAATTAAGTTATTTAAATAGGACTTTCTTTTATAAGTATTTGACATCCATCCTTGATAGAATCTATGACTATCAGAAAGCCTATAAGACAGGTCTATATAAGTTGGCAAAGCAAGGAATGTTCCCCCAGGTTAATGCAGGATACATTTCTTTTGATAAGCTCTATAGTACCATTGGTGTTAATGGCTTGAATGAAGCAGCGAGATTCTTAGGACTTACAGTAGGCAATAACAAAGAGTATATGGACTTTGCTTCTTGGATTCTTGGAATAATCAAGGATTACAACAAGCAGCATTCTGAGAAGAAGTTTATGTATAATTTGGAACTTGTGCCAGCTGAGTCTCTTGGAGTTAAGAACTATAATTGGGATAAATCTGAAAATTATTGGGTACCCGATGATGAAAACCTGTACAATAGCTATATCTATGATGCCCATGATGATACCTCTATTCTTGATAAGATAGCTATGCAAGGTGGTCAGATTGCTAAATCCATTGATGGTGGACAGGCATCTCACCTTAACTTGCAGGATAATCTCTCTAAAGAGCAATATGAGAAGCTTCTTGAGTATGCAGTACAGGTAGGTAATTCCTATATCACCTTCAATGTTCCCCAGACTCAGTGTGATGATTGTGGTTTCATTGCTAAGCATCCATTTGATAAATGTCCAGAATGTGGTTCAGAAAAAGTAACTCAATGGACACGCATTATAGGCTATTTACGGCCCATCAAAGCATGGTCTGAAGCAAGACAGCAGGAAGGCTCTCACAGATATTTTGCTAAAAAAGAAACAGTATGCTAAAATACCTCTATTATAAGGAGATATTCAAAGAGGTGCCAGGTGAAATAACACTTGGCATCTCTATCTCTGGATGCCGATTGAGATGTGTTGGCTGCCACTCAAGAGACCTCTGGGAAGATAAAGGTACACCTCTAACACCACAGTGTCTTGAGCTTTTGCTCAAGAATCATCAAGGCATTACTTGTGTCTGTCTCTTTGGTGGAGAGCATGATATAGATACTCTTACAGAACTCTTCATGTATGCCCATAAGAGAGTCAAGACAGCCTGGTATTGTGGCTTAGATATCCTTCCAAAGAATCATCTAGGAATTCTAGAATATCTAGATTATCTTAAGTTAGGAAGATTTGATATGGATTTAGGACCTCTCAATGAGTCTACTACCAATCAGAGACTGTATAAGGTCTCTCATCCAGATAATAAGCTTACAGACATAACTTCAACATTTTGGAAAGATGGAGATAAAAAATGAGTCAGGCTGCTGTGGATGCCTGTTTGTGATTATCTTGTTCTGGGCAATCCTCATAGCAGCAGTTGGAGGCTATAAACTGTTCATGTATATTTATAATTTATAACTTAATAATGACAATTAAAGTATTAGAAAAAACCAAAGGATGCTTTCCTGTGGATTTTGAAATTGGAGACTGGTTTGATTTATGCACGGCAGAAGAGATTAAACTGAAAGCTCCTCAGGCAAACAGGCTTCATAAGTATAACCAGAAGAAAGAGACTCCTGAAATAAGGATGAGGGATGTTGATTTTGACTGGACATTCATTCCTTTAGGAGTAGCTATGGAGATGCCAAAAGGTACAGAATGCCATCTCCTTCCAAGAAGCTCTGCCTTTAAGAACTGGGGACTCATTCAGACTAATTCTATGGGTATTATAGATAGGACCTATGCATCTGATAAGGATGAGTGGAAACTTCCTGTTGTGGCAACAAGAGATGTCACCATTCCTAAAGGTACAAGGATTGCCCAGTTCAAAGTGGTGCCCTCGCAGAAAGCAACCTTCCTGCAAAAACTAAAATGGCTCTTCTCTGGTGGAGTCAAGCTTAAAGCAGTATCTTCCCTTAATAACCCTGAGCGCAGTGGTTTTGGAGAAGGTACAGGAAAATAATTTAAACTAAAATCTATTATGAAAAAGAATAACCATAACTCTTTTATTTCATTTTCCCTGGCTAAGGGATTCTCAAGTCCTAACATTCCTATTGCAACTTTCTATCAAGGCGAAAAGGAACTTAACTTTATTATTGATACTGGTTCAGATGATAATGTAATCAACAAGGAAGCCCTTCCTGAGATAGAACATGAGAAGTCTGGATATAAAGGAACTCTTTCTGGTGTAGGAGGTGTATATGATGTTGAAGGATGTAACATCACTTTCCAGCATGAAAATGAATCCTTTACAGGAATGTTTATTATCTCAGATACTCTTAAGGAAGCATTTGATAATATGCGCAGGTGTCATGGTATTCAGTTGCATGGAATGCTTGGCTCTAAATTCTTGAGAGAAAATAATATTGTATTAGACTTTAATAATCTCATAGCCTATAATAAGCAATGATCTATCTGGTCACAGCTCAACAGGAACTCTTTGACAGGGATGATTTCACTATCATCTCTGTTGAGGAGTCTCTTAGGATTCTAGAAGGGTTTACAAATCATATAATTCTACTGGATACTGAGACAACAGGACTTGATCCGCATATTGATAAGTGTCTGTTGCTCCAATTTGGAAATATTGAAGGGACTATTCAGATAGTAGTAGATGCTTCTACTATTAATATTAAGGTATATGATAGAATTATTAGAGATAGTTTTATTATTGGTCAGAACTTGAAGTTTGACTGCAAAGTCCTATTTGCCCATGATATTATCCTTCGCAATTGTTATGATACCATGACAGCTGAACAGGTTTTATATATGGGTTATCCAAAGTTTATGGTGGGCTGTACAGAAGAGCAGATGCTGCACTATTGTGAATATACAGATAGTGTACCTGATTGGAATGATTTAAAGAAAGATATGAAGAAGAAACTTCTTTATGCAAATATTCCAGATGTAGCAGCTTTTATCTATGAACACAGTGGTGCTGGATTAAAAGCCTTATGCTATAGGTATTTGGGAGAAGAAATGTCTAAGGAAGTTAGGGAAGAATTTACCCAAGACCTGCATCATTTAGAAACAAGGCACATTATTTATGCAGCAAATGATGTAAAGCCTCTCTATAGGATTATGCAAATGCAAACTAAAAGACTTCGGGAACTTGGACTTACAAATGCAGCAAAAGTAGAATGTCTCTTTATACCTGCTATAGCCTATTATGAATGGTGCGGGGTTCACATGAATGTACCCCTATGGCAGAAGAAAATGGCTGATGACTATAAGAAGATGACAGATGCTTTAGAGAAATTAAATCAATATGTAGTTGAGTTTGGTGATAGCAGGTTTCTTAAGATTAACCTTCAAGGAGATTTATTCCTTGGATGGAATACAACTCCAAAGGCTAATATTAATTGGAACTCTAATAAACAAGTCATTCCTTTCCTGACTGCCTTAGGATTTAATTGCAGGGGTATAGACAAGAAAACAAAGGAAGAAAAGGATAGTATTGATGCTTCTGTATTAGAGCCTCAGAGACATGTAAATCCAGAATTCTATGATATCTATCTGGCATATACAGAATCTCAGAAGGTGTGCAGTACCTATGGTCAGAACTATTTGAATGCTATTAATCCTTATACTGATAGGGTTCACACTACCTTCAGGGCTTTAGGTACTGATACTGGTAGATTGGCTTGTGGCTCCCAAAAGCAGAATGAATCCTTGGCAAAAGTCAAAGGATTGCCTGTCACTAAAGAAGTAAAGGATACAAAGCTGAAATGTGCTTATCCACAGCTTCAGAATCTACCCTCTGATGAAGTCACAAGGGCTTCTTTCTGTGCAGAAAAAGGTAATGTGTGGATTTCTATAGACTATTGTGGTCAGGAATCTGTACTAATGGCAGACTTTTCTCAAGATACACACATGTTAGATGTATTCTTAAAAGGAGAAGATATGCATTCTACAGTAGCCTATATGATTTATCCCAATGAAATACCTAGAGATATGCCTATTAAGGATATTAAGGATTTCTCAAAGGAAAATCATAAGAAAGGTGGGATTAATTACAGACAGGAAGCTAAGGGACCTGAGTTTTGTTTTGCCTATGCAGGCAATGATAGTACCTTAGTCCAGCAGTATGGAATGGATCCACAGGTTGCAAAAAGTATCTATGATAACTATATGAAAGGTTTTCCAGGTATTGCCCAATTTCAAAATAAGCAAAAGAAATTTGTAGTGGATAATGGGTATATTCTCATCTCTCCTGTCACAGGTCATAAGGCTTTCTGGTGGGATTGGAAATGGTGGAAGAAAGTTCAAGAATCTTATACTCAAGAATTCTGGGAAGAATACAGAAATTATCATAAAGGTACTGGAGATGAAATAGCAAAGAAAGTATCCAGACATTTTAAAGCAAAAACCAAATGGGAAAAGAATGCTTGTAACAGTCCTTTACAAGGAACAGGAGCTATTATCTTTAAGAGATTTAATAAAACACTCTTTGACTGGATAGTGGATAAAGGCTATTTTAACAAAGTCAAGTTTTGTATACCTGTACATGATGAGATAAATGTTGAATGTCCTGAAGAAATGGCTGAAGAGGTAAAAAATAAAATACAGGAAGTAATGAAAAATGAAGCACAGCCATTCTTGAAAACTCTTACTCTTGACTCTGATGCATCTGTCTCAGACCATTGGATACATTAAACTTAATAATTATGAAAAAGATATTCCTCACCAAAGATGAAGTAGAATCCCTGAAGAACTACTGTGATGGTAATCTTGCAGTAGGAGTAGTAGAAGTTACTCAGGATAAGCATAGTGGTATAGGTTATTCTACTTGGGTTCAAGTAAAGGATTTACCTGAAACCAGAACTGATATATCTGATATAGATTCGTGGTAATATGGACATACAGTTAAATGATACTCAGATAGAGAACTTGCGTCAGGCAGAACTTCGCCTGACCACTCTCTATACTCTTCCAGACATCTGTGAAGCATTGATGCAGGATGTGATAGACTACCGTAAGAAAGCAGGTTTCAAAGGCTTTAAGTATGAGCAGAAGAAATACTGGAATGCCTTTCTTAAGGATGCCTATAATCTTCGTAAGGTAATGAAAGGTGCCAATGAGGAGATGAGAACATCCTATGCAGATGTATGTGACCTCCTACAAACTATTCTTCTCCTGATTGTTGACAGGAGTGGAGACTGTGATGTAGAAGTATATAATAAGTTAGTTGACTTTATCAAGTCATTCCCCTCAAAACGTAACATGGAAATTTCAGTATAATATGGAATTCTTTAAGAAACTCAGGGAGAAATCCCAGTCAAGACTGATGGAAGATATTCAGGAACGGTCTAAGGAAGTAATCACCTTGACCGACTTTGGAACTTCCCTCTTTATTGCCTACAATGGTACATCTCTTGTAGAGATAGATAAGACCTGGACATCTGATGAGATTCTCCAGGAACTCTCTAAATTGCGTCAGAACTACATTAATTCAAATATGAAAGGCAGCCGTAGTGTTGCTATGTTATAACCATGTTGATAGAAGTAAAAGCTAAAGTCTCTAGAATCATTGATTCTAAGCTTAGAAAAAGGACAGAGACTTACCTGATTGATAAGGAACTCTATGCAGAGGCAGAGTATGCAGTAATGTCCAGTCTTGCCAATGAACAGGAGTTAGGTACTGTTGATTCTTCAGAGATTATATCTCTGAGACAATCTCCTATTAAGGAAATCTGTGAGGATACAATGCCTGGTAGTGCCTTCACCTTCATTGCTACTCTTAGAGATATCTTCCATGATGATAATGGTAATGAAAAATCCATGAGATACAAAGTCCTTCTATGGGCCAATGACCTCTCTCAAGCTAACCAGAGAGCTCAGCAGTTAGCTCATCAGGGCTATGATATGCAGATTGAAGGCATCAAGCAAGTAGAATATGAGTACCTAACAGAGCAGAATAATGAGCAAGAAGACTGACTCTACAGTAGGCAATGACTCTGTCGTTGCTGCAGGAACAAAAAACAGAAGAATTGTTATTCTTCAGTTGCAGTATTTATTAGCCCATTATGTAGAAGATATTGAGGACGTAGATTTAAAAGAGCAAGCTCGTAATATTGTTAATAATCTGTTTATTAATACAATTCGAGAGGGCTCGATGAAAATAGAATCTAAAAAGTTTATGCAAGTATTAGTTCCTTCAGATGATGAAGCTTTCAATACCTTCAAAGATTGGACTACAATATATAAGCAGTCTTATGGTGCTGAAACAGCTAAGGAAAATGTATCTCCTGATTCTAATACTGTTTCATTTGAGGATATTCTCCAAGAAATGCAAGAGCTTTATAATAAGAAGAATCATGACTATGGCAACAGTTTCTCTGATACTATCAAGGAATTTGGCCTTGTTCCTGCTGTGGCAAGGATTAATGATAAGATGCAGAGGCTTAAGCAACTGGTAAAAGGAGAGAAAATGCAGGTCAATGAGTCTATGAGAGATACCCTGATGGATATGGCTAATTATTGTGTTCTAACAATTATGGGAATGGATGGATGAAGATATCGTAGTTAATAATTTCGATGATTTTAAGGAATTCCAAGAGAGATTACCTGTAAAAAGAAGACACGAGCTATACAAGCCTGTAGTTGAATATACACTTGAAGGAGTCTACCTGAGATCATTTGAAAGCATCACCCAAGCCAGTTACTACCATAATATAAGTGGAAGTGCTATTGGCAATATATGTAAAGGAAAGTTTCTTTATAGCAGTAAGACTATGAGCATTTTTCTCTATAGAGGAGATGATATCATGGAAAGACTTAAGAAACTCAATCCTGTACAAATGATGCTTCCTGCTCATGCCAGTACAAATAAAGAGATATGTGAATATACCTTAGGTGGAAGGTTCTTGTTTAAATGGCCTTCCTATAAGATGGCTGGTCAATCAATGGGAGTCTCTTCTCAGATTATTGCTAGTTGCTGTAAAGGCAGAAGGCTGTTTGTTGACAAGAGAATATTCCTATATCCTGAAGATGATATCAAGCAGAGGGTAAAGGAAGTTAAGGCAGAACTCTATAGACTAAGTCAGAAAAGACCTAAATATAGGGAAGTAGATGTCTACTCTCTGGATGGTAAATTCCTTAAGGCATATCCTTCTGCTTCTGCAGCCAGTAGAGACCTTAATATGCATGTCTCAGATATCACCAGATGTTGTAATGGATGTGATGGAAGTGGTCATAATAAATATACTGCTAAAGGAAAGATATTCTTATGGGTTGGTGATAGTATATCAGATAGACTGAATGACATTAAAAAACCAAGTAAATGAGTGAAAGACTAACATTATCAAAGAAACATGGAGTCAATCCTTCCATAACTCATTGTGAGTGCTGTGGCAAAGAGATTGGTATAGTCTTGTTAGGTAAGCTCAAAGGAGATGTAGAAGCTCCCAGAGATATCTATATGGGCCTCTGTGATGATTGTAAGAATGTGATTGACCAGAAGGGCTTGATGATTATTGAAGTCAGGGATGGTGAATCAGGAAAGAATCCCTATCGTACAGGAAGATTGGTAGGTATCACTAAAGATGCAAGGGAAAGAATGTTTAAAGACATTGAAAGTCCCGTTTGTTACATGGAACATTCCATGTTCTCCCAAATGTTTGATAACTATATAGAACAATAGAATTATGTTAGACAATTATCCCCCTGGAGTAAGTGACTCCACGATTGGAGCCCCTTGGAATGAACCAGATGTCCCAGAGAAAGAGTTTGATGTCACCTGCACTCAAACACTCTCAAAGACAGTATCAGTATTAACCAATAACTATGTCCCTGGTGGAGAGTGGTGTGAATATGATGATGGTATTACCATAGGAGGCCATGATCCAGATGATACCTCTGATACTAATTGGGCAGATGAGTATCATGATAATGATTATCACACCCCTCTACAGCTGATAGAACTCTTCAAGCAGTATCTTGAGAATGACCTTAATAGAATGGGAGAAGTCAAGAATGAAAGATGGATTAAGCATCTTATTGAAGAGTGCAGTAACTGGACAGAAGATGAAACTGAATATGTGGAGGACTAAGTATGGAAAAGCTCATAATTCTTGATTTCAATACAGGGGAAGTAGACATCTACAATACTCAATTTGAAGATGAGTACAATGTAGATGATATTCTAAGAGAACTTGGTCATAGGCCTAATGATTGTCAATGGATGATTTCAGATGGTCAGATAACCTTTCATAAAGAAGTACTAAAATGATAGCATCTCATAATACATTCAGTTACCTAAGGTCATCCTTCTTTAATGAGCTATTCTCAGCTTTCTGGAGATGTCAGAGTGTCAATGCTAATCAACAGATAGTACTCTACAATGTAGAAGTCTGTGACATCAGGGTGAACTACAATGGCATGGAATGGAATCTCTGTCATGGAAAAGCATCCTTTGGCCCAGCATTCTACAGTCTGGAGAGTCTTATCTCTTGGTGCATGAGCTTTGGATTCTCTAAGTTCAGGCTCATGTATGAAAGAGAGAATGTAGGCTACTATCAGTTTGCTGAAGAGTGGGTTAACCTGCCTAAGAGCCTTACCAATAAGTGTGTCTGCTGCATCTATAATCCAGACTGGACATATCTCTATGGAGACAGTTCAGCTATTATGGAGCATAATAAGCACATGTGGTACAAGGAAGACAGTCTCTGGAAGAACCTGAAGAATTTCCTCTCATCTACCATCAAGAGCTATGCCAAGAAGAATAACAAGCTCTATGAAGGTTCTGATATTCACATGTATGACTATGTACAGTATATGAAAGATGAAGGAGTATCATAAGCCAGGATATTGGAAAGACTGGTACTGGAATAAAGGTGGAAGGGACAAAGTCCAAGCCAACAGAAAGAAAAGGAGTGAGTTAACATTCAAACACGAAAAATTTGAATAGTATGTTAGATTTTCAAGAATTGCTACTAAGCATTGTCAAAAACTTGGATAAGGACAGTGCTGAAAGAAAACTAATTGACAAAGCCTTAGAAGAGCAAGATTATATGTATGATGAGAGAGGATTCTTTAAAACCATACATACCAATCCTCTGTATGCTGCCTTTGATGATCCTACTATCTTTAAGATTGGAGATATCATCTGCAATAAGAACTCAGGCATTACTGCTGAAGTAACTACCTATCTTGATGAAGCTTATGGTCTAAGTAATGGATGCAGAGTTCCTGCAAAGGATAAAAGCAATTGGATTTTAATAAAGAATATTGATAGCAAATGAGTATGAAAGAGATTGTAAAACTCATACCATCAGGTAAGAAGATACTGGTGGAACAAGTAGCATTTGTAAACAAGGTTCCATACTTTGTAGAAGTCAATAACCTAGAGAGAGTTTATACCCTTCTTGAGATATGGAGACCTAAGAAGAAATAGCCCGTGAGGGTTCTAAGTTACTTATTTTTTTCATAAAAAGGACATTTTAACAGCCTCTCAGCGGAGGGGCAACCTGGGGATGGGAGTCTCAAAGTACAAGAGAGTCCGGGTAGGCAAACCACTTAGTAGTCTTTGTCACTATTTTACTGGTGTAATGGGTGCAACTCCTGTCTTCCCCACTATTTATTAACTAAAAACAAAACAATTATGAAAAAGAATTTAAAAACTCTTATAGTCTTCCTGATAGTATGTACTATTGCATTAGGGGGAGCATATTTCAGATTTCATTACGCTTATAATGATGGGGTATTTACTGAACAATATCAAAGTATTTACTATCTACTATGCGTAGTTATATCTGGTTGGATTACTTATATGTTAAAAGACATGCTTTAAAAATAACAAATTATGAAGATTAATTTAAAGAATCACAATCGCAAGATAATTATTGCTGAATGTGTTTGGCATAGTTTTTGGAATGGAGCATATATAACTCCTACAATAAGATTTGACAAGTTACTAAAAGGTTGCTGGACTCTTGATATTATATGGTTAAAGCTATTTATTACTTTTGGTTATGTAAAAAATTATAATCATGATAACAAATAGAAGTATTATAGACATACGAGAGAACACTATCAATGAGTGTTTCTATTGTACAAAGAATAGTAAAGACTGTAAAATCTGTTTATGGAAAAATAAACTATAAAACAAAACAATTATGATGACACAGGAAGAAGTTAAAAAGAAAATGCAAGAGGGTTACAACAAAGTAAAACCTATAGTTGCAGATGTAACAGGTCTTATTATGGATGCCTACCAAGAAGGCTTTAAGAACTGTTGGGAGTTATTAACTGGACAAAAGTTTGAGCAATGACACTACAACAATTAATTGACCAATCTACTTCCATAGGAAGGCAGATAACCTCTTGTGAAATCCCTGTTATATATCAGGGAGTAGGTGACAGTATTACACGTCTTGAACTCAGTCAGGACAATAATGGAAACTATTATGTAAGTATTTGGTAATATGACACAAATAGAAAAAATAAAAGCTGAGATTGAAAGGCTGAAAGAATCTCTACCTTGGGGTAGTTGTGCTTCACAGATATCAATGGAATGTAATTGTAAGAATGAAGCATACAATGAAGTACTGTCCTACATCGACTCCCTTGAAGAAGACCCTGTAAGCAATGACTTGGAAGAAGCAGCAAGCCAATATCCAAGTATTATTTGTCATATCTCTCCACAATGGAAAAGTGAAGTAGAGAACGTATTCAAAGCAGGTGCTCAGTGGCAGAAAGAAAACCTTTGGAAACCTGCTGATGGAGATGACTTGCCAGAAGTGGACAGAGAAGTCATTGCTCTTGTAGAAGAAAATGAACATTACAAGGTTGTGTTTGCTCATAGACCGCCTGAATACTGGGATGGTAAGAATATCCTAACTGGCGAAGTTACTCGCTATAAGCCTAAGAGATATGACAAAGGTGGTTGGAATATGCCTGATGTAAAATGGTGGTTGGATTGCGAATTACCTAAAATGGAGGAATAAACTATGGAAATAATTAAATATCTGTGTGAGTTTTTCTTTTGTGACATTTGGCACTATCTTGGGCTATTATTACTCATTGGAGTTGCCTTTGGCCGTGAAATTATAAATATAAAATAAATTATGAAAACAAATAGAAACTTAGAAGACATACGCAGAAATACCATCAATGACTGTTACTATTGCACGAATGATGGTAAGGACTGTTGTGTATGTGTGTGGAGGAATAGGACATGACGCAAGAAGAAAAATTATCAAAGGCAGTTAAACTTGCAGATACAATGTATTATGCCGCCCAAATGATAAGCACCGATGCTTCCCATCTTAAGAAAGCAATGAAGGATTGGTGGAATTTTAAGAATTTTGAACTTAACAATAAAGAAAAAAGTTATGAAAGAACTATCAGTAGAAGAAAAAGCAAAAGCCTATGACGAGGCTTTAGAAAAGGCACGTCAATTATGTGCCTATCCTACAACTAAGCCGTTTATAAGCAACTTGCAAGACCTATTCCCTGAACTCTGCGAGTCAAAGGATGAAAAGACAAGGAAAAGAATCATTGCCCTTGTTAATGCACATGGTCAGGGTATATATAAAGATGATATGCTTACTTGGCTTGAAAACATTCCTTATACCATTGACCATGAAAAGAGAGAAGGATTCCATCTTGGTTATAAGGCAGCTCTCGAAAAGCAAGGTAATAGTCCTATCAAATGGAATAAAAACATCGAAGACTGCAAGCCAAAAGTAAATCATTCTGTGCTTATGAAGACAACTCATAGTATTGCAGAAGGTGAATGGAAAGGTGAGTACTGGGAACAATACAGATGGGCAGGTGTAGTTAGAGATAGTGATGTATTATCTTGGATGGAGTTATCTGATTTAGAAAAGCAAGGTGAGCAGAAGCCTTGGAATGAGGAAGATGAGAAAATAGCATTAAGCATTGAACAAGTTATGAATTGTGCATCTTTATTGAATATAGTGCCAGATAAGATAGAAAGAATAAGAACATGGCTAAAAACCCTTAAACAAAGAATTATATAAGTGGAATAGAAATATTTGAAGATTGGTTATGAGAAAGATTATTCTGTTAGTCCTCACCACCTTGATGATGGTAGGGTGCAATAATCCACCAGACTATCAAAGAATAGACAAATGGCAAATTCTCGAACTTGATTCTTGTGAATATATTCAGGCAGATGGTTATTGTGGGTATGTTCACAAAGGTAACTGCCGCTATTGTAAGGAACGTAGGCAAAAGGAATTGAATTATATTGTTGAACAATTAAAAGAGAAATAATTATGGTAACAGTTATATCGGTATTAGGATTTATTATAGTATGATGTTTAGTATTTATAGCATCCTCCCTTGCTTCAATAGCAAATACATTATGGGATATTTTACAAGAACTTAAAAATAAATAATTATGGACTACTTTGAAAAATTAAAGCAGCTTCCGTGCGAAGTTGTTAAAGAAAGTGGAAGACTGACAGGAAACTATGCTTTAAGAATAAGCATAAGTGGGGGTATTTGGTTTCTGGAATATGTCTATGATGGAGAACTGTTTAGTGGATATGAGGAAGCTGTTTACCCATTCCGTTGTAGTGGAAACAATCTTGAAGAAATTATTGATAAGGCTATCTCATTCTTCGAAAATAACTTCGGAAAGTATAAACTTATAAAATATTAGACTATGAACTACGAAAAGAAATACAAAGAGGCTCTTGAACTGGCGAGAGTAGCAGCATTTAATGGTCATCAAAGCCTAATGGAAGGCATCTTCCCCGAACTCAAAGAATCCGAGGATGAGGATGAGAGAATGAAGAAAAGTATCATACAGACACTAAAAAAATATAGCAAATGTGTGGAAGATGGAAATGATTCACCTTCAGCCAAAGATTTTCTTGTTAAAGATATAGAAAACCAGATTGCTTGGCTTGAAAAGCAAGGTGAAACTTTTACCAAAAAAGATGTTGACGATGCTTATTTAAAAGGTATAAGTAATACTAAAAATGAACTTGAAAAGCAAAGCAAGCAAAAGCCTACTGATAAGATTGAACAGAAATTTAAGATTGGTGATTGGATAGTTCAAAACAATATTGGTATTTATAAAATCGTTGAAGTATGTGAATCTTGGTATGAAGTAATTGATAACCAAAATAATCATTATTCAATTGGATTTGATAAAGAATATATGTGTCATCTTTGGACTATAAAAGATGCAAAGGATGGCGACATTTTACAAAGCAACAACAAGCCTTTTATATATAATGAGTACTTAGAGGAAGGGAAATACCCATTTGGCTATGGTGGAATTAATCTTTATGGTAGATTTGGAGTTAGCAATGGATTACTTCCTATGACACATGATGAAGTGACTCCAGCAACCAAAGAACAACGTGACCTGTTGTTCCAAAAGATGAAAGAAGATGGATATGAATGGGATGCTGAGAAAAAAGAGTTGAAGGAGATTGATGATGAAGAATATAATGGCGAGGATTATGGCATTGATAGTCTTTTTCATGCCCAAAGAATCCTTGAAAAGACTTTTGGAAGTGTTGATGGTTACCAGACAGACGATGGTATCTTATCACATCAATGTGCCATTACCGCAGTTAAAAAACTGTATGAGCAGAAGCCTGCTAAAACAGTAAAATGGAGTCCACAAGAAGAGAGTTGTATCTGTCAGCTTGAATCACTTGTTAAAGAACAGTGGAGGCAGGCAGAGAAAGTAAATAATGCTGTAGATATAAAAAAGATGCAAGAACTTATGTTTTTCCTAAAAACTCTGAATCCCAACAAAAAGCCACAACGCATGATTTCAGCAGAAGCAAAGGAAGCAATGTATGATAAACCTGCTTGTGCTTGGAGTGAAGAGGATGAAAGTTGGTTTAAGGAACTTGAATTAATGGCTTTATCATTTTCGAATGATGTGTCTTACCTAAAAAAGTTTTTTGATTGGCTCAAATCCCTCAAAGACAGATACACTTGGAAGCCGAGTATAGCACAATTAAATGCTCTTAGTATTGTGTCAAAAGGAAATGCTCCTGATGATATAGAAGCTATTGTGTCACTCTATAACGATTTAAAGAAACTAACGGAGGAGTAGTTATGACACAGTACATAGACAAATCCGCTTTAGTAGCGGAGATAGAAAAAAGGAGGGATATTTACAAGAGACATAGACTCTTTTCAAGAAAAGATGAATGTGATGAAATTCTTTCATTTCTCGACACTCTTGAAGTGGAAGATGTGGACTTGGAGAAAGAAGCAACAGAATTTGTGCAAACAAAAGAATTTGTTGAAAGTAAAGAAAGTCCAGTTTTATTGATAGCTAAACATTTCTTCAAATTGGGATTAAACTCTCAAACTAAGGATATGATAGAAGCCCTCCGTACAGAGTATGAGAAAGGAAGGGCTGATGTAATTGAAGACACTCTCAGTTGGCTTGAAAACTGCTGGCCAAGATACTGTAGCAATCATACTATTATCGAAGGATTTAAAGAAGCAATTAAAAGAGAATAATATGGAGAAGAAATATAGAATAACAATGACAGAAAGCCAACTGCGGCTTATGGTTGATGCCATAGAGGATTGGCATAGGTTTCTTTCAGGACAATGTGGTATGGATAATGCTACATCATATATTGAATATACATACGCAGCCCGTGAGAATCTTGAAACTTATGTCCGTCCCTACATTGTACCTGAATTGGAACACAGAGAATCATCTTATGGTTGGAGTGGAGGGCAATGTCCTAATGAACACCAACGTAAAGCAATAGCAATGTCTTACCTCCTATACAGAGAGCCGTTGCACTACCTGACTACCCACAGTGATAAAGATATGTCTTGGAATGTGTATAATGGAGAAACTCTGACTTGCGAAGAGCAAGGAGAAATGATTAAGATTGAGGAAGTAAAAGAATAAAGTTATGCCCCAATATTGTCACGATTATGCACATTGTTCCCAAGACAAGTGTAAGAAGAAAGATCAATGCTACAGATACTGGCTTGGTCAGGAGATTAAGAACACAGACTTTCAGTATGCAAGTTTCTACCACCCAGAAGAACCTGTTACTGATGGCTGCGTGTATTATATTAACAAAGATTATTTTGATTAATTATGTTAGAGGAAGAAAAACAACTATTGCTCCAAGATCTTTGTGCAAAACTGCCTTATGGGGTGGTTGTAAACACCCCTAAAGGTGACGGACATCTATGTAGTATAAATCAAACTATATTTGGAAATGAATATGGTGTGAATATTGAAGCTACAAAAAGAGACTACTTAATGA